TATGTATGGCGATCCCATCAGTATTTGCAGTAGTAAAACCACAAGACTTCACATTGAAGCCATTCAAGGCTTACAAGAAGTTTAACTTATCAAGCACAGACTTGACCAGTACTGCTAGTGGGTATAACTTAGTGGACGCCGTACACACTTCACTAAAAACTCCAATCGGATCAGCTAAGGCTGGAAACGATCCAACGAATTCATTTGACGGATCGTATCAACATATAATATGGCAATCATTCAACCACCTTTATTATAAAGACCCATACAACCCATTCGCTACATTTGAGCACTCAAATCGAAGGTACACGTATAAATTTTTAAACTACTCGGCTAGTATCCTATCCACACCTTATAACGATTATGGTGAGATGATGAAGCCGCGGAGTATTTCTATTAACAATGCCACACATGGATTTGAATTGATCGACGATGGTAACGGTAATATTTATGATCGTGCTATTGATAGTTCAAGTTTTAAACCTAACTACGAATTAGTTGGGTATTGGGGATTTAATAATGAATTTAGGCGAGCTAAATACCGAGCTAGTAATGTACTGAGGGGGAATCTTAAGTACGAATCTAGGGTATTTGAGCCTGATGACATGAGTGGTATCAAGAATATTAGATTCGATACTGGAGTGGCTAACACGGGCATGCACGCCGAATTCGATGGAACATCTTACATAATAACTCAGGATCGTCCAGAATTTAATCCAGACATAGACGAGACATTCGGGATTTCATTTTGGGTAAAGGCACCTGTAAGTCAATCGAACGAAGCAACCCAGTATAATTCGATTATATCTAAACGTGGCGTTATATCTAAGCGTGTGTTAGGAGTCAATCAGAAATATAATCAGAGTGATCAACTCATATCAACTAAGCATATATCTTCATCAATTTCGGACACATTGACTGACGTGTATGCGTACGATATCGAATTCATAAACTCGTCGGGTGGGAGTGATGCAGGTAAATTGCGTGTTCGATATTCCGACGGAATTACCGTACAATCAATGACATCGTCAGTTGTTATTAGTGATGGGGACTATCACCACGTTGCTGTGAACATAGGGACTGGGAGTACTGGATTGTATGTGGATGGTGCACTCGAATCGTCTATAAGTGGAAGGGCTGAAATATATAATAACCATGACTTAATGTTTGGTGCACTTAATCGGGCTGGCGATCAAGGATTTTCTGGATCGTTAGACGAGATTAGAATATATAACAATGAAATCAGTAATGACGAATTAGCAACATTAGTTGATAGCAGTAGCATGGCTATGTATCAGACTGCAGTCGTTGGTAATGTATTTTACCGACAGGGAAATATTGTCATAAGTCCATTACAACCATCGTATCTAAACGCATTCAAGAATACGTGGTCATCGAGTTACCGAGGAACCCATACTATTTATCAGTACGAGGCGTTATGTAGGGTTAAGAAGGGCTCATTTAATTTATCATACAATCCTACAGCTAGACGATCGTTCAAGTCTGACATGATCATAAACGACATGACTGGATCAGTTTTATATCCATATGCAACTACGATAGGGCTATATAATTCTGAAGGAGATATGGTGGCAGTTGCTAAACTCGGACAGGCAGTTCAAATGAGATCAGACACAGACATACATTTTTTAGTTAGATGGGACGCATAACGTGAAGTATAAGGATTATGATATTACTCGATATATTGATTTTTTAAATGAGTGTACTGTTACCGATAATTGTAATATACACAAGCATCACATAATACCAAAATTTATGGGAGGTACTGATGATGTGAGTAATTTAAAAGAGTTGACGTATGAAGATCATCAAAATGCGCACATGATATTAGGTAAATGTTTTCCAACAGAAAGTCATTATTTTAAAGGTAACATACATTCGGCACAATTAATACAAAAATGGATAGATTATCCAAATGATGAGTTGCGAATGTTAATAAGTAAAGTACATAAAAATCGCGTGGTATCTCAGGAATCAATTAATAAGATGGTTCAAACTAGACATAAAAATAACTCATGGAAACATAGTCCATGTACTAAGCGAACTATGTCATTAGTACGTAAAGGTACTAATATGGGAATTAACAATCCGAGGTATGGTAAACAGGTGTCAACTGAAACCCGTGAAAAAATAAGTAAAGCAGTTTCTGGTAAATCTAATGGCATGTATGGGAGAAAGCACTCAACTGAAACTATTGAAAAAATGAAAAAGAGCTTGATTGGTAAACGTTCTGGTTGGATGAATGGTAGATCACGTGCAGTCAAAAATGTAGAGACTGGTGAAATTTATAAATATTTGGGAGAGGCTTCGGACACGATGGGGATAAGTTATTATAAAATTAGAAAACTAATTAGTAGCGGGGCATTGATTTATATATGATCAAACTAACCGACATATTGCGTGAGGTTCTGAAGCGGAACATGATCACATCTTTCGATATCACGAAGGATCAGTTGAGTATGTTGGTACATGCGTCTAAGGATGAAGAGTATGAAGGACTTGGTATGGCGTATGGGGATTGGTTGGACGATGGTGCAACTCACGAAGAAATCGTCGATGATATGTGGAATTGGTTCTTTGAAAAGGATTTCCCAGAGGGCTTTAGAAATGTACCTGATCCGATTCCACTGAAGAGATATATAATGGCAAAGAGTGTAGACGATATTAATCTGGATGATATAGGACAGTCTTGGTTTGCTACCGAGGGTGATGGATTCGATCAGGCACTTGCACATTTAGGTAAGGATCGAGATCGAGGTCACAATAAATTTATGATCAGCGCAGATGTTCCAATGCGTAATGTAAACATACCATATACGATAATGATCAGGAATATTAAATCGTATGAGAATGAGTTTGTTGTGGATAAACAGCAGGGCATCAAAAATATTAAGGTAGAAGCTGTATGATCAAACTAACCGACATATTGCGTGAGATACTCATCGAGAACGACTACGATGATTCCCAATACGACCGAAATTACCTTGATCAACGGCGAGAAAGGCTAATAGCCAAAATACGTAAAGATGTTAAGGATTATATAGCTGCTATGGAAAAAAAGTATGGAGATTCATACTATGATGAAATGTCTACAGAAGAAAAGAACATATATAGTAAATTGAATAAAATTGCATACGGAGATTCACGGATGCGTGGTTCGTTTTCGATGAAGGCAATCCATCAGTGGACTATGGCACTTAAAAAATTACGAAAAAAATACCCAAATATGGATGGGATTCGTGGTGATATAAAGTCTAAATATGCATATCATTACACTATATATGACAATTTAGATTCTATTTTTACAAGTAACACATTGTATACAAGTGGTGGGTCGGTGTCATTAACTACTAATAAAGATTTGATGAAGCGTAAGCCAACTTTCTGGTATGGGGCAGTAAATCATAAGACGTTGGCTGTAAAATTCGTTCTGGATTTGCAAAAAATAATTAGAGATGGATATGAAATTTTAGTTGGTGATGATGACCTTGGGACTCTTGAGGGTGAGGAAGAATTGAGATTGCGTCGTGATTTAAAGAATTTACGTAAGTATATTGTGAAGGTGATTGTATATAAATCGAACATATCCAGTAGTGAGTTAAAATCTACAATCGACCTTCTTAAGCAGAAAAACATACCGTATTATATAAATACTCGAGACTTTGAATGATCAAAAAACTATACTTATAATAAATAACAATTAGTTATCCTCGTGAATGGTTATAAATTAACTGAGGATTGATATGCCAAACGTAAATGAATTTAACAAAAAAATTGAAATTAGTATTGGGGCGATTGCTTTTATTATTGCGATCACCTTCTCTGCGACCAAGATATATTCATCCCTCACGACTATGGAGACGCGGATGGATAAACGATATCAGCGGCACGAACAGCATTTCGAAATGCTCGACGAACGTGTGAACAATTTAGAGATCAGGTTTAACGACCACGAGAAGTGTCCAGATCGGTAATTAAAAGGGATATGTAAAATGCTTAAGAACATTATAAAGGAAGTACTACAACTTTCAGAAGCTAAAGAAATAAAGAAAGATTCGTTCGAATATTTTTACATGGACGAAGTGAAGGACATCGATAATATTAATGACGTCGAAGACTTAGGTGACCTTAAGAATGTTGAGGTATTTTTGATTACAGATAAGACGTATAAGAAAGATGACCCCGGTACTGGTGAGTGGTTCAAAATCGACACCGAGAAGATTATAAAATATCTAGAGACATCGGTAGATAAATATTCAGCGGGTGATTATCTAGATTTTGGCGGATCGTTTACACTTGAGAACTGCCTTAATAAATTCATTGAACTAGAGTATGAATCTAAATGCTTTACCAATTGGGATGATTTCGTGGGTACGATGGACGGCGAAGTTGATAACGATCTTAATAAACTCTAAATAAAAAGTTATGATATTAGCAATCGATCCGGGTTGCACTGAATCTGGTTACGTTGTAGTCGATACCGACTATAAAGTTTATGAACACGGAGTTGTAAGTAATGGAGAACTCTTATCGATCGTTTCCGACTTAGTGAATACTAGAATAGATACAGTCGTCATTGAGATGATGACTAGTTATGGGATGCCTATTGGGAAAACCTCCATGGACACACTGGTTTGGGTTGGACGATATTTTCAAGCGGTACCGTTTAATAATGTTTTCCTGATGGCGCGGTCTAAAATAAAAAGACATCTATGTAATAATATGCACGCTAAGGATAAAAATATTACCGTAGCTGTTAAGAATAGGTACCAACCAACTGGTGGTGGTGCTGACCCATTTAAAGGGACAAAAAAACAACAGGGCCCACTCTACGGTCTTAAGTCCCACACATTCGCAGCACTCGCTGTAGCAATAGCTTATATTGAAAATCCTGAATTAATTTACGATATGAGTAGATAATTTTGTATATTTGCGCATATGAAGCATAAAATATTGTCATTGCTAATATCGATTCTTGGTGAATCGCATAACACTACAGGTGACAATCATTCGTTTCGATGTCCAAATTGTAATCACCGAAAGAAAAAATTAGAAGTTGACATATTGAAGGGGTTATGGCACTGTTGGGTGTGTAACAGAGGTGGTAAGAATTTTTTCTCATTATTAAAGTGGATTAAGGCTGGTCGAGATAAGATGGATTCACTCGAAACCATTCTCAAAACTAAGCGACGAATTTATGATTCTAAAAGTGAGTATGTTGAAGCTAGTTGTGATCTACCCAAGGAATTTATACCATTATGGGAAATGCATCCTGAAAGTTTTTTTTGGAGAGCTGCTATAAATTACTTAAAGTCTAGAGATGTTCATATCGGCGATATTCTGAAATATGGAATTGGTTATTGTGATTCTGGTGTATACAAGAACATGGTCATTATTCCAAGTTATGATGGATGTGGGCAGTTGAATTATTTCCAGTCTAGATCATTCATACCGAATGCTAGGATGAAGTTTAAGAATCCGCCCGTGAAGCGGAATGTTGTAGGGTTCGAGTTGATGATCAATTGGGACGAACCGATTGTGTTGGTAGAAAGCGCATTTGACGCTATCACAGTTAGGCGTAACGCCATACCGTTATTCGGTAAATCTATACCTAAAAAGCTTAAACGGAGAATTATTGATCATGGCGTGAAGCAAGTCAATATATGTCTAGACGCCGACGCAATATCAGATGCGATCAATCATGCTAGTTATTTTCTAGGTAATGGTGTGGAAGTCAAACTAACCGAACTGTCGGGTGAGGATGACCCATCCAGTCTTGGGTATGGCGAGATATGGAAAAAACTAAACAACGCTATTCAATTTGATGAAAGTGTATTATTTGAACGGAGAATAAAAGATCATTTAGATGGAGAAGGTAAAACGTATTTACCACGTAGGAGACATTCACTGTCGACTATTTCAACGGCACAGCGAGTATCGGGAAGTTTTCGACCGAATGTTCAACATAATCAGGGAAACAGGTACTGATGATGCTATAATTGTAGTCACTGGGGATATTGTTCATGGAAAGACTGATATGTCACCAGAGTTAATTTCCTTAGTATCTTATTTTTTCACTGGATGTGCGGATTTATGTACGACGTTGGTTATTGCTGGAAACCATGATTTTAATTTGGCAAATCCAAGTCGACTCGACGCATTAACACCGATCGTCGAAGCACTTAACCATGATAACTTAATATATTGGAAAGAATCTGGTGTTAAGACAGTTGGGAATGTTGCATTTTTTCATCACTCGATTATGGATGATGATTGGCAAGTTAACCTATCCAGTACGCTAGACCTCCCAGAACACGTGGATACTAAAATCGCACTATATCATGGAGCAGTTTCAGGGGCTACTACTGACATAGGATTCTCAGACTTTGCTGACGCTATCCCACGGAATAACTTTGATGCGTATGATATCACAATGCTTGGAGATATCCACAAAACTCAATACTTGGACGCTGACGAGACTATAGCGTATTGTGGATCACTTATCCAGCAGGACTATGGGGAGCTACCAGAGCGAGGATTTTTACTTTGGGATGTACCAACACGGAAATCTACTTTCGTGTCCGTACCGAACGATTATGCGTACGTGACGATTAAAATAAATGGTGGGAAGATAATCGATCTTCCAGAACCACCACCTAAAGCTAGGATGCGTGTTATCCACGAGAATACTGATAAGTCAGTAGTTAAAGAAATTGTAGACAAAATAAAAGATCAATATTCGGTAAGTGAATTGCGTGTTACTGGAATAAAAAGTGAGAAATCACACCAAACTATTCAAGTTGATGATGTGATTAACTCTAGGAAGAGTGAAGTCCAAATGAAGTTGTATAGGGAATTTCTAGCTAATGAGGATTTAGATGAAGACGTTTGGAAGGAGATTGATGCTATTAATAATGATCTAAATTCTCAAATACGAAACGTTGAAGTTTCTGGACGTGGAATAAACTGGATTCCGTTGGAATTTGAATTTTCAAATATGTTCTCGTACGGTACTGGTAATTTCATAGACTTCAGTGATATAGAAGGTATAGTTGGATTATTTGCACCTAACGCTAGTGGGAAATCTACATTGTTAGATTCGATTGTATTTTGTGTGTTTGATAAGTGTAGTCGGACTAGCAAGGCGGTCAATGTTATGAATAACCAATCTAGTGAATTTCATTGTAGATTCAAGTTTGCTATCGGTGACGAGGTATTTGAAATTATTAGAAATGCTAAACGTAACACAAATGGATCAGTTTCGGTTGCCGTTGATTTTTATAAAGGAGACGAATGCCTTAATGGTAAGCGGCGAGACGAAACCAATAAAATTATTCGAGACTACATCGGGACGTATGATGATTTTATACTAACGACAATGTCAACCCAGAATGATAATCGATCGTTCATCGACATGACTAAAAAAGATCGCCAAGAATTATTGTATAGATTCTTGGACATTTACGTATTTATCGATCTGTTTAAATTAGCTAAGGAAGAGTCTAGGGATTTATCGTCACAAATTAAGTTACTTGGTGCCAATGATTTTAATCGAAATATTGAGAAATACCAGAATGAAATAAAGATACTGAGTGATGAGTTGGTGATAGTTGACACCCAGATCGCTAAACTTACATCTAGCATCGATGAACTTACGATTGAGATCGAAAGTGCAAGTCAAAAAATGTATAACCTAGGCACTGTACTGGATATGGATGATTTGATTAGAGATCGTAAGCGAACCGTGGAGATGCTTGAAAGTGAACATGCGGCGATCCAGACCATAACTAATGAACTTGAAAGGGCTAAAAAAGATTTATCTGACTACACCGCAAAAAATCCAGTACAGGATGATACACCACTGACTGAGATGTTGGGTAAGTTAAATGATGCTAAGGCGTTAGTATTAGATGATAAGTTTAAACTCAACTCACTGCAGAAGGAACGTGAGCATTTACAATCTAAAGTTAAATCTCTAGATACTCACGAGTACGATCCTAACTGTAAATATTGCGTACAAAATCCGTTCGTAAAAGATGCGCAAAAAGCTGAGAATCAGTTAGTTATAGTTAATGAAACTATTTCTGAATTGGAGAAAAAGGTTATAGCTGAGGCTGAAATTGATCGCCGAATTACTACAATACAATCCCAACTCAGTGAACGACGCGCAGTTGTGGACACCATCGCAATATTGACTCGGGACTGTGAACGACAACAGAGTGGGTTAGACTTAGCCACATCTCAAATAAAAATAGTGGAATCCAAATTAGCACAAATTGATGAAAACTTACAGAGATGTAAGAGTCAGCAAGCTCAGGTAGAGGAAAATGCAAAAATACAAGCTGAAATTTCTAGAACCCAGATGGCTAGAAAAGAACTACAGGTTGAGTATTACAGTTTGGTTTCAGAGTCTAAGCAAAAAACTTCTGGGTTGAGTGCGCTTGAAGGTTCATTGAAGGGTGCACTTCAGGTTAAAGAAGACTACTTGAGGGCTACTAAAAAATATAAGGGGTACGAATATTTCATGAAGGCAGTTAATCGGGATGGTGTACCATACATGATACTTAAGAGGATACTCCCAGTTATTGAAAACGAGGTGAACGAGGTTCTGGAAGGTATTGTGGACTTTACATTCCAATTGAGTGTAGGTGAAAACGATGTCATTGAGGGGACTATACAGTATGGTGATAATCGATGGGCTATCGAGTTAATAAGTGGTATGGAAAGGTTTATCCTATCTATAGCTATTCGGAGTAGTCTCATACGATTGTCTGGACTTCCAAAGCCAAATTTCTTAGCTATCGATGAGGGGTTTGGTGTTCTAGATACTGACAAGTTAAATTCCATAAATATTTTATTCCAATATCTTAAGTCTCATTTTGATTTCGTACTTTGTATTAGCCACATATCAGAATTTAAAGATTATGTAGATCAACTTATTTCTATAAAGAAAATCGACGGGAGGAGCAAAATAACTTTGTAGTCGATATTTATAGTAAAAGTCTAAATGATAAAATATACTAGGACAGGTAACGGTCTTCAAGACTTTGCTTCACAGATACCATTTATAGACACTGATCAGGTTTCCAAAAACTACTTCAGGGTCAGTGGATTTCCAGATAGACTCTATGTTGGTAAGAATTCATTTCGAATATCTGGGAATGGTGATACACTAGTTCGTGGGTCTCGCATATATATTGACGTCGTGGATTCTAATGGTAATTTAATTTATCATGAAGTACTAAATATTGTCAATCGTGACAAAAGTAAACTAATAGTAATTCATGTATACCCAGACACGCCAGTAGGTGCTGCTACAGTTTATATAGCTGGGAGGGTTTTACGTGACCCTAGAACACAGGAAATGTTACAACAGTCTAGTGACCCATTCAGTACTGATCATAAATTGTATCCGAATGTGATGTGGGTCGGAAAAACTGTAGTCGTCCAAGGAGAGCAGAATAACACTCCAGTGTTTTTTGCGGGGGAGCCTAAGATAACATTTGGCGAGAAGTTTGTATCATATACCTCGGTGTCTGGATCATCTAGGTTGGTTGAAGTTACTGGTAGTGGGGGTGTTACTCTTTCATCTACCTCACGTATTATACCCAATCAATACTCGGATAAAAGTGTATTTAGTGATCAAATTATTGAGGGTGGGAGACGTGTTCGAAGATTTCCAGAAATAGAAAACAATTCTGGAAATTCGGATGGTGATATACAAGTGCCTGAGTTTTTCAAATTATCTAGAATTCAGGCTGGGTCGGCGTTATTTACCAAATCTATGGAAGGTGGTAAGATTACTATAACAGATATAGATGTTAGTAGGTATACACCAGACGATTACACTTCACCTCCACTTATCCCAGATTACTCAGCTAGTATAGTTGAAGTGATCAATGATACTACTATAGAGGTAGATAATCCATTTAATATAGCACGTGAATACACTAGCCCCACTGGTGAAAATAAACGCGTGATATTTAATTCATTCATCAATCAACCATCGTATTCTATTTCGTATTATGACGATTCAGTAACTACACTGACAACTGACTCTTCAGAGTCTTTTGCTACTATCGAATTTATGGGTTTAGAGCCATCCGCTGGACAAGTTGATCGTGTGAAGATTTCGTACAAACCCGTTGGGTCTTTTGGAGATTTTATTAATATTGGTGAGTTTCCAATAATAGAATCTAATTTTTTAGTTGATACTGATGTACATGTAATGACTCTGGATTCTGGACTTACGGAGAAACAGATTGGGTACCCAAAAGATACTAATGACGTGATACTGTATTGGACTGGTTCGAGTACTACCGTGACTGGTGTGGATTTAATAAAATCTGATAGTAAAATATCTGATGGATTTACCATTACACATGATGGTATAGATAGTTCAGATAAGCACGTTGTGGTGACTGTCAATGATGACGCTAATATTAGTCTTATAACGGTCAAAAACACCGAATATAAATTAAAATTTAAGTCTCACCACGGCGGGGACACTGCAGGTTCTAATTCGTGGAGTGCCCCATATATGGACGTGTATGTATCTGGGTCTGGACTGGTTACTGATCAGATACGTGGTGGTGGGAGTGCAAATCCATTGAACGATCTTTCATTGGGAACGTATATTGGGACGGTAGACTCTAAGTTTGGTAGAAAGCAAGATAGTGAGTTTTATTTTATAGCTAAAGATCGAAAAAATATTAAACCAATATTTGTCATTCGGTCTGGCGTGTGGGATATTGGGCAAATTGAACTGCTACCTAGAAAGGATAATGGATTCTCACCAAATCAGTCACGGTTGTCGATACCGTTAAATAATTTGAGACAGCGATCTGAACTTGTGATGGATTTTAAATATCTAAATGTTGATGGTCGACCTGCGAATGTAGATAGTCGAATTTACGGTGTCTATTTCGAGGGAGCTACCGACATACTTTCACAGTCGGTGTCGGCGGATATATCTACTATTAAAACTGATATAAATGTCATATCTGGGAGTTTGAATCTGTTAAGTGGGTCATTTGAATCTTTCAGTGGATCATACAGTACTAGGGTAACTACACTGGAGACATCCCCCACTTTCCAAGGATTCATCGGCGACTTTGACCTTGTGGGGCAAGTATCATCGAGCTTCAATGTTGACTTGGGAACGCCGATCGAATGGAACCCCCGAGCTTATAACGGATGTAGCATTAGTGGGAGTGAAATTACATTCGATTCGTCAATCGATAGTTCTTCACTATTTACACTCAATGCTCAAATGAATATACGGGTTAGTGATGGTGCGAATTTTATAATGAAAACCGTTGGAAGTTCAACCCAATACCAAACGCTTGGTCTATTCACATCAGCTCTACATACGTCGGCATCTGTTTCATTATCAACAACATTTGTTGTGAATCCGAATGACACGTTTGAGATGGGATTTATACATAAAAATGGATCGGTGGGTGGAGTTATAACAGAGCAGAATACAAATAGTAATCAGGGAATTATCAACACGATTGAAATAATCGGACGTGGTGTGGTAGTTATTCCATAATTATTAATATGAACAAGATGAATGAAAATAATAGTACGCAGAGTGGTGGTGTTGATGACGGGCCACGCTTCATGTATGGAAATCGTGCGACATACATGAAATTCGCACGTCGTATGGCGGACAGTCTAGGAATGTCTATCGAGGATTGGATCATGGATATGGAGAAAGAATTCGATATCGGTGCTGGTCGAGACGTTGCAGATACGGTATCATATTTCCCAACTGGGGATGCTGACGCCGTGAATCATGGTACGAATTACCACTCAGACGTATCCAGTGAGCAGGCGCATACTCTATGGGCAGCTCGCGCTGAACGGATTGCTAAGATCGCAAACTTAGATATCGAAGTTGTCGACGACATAGATGCTGACGAATCTAAGAAAGAGCCGATCGCCGAGGGGGTTATTTCGGAAAAACGTATTGGTGGATATCGGTTAGATAAATTTGAATTGCATAAATATAATGCTTTTAACGATTCTCCAACTCCAGAATTTAAAGGCGTGAAAGATTACGTACCTAGTGGGTATCGACTTTATAGTGGTAGAATTTCTGTTACCTTGGATATTCATGGTGACTCATTGCCAATATCATTTGATTATGGGATTGGTCGAAATGTACCGGGCAACATTACCCGTGACGAATTGATCAAATATCAACACGTGGACGCTAATATTAGTAATTATATACATAATGAAGATGATTTAGATCATGAAACACTATATCGATCTATAGCTGATTTTATCGTCGAGTTGTATGAAGAATTTCCATTTGGTAGTATAACTGCGGACTGGCATTCAAAGGCTGGTCAAGTGTGGGATAATGTTCTAAATGTCCTACAATCGATTTTACCTTCAAACAAACGGGATGGAAATACATTATCTATCAGTGAAGGGCTATCAAATAATAATGTAGACGACACAGCCACCGTGGATGAAGAACTCGGAACTGATGACAGAGAAGAGTTTGATAACGAAGATATACTTATACCTCCCGATTCTGAACGTAGTGGTGACGGTTCTGAGGAGGAAGAGCACGATTTCATACCAGCCGATGAAATAGAACCCGAAGATGGTGAAGACCCAACTAATCTTGGTGATGGATTTATCCCAGTTGAAGGTGGGTATGTGCAATATATTAGAGAAAATTTAGACGATCTAGGGATCGATACGTTGATGACGTTATGGGAAGATCAGTTGATTGAAGAGCATCACACGATTAAAGACGAACAGATCGATTCTATCATTGAGGGGAATCTGGTTCATATAATTGGGGAAAAGTCATATAAAGATTTGAGGAGGAATGCCCCGCACTTCTTAAACATACGGGGCAAGTCGAAGGACACGCCCGGTTCCCGTTTCGTTAACATAGACGAAAAGAACATATGCCACTTTAAGACACCATCCCACACGCATGCTGGTGTGACGTACGATCAGCAAGTTCATCTCATAGATTTGGAAGAAATAATGAAAACTCAGGGGGGGATTAAAAAACCACTAGAAATTATACGATTGGCATTGGAGGGTAACATCGCAGTTCACTGTACTGATCCGTCGTGGAAGTTTTGGGGATTTCAATATATAGGAACCAAAGAAAAGTATGCAATAACTAAGGAACCTAGATACCCGAAGGTTAGAAATCCACGATTGAAGGGGTCGGTGTGTAAGCATTTGGATAACGTGTTATTTGTATTACCGTTCCAGAATACCAAGATTTTGAGAGATTTAAGACGTCAAAAACGTTTATGATAAATTAACTGATACTTATTTATAAAAAGAGGATGTATACTAATGGCTAAAAAAATGAAAAAAGAGCTAGAAGAAAGATTGCGTGAAGTTATTAAGAGTAAAATTCGGAGACTTCGAGAAGCACCAGTAATGCCTGATGAAGAGGAAGATGATGAATTTCAGCAAACTTCAGCTCCAGACGTTAAAAGATCAAAGCCTGCGCCTGTAGATGGAAATGATTCCCAAGCACCTCAAGCTCCAGTCGAGCCGTCGAAAGCTGGATTTTCATCGGAACCATCAGCGTCCCCAGATGTGGCACCGTCTGAAGTACCGCCAGAACCAACATCGCCAGAAGTACCCGCGATGGATGAACCAGCGGCTGATGCTCCCGAGAGTGGTGATGAAAAAATACGACAGGCTAAAGTTCGATTGTTTTTTGATAAAATGGCTGCCAATCCAACACTTATGAATTTATTGAAATTTACAAGTCCATTGGAACAGGCAGAAGCTATACATCAATTCGCTACTATGGTCGGTGTACCTAAAAGTCAAGTATTACCATTACTTAAGCAAATTAAAGACACGTCTATGGAACCAGAAACTGATCCAAATCCTGTGGAGCGTGTAACACGAAGAAGAAGATAATATGGCAAATAAGTTACAAAATATAAAAGCACTCAAGCAGATGCTTTCTGGGAATCACCACTCACAAACTAAAAAAACATTCTACTTCGGTAGGAATGAAAAGAAGTTAGAGTTTGAGGATAAGAAGCGGTCTGCGAAGGTAGGCGACGCTATAGTTCAGGAATTGACAACTACAAATGGCATGACTAGCTACAGGACACATTTTTGTATTGGACTGAATTCATTCCATACAGTGTCTGGTAAGTGGAAGTCTAAGGAAGAATACGATACTCACCAGAAAGAGATACGGGATATCCTAAATCCATTTAAGGCATGCAATCCTGACAACGAATCGTGTACTAAGAGTCATCCTAGTAAGATTGATGAGAAGTTGGCTAGGAAGACTGGTATGTGTGATTCGTGCTTGGCTAAATTCGAACTGCAGTTGCAGATTGGTGGGAAGTTTAATAATTACGCCATGGAAAAGATGCGTAACAATCTAAAGTCATGGATGCGCGATCAAGAGATAGAGTTAACTAAATGGAAAGAAGACCTTCAATCTGGTGTATCTTATTTGAATAATTCTGAGGGGAATGAGAGCTCTATGGAAAACTGGGAAGGTGATGTGGATGGTGTTATTAAGCGATTTGAGACTGAATTTTACGAAATGAAGAAGATGATGTTTGATAACTATGGGATTAGCGAAGATGAATAATTATCGTAACAGACAGTTGGTGTGGATAGTTATCATACTTATTGTGTCACTTGGTGGGTATATTTTAGCATTCTTTCAATTTAGGACTAATGCATCGCTAGCGGATCGGTTACTGAGTGATGATATGAATCGGATTGGTGTCATTGATGACGAATTATCAGCGATTAGGACGGATACGGCGATTACTATGGAAGAGTTGAAAAAGTCCCAGAATAAGATTAATAAACTTATCGAGGAAGCTCTTAAGCGTGATACTACTTCACTCAATTTAGATGATGCGTTAAAAATTATAAATGAGTTATGATGCGGTTAATACTATTCATACTATTAATGCCCACGATTGGGATAGCACAGATAGATTCCACGGTGGTATCGATTCAAAGTATTATAAATGCTGCTGAGACGATAAACATGCAAAAAGATAGTATCGCGGAGTTGAACTCCATAATTGACGAGATGGTCAATGAAAATAGAATTCAATCTATATTATTTGAACAGCAAGCCGCAGAACTTGACCTGATGTCAAAACGGGTAGTAATTTCTGATGGAATAGTAGACCGATATTTGGGACATGTTGAACCTGATAAGTGGTTTGATAGACCAAATATTCGTTTTATGATTGGTCTGTTAACTGCATACGTATCATCACTCATATACAAAAACATACGATGAGGATGATGAATGTCAACTAAAAAACCAACACAGCAACAAATTATACAACAACGTATACGGGAAGAGTATGTGCGGTGTGCTCAAGATTCTGTTCACTTTTTTAAAAAGTATGCGATTATTCAACACCCGAAGCGTGGTAAGATTAATTTTAATCTTTACGAATTTCAAGAGAAGACACTCCCACAATTTCAAAATAATCGATATAACATCGTACTGAAGGGTAGGCAACTTGGATTGTCAACACTAACTGCTGGGTATGCATTGTGGCGCATGTTATTTACCGATGACTTCAAGGTACTTGTTATAGCGACCACACAGGACGTTGCTAAAGAATTAGTATCCAAGGTTCAACTAATGTATGAAAAGCTCCCAGTGTGGCTAAAAAAGACCGCTAAGGAGGATGTGTTCAATAAGCTAGAACTTACATTTAAAAACGGGTCATCAATTAAAGCAGTTTCTAGTTCTGAGAAATCAGCCAGATCGCCATCTATTTCTCTCTTACTGGTAGATGAGGCAGCATTTATAGATAAGATGGATGATATTTGGACTGCAGCTCAAGCTACACTAGCGACTGGTGGGGATGCTATCTTATTATCTACACCAAATGGTATGGGTAATTTATTTCATCAAAAGTGGATGGAGGCTGTTGAGGGCACGTTTGACGATTTAGACGAGCCATTTAATGCTATAATGCTCCCATGGCACTTACACCCAGACCGTGACGAGAAATGGGCTAAGAGTGAAAAGTCTAAACTTGGTGCTCGTAAATTTGCACAAGAGCATGATTGTGATTTTATAAGTTCTGGACACACTGTTATTGAGGGTGAAATACTTCAATATTATAAAGAAAATATGGTCGTCGATCCGTTAGAGAAGCGGTATAGTGGCGATTTATGGATTTGGGACTTCCCCAATTATAGTAAGAGTTATATGGTACTTGCCGATGTTGCTCGGGGTGATGGTGCGGATTATAGTACATTTCACATTTTTGATGTCGAGACTATGGATCAGGTGGCTGAATACAAAGCTAAGATTGGTACACGAGAGTTTGGACACATGCTCGTTAGTATCTCGATGGAATATAATCAAGCACTACTGGTTATTGATAATAAGAATATGGGATGGGATGTTGTGCAGGTTGCACTTGATCGTGGATACCCTAACCTGTACTACAGTTATAAAAATGATCCATTTTTCGATGAAAATATTCACTTGCGGAAGAATTACGATTTGAAAAACAAGAAGGATATGGTACCGGGCATGACAGTTGGTCATAAAATCAGAATGAATCTTATATCTAAATTGGAGATATATTTCCGCGAGAAAGCCATAGGGCTAAAAAGTATTAGAACGATTAATGAACTGTTTGTATTTCTTTGGGTAAATGGTAAAGCTCAGGCACAGAGTGGGTATAATGACGACTTGGTAATGGCACTAGCCATGGGGTTATTCGTTAGAGACACTGCATTGCGGATGCGGCAGGTTGGGATTGATCTGACTAAGAAGTCGTTAAGTCAAAGTCATAAATTAGTTTACACTGCTAAGCGGACTGGTGACGACACATGGAAGATGGATTTGGGTGGAAATAAGGGTACTGAAGATGTGAGGTGGCTTTTAGGGCGTAAATAATAATACTTATTATAAAATGGCGTCATTTAGAGAAACTTTATCAAGACTATTCAGTCGTAATGTGATAATTAAGCGTATGCCGGGCAACCGCCTCAAGGCATTCGATGTAACAAAATCGCAATCGGCTGGTGCTAGATCGATGAAATATGATCGACATGGGTGGCATCGATCTAAAAATACACTATCCGTTACTGGTTGGGGAACTGGGTACACGTCTGCTGAGATTGAAGCAGTTAGAAAACACATGTACGATGATTATGAAAATATGGATACTGACGGTATCATATCTTCAGCACTTGACATATACGCTGACGAGGCTACGACTCGGGACGCCAACGGTGAGCTACTAACGATCCGATCTCAGAACCCACAGGTTAAAAAAATCCTATATAATTTATTTTATGATGTATTGAACATCCAGAACAACTTATGGAGTTGGGTTAGGGGTGCGTGTAAGTATGGGGATTTCGTACTTTATCTTGTACTGAAAGAAGAAATTGGTGTAGTTAATGTTATACCTATTCATCCGTCTGTAGTTGAGCGGGAGGAAGGGTTCGATCCTGATAATCCAGAAAAATATCGATTCAGATATACTGGGGAAGCACTAAATATGTTGGAGAAGGATTACTTCGAAGAATACGAGGTAGCACATATTAGGATATTGACCGATACCAATTATTTACCGTACGGTCGTTCAATTATTGAGCCGGGACGGCGTGAATACAAAAAACTTACATTACTAGAGGATGCGATGCTTATTAGCCGTATAATGCGGGCACCTGAGCGTCGAGTTTTTTATGTGGATATTGGGAACATTGCACCTGAAGAAGTTGATGGGTATATGCGCGATTTCATAGACGCCATGAAAAAGACGCCATTTATTGATCCCGTGACTGGTGATTATAATTTGAAGTATAATATTCAAAATATGCTAGAGGATTACCACATCCCTAGACGTGGATCAGATTCTGGGATGGAGGTGGATACGTTACCCGGATTACAGAATGAAGGTCAAATAAATGATGTCGAGTATGTTAAGTCTAAATTACTCGCTGCTATTAAAATCCCGAAGGCTTGGTTAGGTTTTGATGAAAACGTTGAGGGTAAGGCAACGTTAGCTGCAGAGGATATTAGATTTGCGAGGACTACTGAACGAATCCAAAATTTTATTGTAGCTGAGCTATACAAGATTGCGGTAACGCATTTATACATACAGGGATTTGCGTCTGATGAGTTGCTAGACTTTGAGTTAACTCTGGCAAATCCATCAACTATTTACAAACGTCAGCAAATTGACCTCCTTAACGAGAAAATGAATTTAGCCACAAACATGATGGAATCTAGATTATTTTCTAACAAGTATATTTATGAAAGGATATTCGATCTAAGTACAGACGAGTGGAAGGCTGAGCATGATCAAGTTATTGAAGACCTTAAGGAGACATTCCGTAAAGAACAGATTTTCACGGAAGGTAATGATCCGAAGGTTACTGGAAAATCGTTCGGTACACCACATGATATGGCATCACTACAGATGGCGTCTAAATTGGACGGTGATGAAATTAAAAATTTGTACACTACCGACGGTCGAGAAGATAATGAAGGACAGCCAGAGGCGACTGGTACGTTTGGTACGGATCGTGATAAAGCATTTGGTAGAGACCCTGATGGTCGGAAGACCAATGATTCGGCAATCGATGTAAATTTGCAGGCTCATAACATGAGTCAACTGAATAAGTTTAAGGCAGTTAAACAATCCATGATTCTCAACGAGGATACATCAAAGCATATAAAAATGTTAGATGAAAGTTCGTTGCTAGGTGATGAAGATTAAGCTTTGATCATAAAAAGTAATATTTATAAAAAACACGTTTGGTACAATATGAAAAAACTCAAGCACTCTAAGTATAAAAATACAGGAATTATATTCGAGATTTTGTCTCGAAATATAGTTAATGAGGTATTGAACAAGAAAAACTCTGTAAGTTTAGGAATGGTTAAGCGATATTTCTCGGAGGGTACCGAGCTATACAAAGAGCTTAAATATTATCAAACTTTGCAAGAGATCAATAAAAAGATTCGTAGGGTTGATAGCTTAATTGATGTCGTGATTGAAAGCTACGGAAAAACTATAAACCATGAAAAATTGGCTAGTGAGAAGTATCGACTGATTGGTGAAATTAAGAAGCATTACGATTTTGAGACTTTTTTCAATTCTAGAGTTTCTAATTATAAGTTATTAGCATCTGTGTACAAAATTCTGGAACACTCTGTGTCGGATAATCCGGGCGATTATATGAATTGTCGAGATGTTATCGCTGAACATATTAGCGGTGAAGATCAGAATGAAAATATATTAACGGAAGTTCAGACTGTTTGGAAGACTGAAAACCCAGATATAAAAAGGTTAGCACAAAAAATTGTGGTTGAGAAATTCAACTCTAAATATCACGGATTGGGATCGAAGCAAAAAGCTTTACTCAAGAAATTTATACATGAAGACGTGGAATCTACTAGTTTTAGAGATTATGTATACGGTGAAGTTTCTAATCTGAAAACTAAACTTACTCGAATTTCTAATGGCATTCAAAATAAAGTAATGCAAATTAAGTTGATGGAATGTATTAATCTGATGGATATTATCGTGTCGTCTAAATCAGTAAAGAACGAACACCTATCGTCTATGCTGAAATACTACGAATTAGTTGAGGAGCTATCATAATGGGATTACTACAAATCATAAATGGAATTGATGATCGCTTTATCAACGAGGCTCAGGAAACATTCACAGTCGGCTATGAGCGAGACGGGAAGGAATATTCTCGTAATGTGAAGGCTAACAGTGAGTCTGACGCTAGGAATAAATTTAAAGATATGATGGACGCCGATAACAATGACGTCAATGATTATAGAATTAAAGGTATTTTCAAAGCTACAGGGATGGACGAAGAGTTGGAGGAGATGAACGTTACAGCTAATCTGGACGGTGGTGCTGGACAACCTAAAGTTCCTCACGCATTTCAGAAAAATAATCCAACTAAAAAGGATAAAGAGAAAGAATACAGTAATGCTACTAGTTCGACTGGATATGGTGTGGCACCCAAAACTAATAATTACATCAAGCGTCGAGATGAGATGTTTAATAGGGCTGAACATTTAATTAATACCATTGATGAGGGTAAGTACACGGATTATCGTAATGATGATACTATGACACCTAAGAAGAAAATAAACACATCAATTAAAGAAGTGAACAGGCGACTATATGAAATTGAGACTATGATTAACCATGCGATGCGTCTAAAGACTGAGACTGGTATGGAAGATGTGTTTTGGAAATCTACTAAGTCTAGATTCGCTAAAATATCAGAACGGATGCTTAGAATTGGAACAAAATTAAGAGAGTTTAATAAATGAGAAACTACCCTAAAGGAATGCAACCATTTGTAAGTATTGCGTTGAGGTCGGATAATGCACTAGATGCCTACCATGCTGCTAAGGGAATTAAAGGCGTATCAAAACAAGACGCAAAATGGTTTGGTGACACGTTTGGTCGGGGTGAATCTGGTGAGCGTGTGGATATGAAAAGGGCTTTCGAATTATTCTATGACGAAGTCCAGAAGGGTCAGTATGTTATGGAGGGTGAGCTCGAGCGAATTAAGGAGATAATCAAGGAAGAGTTGTTGAAGGAGCAGGTTGAGGATTATATCAAGGCGTATCGATCTTTCGATTCTACGTACATGATGAGTGACGATCCTAGGGCATATAGTAGTGGGAGAGCTCAGGAACAAAAAATAAAAGATATCTATAACAACTTGAGTGATGTTGAGAAACGTCAGGCGGCGATATGGTATCGGGATTATTTTGTGGAGAATGATATGTGGAGTGGGAGTGATATGAACAGATCAGTAACTAGGTGGAGACCTGAACAGGATTTCGATCCAGATTCATTTGACGGGATTCACTATAGAGGATAAAATAATATGGCAAAACAATTATTAATTGAATATTTACCATTTACAATTAAGCCAAGCTTAATCAATGAGTCTACTGACCGTAATGGTGGGCGTCTTATTGTTTCTGGGGTATTACAACGAGCTAATGCTAAGAATCAAAATGGTAGAGTATATCCACGTGGGATTCTTGAGAGGGAGATCACGCGATATATTGATACGGAAATTGCTCAAAAGAGAGCACTTGGAGAGTTAGACCATCCAGAAAGTTCGGTTGTGAACTTGCGAAATGTAAGCCACAATATATTGGAATGTGAGTGGGATGGTGATGACCTTATTGGTAAAGTAGAAATACTTGGTACGCCGTCTGGTAATATTTTGAAAGAATTATTTAAGGCTGGGGTTACGCTAGGTATCTCATCTAGAGGTCTAGGGTCTGTGAAAGAATTACATGAAAGTGATGGTACTGTCGAAGTCCAACCAGATTTCGAACTGATCACTTTTGATTTTGTATCAAATCCGTCTACCCACGGTGCGTTCCTATCACCAGTTGGTGAGAAGTCACTCGGGGAGGGAATGGTGAATGAGAGTATGATGAGAGAATTAAACGAGTATGCCAAAGCAGAAACTTTGGTACGTGACATCATCTGCGAGCTATCAGGCGTGTGTTGTTACTAATCAATGAATTATACATATGAAATATTTAATATATAAAATAACAAACACAATTAACAGTAAAATATACATTGGGTGTCACATGACTGATAATGTAAATGATGGGTATATGGGGTCTGGAACTATACTTAAAAGAGCTTTTAATAAATATGGTAAAACAAGATTTAAAAAAGAAATACTTTTCGAATGTAATTCATATGAAGACATGATTTATAAAGAATCAAATCTCGTTGATAAAGATTTTATAGAAAGGTCTGACACGTATAATTTAGTTACTGGTGGTATTGCGAGTAAAAAATATTCGAAAGATGTTATTGAACGAATGTCTGGAAAGGTTCCAGTCCTCGATAATCTTGGTTGTAAGTTTAAGGTATCGGTAGATGACCCTAAATATTTAAGTGGTGAATTGATACATACTAGTGTTGGGCAAACGCGAACTAAAGCAACTAAGAATAAAATTAGAAATAAAGCGATTGGGAGAAAAGTTAGTGAGGCGACGAAAAATAAAATAAGTGAATCTACTAGGGGTGAGAAAAACCATTTTTATGGTAAACGGCATAGTGCTGAAACTAAGAAACTTATTAGTAAGAATACTGTGGGTAGAACTCATGATTTTACTGATGACCATCGTAAAAATTTGAGTTTGGCTATGGTTGGAAATAAAAATGGCATAGATTCTACTCGGGGAACTATTTGGATAACACATCCCATATTAAAGAAGTTAAAAAGAATACAACCAGTTGATTTATCTATATTTATTAATGATGGTTGGATACAAGGAAGAAAATTATGTCTGGTAAGAAAAAATTAAGCCTATTATCACTGTACGAACGTGCTGGTAAGGATATGTTCGATAAGGAATTCGAATACACGAAAGAAGAGCGTGGTGCGTTCATGGAAGCCGTTAAAAACTACGAGGCGTATGGTGAAGTAATTCGTGGGTCGGAAATGTTAGGGGAAACAATTAAAGAAATATCCGAGCTAGTTGAGTTGGCTGGTGGATTTACGTTGAAGGAAACCGATGGTTGGTTCGATAATGTAACTGCGACTAGACACGTCAAGCAGATGAAGGAAGCCGTAAAGGTTCTCCAGAAGGAAGCTCAGGAAATCATGAGCCGTCAACAGCGATTGGAAGCGGCGTATGAAGATGTTGGATCATTATTAGGGAGATATTACGATGTCTAAACGTGTGGGTGATGAAATTAAGACTATCAAGGGTAAGAGTTTGGGGGTTATTGTTAAGCAGGGTAAATCCAAAAAGCGAAAAATAGTTAGAGTTTTAAAACTAGGAAATCAATACAGAGTACAGTACGGAAATTCTGTTTATGATATAGATAAATCTGAGATTGACTCTGAATTCAATACATTGATGGGAGAAAATAAAATGTCTAAGAAAAAATTAAGTTTAATGGAGGCTTATTACTCATTACGTGGTAAGACTCTTAACGAATCTGGTGGTACACTTAACCGTGGTGATTTTGCTTATCGTATAGTTGATAGTAAAAACGGCAAGTATATGTCATTGTTCCATGGAACTAAAGGATCGCGTACAATTCCAGTTGGTAAGTGGGTTGATGCTGATGTGATGCAGGTTAAGAACCCGGGCACGTCTAAGAATTTTTTTAAATCTGGATGGCATGTAACTCCAAGTTTTGAAGAGGCGGCTGGATATTTAACTAACTTCAGGTCTAAAGCTAGTGAAAAGTATGTACTAGCCAAGGTTCAGGTGGATGGCGAAATCCGTAGAAAGCCACGGTCTAGAGCCAATGTGTGGCTTGCTGAAAAAATGAAAATAGTTGAAATACTAGGTAGACCTACTGTTGAAGGTATCGATGAGGTTAATGCCGCAGATGCTTACGAGTTGATGGACATTAGTCCAATCGATGGTGGTGATGAGTTTGGGCGTGAAGATGAAACTCGACGAGGTACTGTTGAACAGAGTGTCAATGAATCGGATAGAGCTGAAGACTTTGCACAGAAATATAACCCAGAATACAAATATATCGTTTTTATCGATGGGACTCCTAAATCTGGTTGGGAATACTTTAGAGATGCTATAACTGATGGAATCCTAGATAGTGCATGGGGATATAACGAGAGTGAACTGGAAGATGAGAATCCCGAAGCTTTAAATATACTCAATCGAATATTTGACGAATTCGGTGATGATATCGGGTTGGAGGATTTTTCTGAAATTAACGATATGATATCTAGTTTTAACCGAGCCATGTCTCCTGACGAGAGTGATGATAATGTTCGGATAGAACCAGTACCCTCTAACTTTGGTGGGGATCGAGACGGTCAATACGAAAGTGTAAACAGTCTAGATGGATACAAAAAATTGTTTACTGAAAATCTAAATAGATTAAATTCTGTGGGTCATAATAAATACAACATGGTTCGTGAGGATTATAAAGGTTGGCGGAATCGTGAGACGTGGAATGTAGCGTTGTGGCTTACGAAAGATAGCGGACTACGTTCGGCGGCTAAAGAATTCAACGAATCTTATAGGGGAAATCAACCATATCGAGATTTCATTCAGTACATTGGGTTGGCTGGTGAGCGGACTCGGGATGCCGTTGATTGGATCAATCCACAATTGGATTATAGTTCATTGAATAAAATGATGGAGAAAATATAATGGAAGATTTTAAAAAAGATTCATTAATAGAAAATTATAATAGAATCGTTAGGGCTAAAAATAATCGTCTTAATGAGGCTGGGATGTTTTTTGGTCAGGGATTTATTAAAGAGAATAAAGTGTCTGGTGATGGGTTCGAAGCAATCGACCGTGGGGTTATATCTGGGTATGAAGAAGACAGTAAACTTGAAGGTGACGGCTTCCATGAGTGGGATGTTACTCTAAGTCGTCCATTGAATCTAGGTAACAATTACACTGATGACCATTTCGCGGAGGCATTGAAAGATGCTTATGGTGATTCTGAGCTTTTAGATAATTTTCTAGAAACTGAAGTATCTCTGTCAGATACGATAAATTTTATTTACCGAGGAAATTACGGGAAACACAAAGACACGTGGGGTATGTCAGACCTGTCAGATTTCTTGAGATAATAATACATATATGAGTTTAAAAAATAATAGTTATAAAAAAAGAAAAATGAGTAAGAAAAAGCGTGAGTTTTTATCAATCTCACCCGGGAATCCAACGGGTGTCGATGTAGTCGATGGTGATATAAATTATGCACTTAGGGTGTGGAAGCGAAATGTTAAGGATAGCGGCATCATGTACGAGTTGTATAAACGTCGCGATTACACAAAACCAACGACCGCACGTAGAAAGGTGAAGTTGGATGCGATATATAAACAGCGAATTGGGAGTAAAACTAAATGATAAATAATTCATCGAAAAAGTCTAAAAAGTTCTCGATGGCGAATGTCGCCAAATCTGTTATACATGATCTACCATTGAATGAGTATGGTGAGGGTCGTGAAGTTGACATGACATCGGACATTGGTAATACTTGGTTCAATCCAGAAGATATTACCAAAGATGTACTAGCATATTTGATGCAGGAGTATGAGAATTCTACTGAAGATAACTCTAAGATGAACGCTGATTTTATCGATATCGAAGATGCAATTAATGCTATGGAACGTGGTATTAAAGAATTTAGGAAGATTACTGGAGTATAAATGAAAATTGCTGAAGAGTATAGAAGATTGTTGCGTGAAAAGAAGATCAAGTACGACATGCAAAATGTCAATGGTGGATTTTCAGGCGGTGTCGATATCGAGCCCGGACAACATGCTGGTGTGATGAACATATCAGTAAATATTTATGGCGGTAGTCAATCTACAGCACATGCGTATGAAGTGCCCCCAAGAATAAAAGAACTACAAGAAGCATTTATAGCGGCACGTCAGAAGGGCGATCCCGTAGCTGGTGAGCTCCATTCAGAACTCAAGGAATACTATAGTAATCTAAAGCGTGCTATATCATTACACGTTGTAAAAGCTATGCAAATATTTGATCAACAAGCTAGTTCATCAATACAAGCAGCTATACAATCTATCAACGCGAAATATCAGTAAAATAACGTTTTACTAAAATTTCGCATATATATTATCGAACGTTATTACTGGATTCCAATATCCAGTACACGATATAAAAAAACCTATCCATTAAGATTCTCAATAATCTTACTAATTACAAATATGGAGTATTTGTACAATGAGCAAAAGTTCAAATCTATTGCAAGAAGCGATCGCGGACGCTAATAAGGTAAAGGAGATTGCCTACGAAAACGCGAAAGCTGCAATTGAAGAGGCATTTCAACCTAAGATTCAACGAATGATTTCTACGAAATTAGCCGAGGAAGACTATGAAGAAGAGATGCCACCAGAAATGGAACCAGAATTAGCACCTGAAGAGGAAGCTATGATGGGCGAAGAATACATTGATGATGGCAAAAACGGAACGCCAGACAATCCACTTAAAAACGACGGTGACGCACAAACTGGTCTCGATGAGGAAGAAATCGACGAAGAGTTTGACAAAATTATCCGTGAATTAGAAGGTGGAATTGACAGTATTCAAGAAAAAGATGATGCTTACGATGAGAAAGCTGGTAACAGTAAGAAAAACATCGGAGAAATGGACATGCCAGTTGACGGCGCAGAATCTGAAGAAGAGGGCGACGATCTGGATAATCTAAATCTAGAAGCATTGATCAAAAAACTTGAAGAGGAAGAGTTTGGTATGGAGCCAGAACCAGCAGAAGCTGAAGATCAACCATTTGACACTATGCAAGCAGAAAATGCGCGATTGAAAGAAGAGAATCAGCAAGCTTTTAAAGCTTTAGCCGAGATGAAATCGACTATGAATGAAGTGAACTTACTTAATTCTAAATTAATGTACAGTTCAAAAATTATTCAGTCGTTCGATCTTACTGAAGTGCAGCAAGTTAAAATTCTTGAAACTTTCGATAGAGCTAATTCTGTACGTGAAGTTAAATTGATTTACACGACTATTGGTGAGCATTACAGAGGTAAGAGTAGAAAGTCTACTAAAAAGGCTGTAACTGAGTCTGCATCACGTACAATTCGAACAGTTAAAGGCAACAGACGAGCTAAATCTGAGCAACTTATGGAAGGTGCTGAGAGATGGCAGATTATTGCTGGATTAAAACCACTTAACGATTAACAAAAGGGAGAAAATTAAAATGGATTTACAAAATCTATTGCCCAAAAATGAAAATAAGATACAGCGTAAGCGTGCTCTTGAGCTAACTGGAAAGTGGCAAAGAACAGGTTTGCTTGAAGGTCTTAATGGATATGAAAAGGGCAACATGGCACAGCTTCTTGAAACGCAGGCTAAGCAGCTTGTAACAGAGGCTAATGCAACTGGTACGTCAAGTAACAGTGAAGAATGGGCTGGAATTGCATTACCGTTGGTAAGACGTATATTTCATGAAATTTCTGCAAAGGAATTTGTTTCTGTTCAACCGATGAATTTACCATCAGGACTTGTGTTCTGGTTAGATTTCAAATACGGTACAGGACAACCCGGATTTAACACAGGTGCTGGAAAGGATAGTCAGAATGACTCACTTTTCGGTGTAACAGATGCTACTAAGGGTACATCAACGCACCCATATGCATCAAACGGTACGCCAAACGAAGGTCTATATGGACCGGGACGATTCGGATACACAGTAAATGATTATTCGTCATCTGCACTTACATTAGCAGCAGCGGCTTCAGCCACTGAGTATGCTACTGGATCAGTTTCTGGTGCTAACTACAATTACAATTCTGAGTTTTCTCAGTCACTTGTAGTTGGTGGGTCATCATTAGCTACTGTAACTATTGATTTAGACGCAGTAACTACTATCGTTAACCCTGATAAGAAAGGTGTGAGAGCATTTACAATTTCAGGTACAGGTGTAAACGATGTATACCGTGAGTTCACGAAGATTAGTTCAGATCAATCGCAGATTACTTTTGTAGTATCTGGATCAGGATTTGCAAACGATCTTGTATTGAATTATCACAAACAGCCAACAGACACTACTCGTGGTGATTTCGAGGTTGGAAAAACGCAAGAAACGCCAATTGATATTCCAGAAGTGAACCTTGAGTTCCGTTCTGAGCCGATAGTTGCTAAGACTAGAAAGCTTAAGGCACGTTGGACTCCTGAATTTGCGCAGGATATTAACGCGTATCAAAACATTGATGCTGAGGCTGAATTAACAAGTATTCTTGGGGAATATATCTCACAGGAGATTGACTTTGAAATTCTTGACATGCTTCTTCAGGACGCTCAAACAACTGAATACTGGTCAAGCCGTATCGGATGGGAGTGGAATGGTTCAAATGGATTTGACACGCAAGCTACAAACGCAACAGCATACAACCAAGGAACATGGTTCCAGACTTTAGGTACTAAGATGCAGAAAGTTTCTAACCAAATCCATAAGTTGACTATGCGAGGTGGAGCGAACTTTGCAGTTGTATCACCAGATGTCGCGACAATCCTAGAGAGTATCCCGGGATATGCTGCAGATACTGACGGTGACAAGTTTAAGTACGCATTTGGAGTTCAGAAGGTAGGAACACTTAACAGTCGTTTCCAAATCTACAAGAACCCTTATATGATTGAGAATGTAATCCTTATGGGATTCCGAGGTAGTAACTATCTTGAAACTGGTGCGGTTTACGCTCCATACATTCCATTAATCATGACACCACTTGTCTTAGACCCAGACACATTCGAACCACGTAAAGGGGTAATGACTCGTTACGCGAAGAAAATGCTTCGTCCTGAGTTCTATGGTAAGATTTACGTAGACGGATTACACAGACTATAAGAATAGTTTGGTGTGAATATAAAGAAGAGGATCAATTTGATCCTCTTTTTTTTGTTTACATTTGTTTTATATGAAAAACTTTTTTATCTTAGTGTTGTAAACAAAAAAGAACATTATGACTTATTCTAATTTTAATCGACACGAACATATGACTCCCACGTTAGTATCTGTGGTGAGCGAATTGGGTTATACAATTGAGTGTAACGAAACCCGTAATAAAGTTTTGGGATTACTTGATGGTTTTTATTATAACGACCTGTCTGAAAAGATACGAGAGTTATATGAGGACAACGAGATAGATAGATTGACGTATAAAGTAGCTAATCATGTGTTATATGTGTGTGGTGGTTATCCTAAGATAACTGAACAGGATGTGCATATGATAAATTTGATGTAAATTTGAATGTTCACAATAAATAGATATTATGCCTAAGAAAAAATTTAATAGTATACGTATGTTTTATTGGCACTCTATGTTTCCAATATCGGGATTCGAAGACATTCCACATAAAGCAGAATTTCCGTACACGTTAAAAAAACGGAATGAATTAATAAGTCGGTGCTTAGATGCTGGACATCCAGTCATGCTTAAGGAATATGTAGATGGTCAGTTAACGGTATGTACGACTAGACATCGTGATTTTAGCCAACGATAATATGTTCAAGACAAAAAAAATATGGATGATCAGCGACACTCATGGTAGACATAAAAACCTGAACGTCCCGCCAGATATAGATATAGTAATTCATAGTGGAGATGCGAGCGTTAATCGACTTCCAGCGTTAAATGAGCCTGAATATTACAGGTTCCTGAATTGGTATAGTAACTTGTATATACCTGTAAAGGTGTTGATCGGGGGAAACCATGACACGGCACTGGAGTCTGGTATGATCGAAATTCCAGAGGGCATAATTTATTTATATAACGAGTTAGTTTCCATTGATGGTATGACGATATACGGTAGTCCATTTTCTCCAAAATTTGGCGATTGGTCATTCATGCTGGATAGGTTAAGTCAAAACCTAAAAGATTTGTGGGCACTCATTCCAACCGATGTAGACATATTAGTTACTCACACACCACCTTATGGTATATTGGATGATATGGGATATAAACGAGTTGGGTGTGAAGTATTGTCAGATCGACTACAGGACTTAAATGTTGGTATTCACCAGTTTGGTCATATACATGAACAGTGTGGTCAGATACATAAGGGGAAGTATGATCAAACCATTTACGTAAACGCTACGACCACCGACCTTGGCTATAATTTGATTAATGACGGAGTTATACTGAATTACGAGTATTATGATGAGTAGTGAAAGAAATATCTTATTTTTATGGGAATTGGCGGTGTCAATTCCCTTTTTAGTTTTATAAGGGATATTTATAATAAATGGTGAAGAGTATGGACAATAATACAAACTACACGGTTGTTAGAAATCGTATTAAATCTAAGTATGATTACCAACTTGGAGTCCTACGAGAATCGCTCAAGCGAAATGTGGGAGAAGTTGATATTCTGGATATTGAACATCAATTAGAACTCCTAGCATCAACTAAAACTAAGTTGGATATTTTAGACGCTGTGGGGGGTAATTTGAATTATAACCAAAAACTTTTATTTGATTAAGGGAAAATATGGCAAAAAGAGGTCGTTCGGTTAACTTCGACATATCGCTGAATGATGAGCAGGTATTGGCGAAGGAAAGAATTTTATCAAATCCGTTTAACTTTCTAGAAGGTAAAGCTGGAAGTGGTAAAACGTTACTAGCAGTCCAAATAGCATTGGACAAATTATTTAAAAGGGAAGTTTCTAAGATAGTTATTACTAGACCTACCGTTGGGACTGAGGACAATGGTTTCTTACCCGGTACGTTTGAAGAAAAGATGGAACCTTGGATGGTACCTATCAGAGACAATATGCGAAAAGTTTATAACCACCCAGATAAGTTGACGAAGATGGAGTTGGAGGGTGTTATTGAGTTGGTATCACTAAGTCATTTCAGGGGTAGAACCTTTGAGAACGCTGTGTGTATAATCGATGAATTCCAGAACTTGACTAAACAGCAACTTATCATGGCACTGGGTAGACTTGGGAAAAACAGTGTGATGATATTTTGTGGGGACGAGCAGCAAATTGATTTGAAATTTAATAATGATTCTGCAATACATGTAGTACCAAAGATACAACTGTCGGAGTTTGTACATCGTACAAAACTACTTGAAAATCATAGACATCCAGCGGTTAACGAAGTTTTAGATTTATTACTTAACTATAACTGATACTTATAACAGGATGGCAGCAGGTAGATATTCATTTATAATAGAACAAGGTTCAACATTCACTCGACAGATTCAATATCTGGATGGTACAGGTTCTCCTGTGGATTTAACCGATTACAGTGCGCGTATGCAGATTCGACAGAGTCACGACTCATCTACTACGATTGTTAGTTTGACCGATACTATAGGTTCAGATGGCTCTGGACTCGTTATAACGGCAGCGTCGGGTACTATTGACATTAAACTGTCTGCATATTCATCTAGCTTATTATCGTTCGGTGGTGAGGCTGTATTCGATCTGGAGATATATAGCGGGTCTGGGGTAAGCCAGTACACGAAACGACTTATCGAAGGGAAAGTAAAATTAAGTAAAGAGGTAACTAGATAATGGGATTGGATATCATAAATATCACCGCAACTGACGGTCGAATAGATATCAACTCCATTGACCCATTTGCAGAATCTAGGATCGTGGTTGATAATAACAATCCGACCGATGTGATTAAGGTATCTGAGCCTGAACGGATAGTCGTTGACGGTCAAGATATCATAACTGGTAATATTCAGATTATAGCTGAAAATCAGATAGAAGTTATTAGAGTAGTTGAGCGAGGTCAGCAAGGGTCTAAGGGTGACAAAGGTGAAAAGGGTGACGTTGGACTATCTGGTGCTGGTAAGCCATTCTACGAAATACTTGAGGGTGAATTATACCAATCAACTGCATCTGTTTCAATATTTAGTAATTTCATGGTTACTGGGTCAGCATACATTACACAGGATTTAATAACTTACGGGAATATTGGAATAAATACAGCCAATCCATCATCGTTGTTTAGTGTAGTATCCGACGATGGTGCGCAAGATTTAGTAACAATACAGAGTCAGTCGGTGGATTATTTTAAGATAAATAATCAGGGAGTGGCGGTATTTGGTGAATTTGGATTCACACCAGACCCAATAACTGGTGGTATGTATTATGACGCGACGGGTTTTTATGTCGGAATTTAACTATTTATAACAAACAGGAAAATAAAAGATGGCAGAATGGAAAAAGCTGATCCACTCGGGGTCGGATGCCGAACTTAATAGTTTAACACTTAGCACTGCACTTAGTACTGCAAACGGTGGTACTGGTGTGACATCGTTGAGCGATGTTACTGGTGATGGTAAAATAATAGTAACTGGTGGTACTGAGTCTGTCATTGGTGGTAATGTGACACTAACAGTGGGCGGTGACGTAGCGTCTGGTTCATCACTGAATGATATTGCTGGATTGTCTAGTGCGGATGGTAATTTTATAGTTGGTAGTGCAACTGGGTGGGTTGTCGAAAGTGGTGCAACTGCTAGGACTTCCATAGGACTTGGCACTTCTGATAATGTGGAATTTGCGAATATAACAGTTAACGAATTAGTTAACGATAGTACAGTCGCTGGAACACAACTTACAGGATCATTCAGTGGATCATTTACGGGTGACGGTTCCCAACTTACTGGATTACCTTCTGCGCCAATTTCGTCATATACCAATGCTGGTGATAATAGAATTGTTACTTCCGTAGATGCTACAACAGTTAATTCTGAGGTTAATCTAAAGTTTGATGGTACGAGGCTTGATGTTACTGGTGATTTAAAAGTTTCGAATGGTATTTCAGCTTCTGGATCATCGACATTTGGTTTTGGACCGGATACATTTACAGTGAACAGTACTGGGATTAATGTTCCAAATTTACCGGGCGGTACTGACGACTCAGTTGTAATCCTTACCGCGGCAGGTGCGTTAGCTACTGACGAGATTGATTCTAGAGTGTGGGGAAGTTCACTTGTTGATGGTAGTGGTGGAGCTTCTAGAGTTACATATTGGAATGATACTAATTCGGTAACTAGTAATGCATCATTTACATTTGATGGTACTGACCTGACCGTTGGTTCGTCTGTATTTGGAACTGATGTAAATATCGCAGGTGACTTAGTCGTGCAAGGTACTGCATCATTTCAACACACCGATAGTCTATTAGTATCTGATAAGTTTATACTGCTAAATTCGGGGTCTGCAACTGGTGATGGTGGTATAATAATTCAGTCTGGTTCTAATGGTTTTGGTAATGCGATTGGGTGGGATGATAGTGCACGTCGATTCGCATTCCAGATGGAGACTGTTATGGATGCTGGATTGTCTACGATGACGCCAGATGCATATGTAGCCGCAGTTATTGATGTGGATACTGCTGGTTTTGACAAAAATTCGTCAGTTCATCAAGTGGCTGGTAACATAATGGTATCAGGTTCTGAGGCTTGGATTTACATTTAATGTGATTTGATGATATGGGATTGGTCGAAAAAGAAAAAAAGAAAATAAACAGTGAGTTAGGTGTTGAAATTAAAAACAATCTAACGTTAGAAGAGGTTGAGATCATCATTCGGGTGATGGGCTCGGCATCATTCCCAGTCAAGGATATTGAACCATTGTACAGGGCTATATATAAATTACAAGAGTTACGAAACAAATTAAAATAACATGCAACATAGGTTAACATTTACAACAAACGAATTACTAGTTATAAGAGAGTCAGTCCACGCTATAACGATAAAGGGTGTAGACGCACCAGTCGTTGCGGGAGTTCTAGACAAAGTCTATAAAGGAATTGAAAAAGCCGCTACCGCGACTGAACAGTCTAAAACGGATGAAAAACCTAAATCCTAAATTGTGGTGTTATTTTCACCAAACGATTGCCTTAATAAATTGTAACAATGACGAATTGGAAACGACTTATAGTATCTGGTTCAGACGCTAGTCTGAAGTCACTAGCCATATCTGGTGGTGACGTTATCATTGATGATGGTGATCGATTAGCTATTGGTAATGCTAATCCATTACATGATATTCATATTGGTAGTGCGAGTGGGTCGTTGGTAAGTCCAGCGGCTGATATATTCGTGAATAACGATGGGCGTGCCGATATCGTATTACGAAATAGTTTAAATGATATAGAATTTTCGTTATCTGCTGGTGAGGTGAATAATTTCTTCATCGCTCGGGGCGATGCTGGTATGTCATTTGTCACGGCTGGTGCTGGTGCCATAGCATTCGATGCTGGTAGTGGTACGGATGAGGTTGAAGTAACTAATGGGGTAGTTGACATTAATGGTCGACTCGACGTCAATGGGCAATTATATTATTCCACACAAGGAAGTACAGCCACTTCACTAGTTGGTCGTGACTCTACTGGAAAACTTACCACGGATGTTTCTGGAATAACTTCAGGATTTGGTGGTGGTGAGTGGGGTCGTACTGGAACTACAATTTATTATAATAGTGGGTCAGTTGGTATAGATACTGAAACGCCAACAACTCTACTAGAGGTGAGTGGTACATTTAAAGCGACTGATAATTCATCGATCGGTGGTGAGCCATCGTCGGTCGCAACTTTCAGAATAGTTCGGGGCGAAAGCGTTCCTAAAGTTTGGACAGATGCAGCATTTTATGCGAATACGCCATTAGTAATTGAACGAAATGATAATGCGTATGTGACGTTTTTGGGTAGTAGTAGTAAAACGAGTGGGTTTGTATTTTCCGATGAGGATGCATGGCTCAGAGGATCAATGATTTATAAGCATGCGACTGATATGTTGGTGTTTAGAGCGGGCGGTACAGAAACTCTATGGAATAGAAACGGTAATGTCGGAATTAAAACAGACGATCCACAAGCTTCATTAGATGTTGGTGGGGATACTGATGAGACTATACATTTGGGAAGGGCTAAATTCGGTTCATATGTCACTGATTATATGTATTTGTCACACTTCGATAATGGGTCGGGTACGAATTATGCTATAAAGCAAGCTGCTGGAGGCTCCACAACGGTGAACGCAGCTTCAGGACAAGACGTGGAGCTGGCGATTAATAATGATCCAATTCTAGGTGTCTATGGGGCAACTAACCGAGTTGGAATTAATACGAACACGCCAACCGCATCGTTGCATGTGAGTGGTGGGGCTCATATTGATGGTGATACGTCTATGATCGGGGGACTACAGATAAATGCTGTATCACCCGGGGAATCAACTCATAAACTATTAACTTGGAATAGTTTAGGGGGTGCCGTTACATATTCGACTTCGAGTCTTAACCTCGATGGTGGTGCGACGATGACGATCGAACGTCCAGTAACCAATTATATTGATTATCCAATATTTAGAGCACCTTACGATTTAACGATTTCTGAAGTTAATGCGGTGATTTATGGTGGGACGTCGGTGGACGCGTTATTAGTTTTTGGTACGGATAGGTCTAATCTCACTTCAAAATTGATTAGCTCGTCACATACAGTTGACTCGGCAACTGTTGGGAACACGTTGACATCGTTTAGTACGGCATCGATGCCGATGGATAGTTTTTTAATCTGTTCGATGAGTTCGAATGTGGGGAGCGTGCAACTATTAACTATATCAGTGAAATATAAAAAAGATTAATATATAACAAAAAGAATATATAATGGCATTAAAGACAAACTACGAATTAGATAATGTGATTTACAGCGACGCGTACTTACGAATTCACAAGATACGAACAGTTGCAGTTGATTATGAATATTTTGAAAACGTCGACGATCCAGAGCGACCAGATATTGCACAGGAACTGAAATGGAAGATTCGCTTAGAATCCTCAGCTACTGCATATGTATGGAACGGTAAAGAGTCTAGAGATAATAGAGCACAGCCACTTAAATGGTTTAGTTTTGAGTTTGAATATGATCTTGATAGTCCCAAAAATATATACGCACAGGCATACGATGCACTTAAAACTGCGAAGGAGTTTAGTGACGCTGTAGATGTTTAAGACCATGATGCCATATTTATAATAAAGGAAATAATATATGGCTTCTGATCCTACAATATACGCTGGCTCGGCGAGTTTCTTCCCGGGCGACACCCCGTTTGGGTTCTACGACAACGACACACAGTTTCAATACGATGCTGAGAAGATGGCTAACTATTGCGCTAGGCGGTTAGGATATCCCGTTGTGGAAGTTGAACTAAATGAACTTCAATTCTTTTCAGCATTCGAGGCTGCAATCACGGAATACGGAAATCAGGTAAATACGTACAGTGCTAGGGATAATATTTTAAATTTGATGGGATTCGATACTGGATCACAAGATATAAATCAAAAATATGTAGAGCCAACACTTCGTGGGTTATTTAGACTAGCTAAGCAGTACGGTAGTGAAGTTGGTGTTGGCGGTAATCTTACGTGGTTTTCTGGGAGTATTTCATTAGAGCCTAATAAGCAAGTATACGATTTAATATCAGATGCTACTATCGAGACTGGTAGTTTCAGTACCGACGCATTTACTATACGTAAGGTATTTCATGAAGCTACGCCAAGTATTATGAAATATTTCGACCCACACCTTGGTACTGGTCTAGGTTCTCAACAATTTCTAAGTCAATTCGGTTGGGGTGGATTTTCAGCACCAATGAATTTCTTACTCATGCCGATGCATTATGATCTACTTAGAATGCAAGCTATTGAATTTAATGACCAGATTCGAAAGAGTGGATATTCATTCAAACTGACGAATAATCGCTTACGTATATTTCCAGTACCTCGTCAGGAAATGAAACTGTGGTTCAATTATACGTTGGACGCTGAGGCTGGACCGGGCGGTATCGGCGGTCAAGGTACTGACGGTGATGGTAAAATATCAGATCACAGTAATATACCTTACGGTAGACTTGTATATAGACATGTCAATGAGATCGGACGACAGTGGATTAGAAAATATACTCTAGCTATCTGTAAAGAAATGTTGGGGTATATTCGAGGTAAACACCAAAATATACCAGTTCCAGATGATGATACGACACTTAATCATGCCGATCTGATATCCGCTGCCGAGAATGAAAAAACCCAGCTAATAGAAGAATTGAGGGAAATGTTAGATCAGATGTCTAGACAATCACAGTTAGAGCGAAAGCAAGCTGAAGCTGACGTGTTAGCACAACAATTAGCAAAAGTACCATTGAAAATTTATATAGGATAAACAACATGCCGTTATATGGTGGCCCGAGAGATCGTGCATTAATTCGAAGAATAAATAATGAACTACTCCAACGTATTATTGGGGTGGAGGTTGCTGTGTATAAACTAGCCGTAGCGGATATGGACTCCAACATTTATGGAGAATCTAGTGAAAAGCGGTACTACAATCCAATGCGTGTGCATGCACTTGTTAGGCGAGATGACTCGATAGTTAACTTATCGGAGACGGGAGAGATCAGTAAGGATAAGACCTTGTCTATAGGATTCTTACGAGATGAGTTAGTTAATCTAAATCTTGTCATGGAAGTGTCTGATATCATCGAGTGGGATGGTGGGTACTATCAGGTAGACAATGTGCGGCAGTCATCAGGTCAGTGGTGGGGACGTAATCCAGATACCTCAATACCAATTGCTGAAGGAGATTCTGGGGATCATGGATATTCAGTGTCTGTTATTGTTGAAGTTCATAGAACATCAACGTCAAACCTTAATTTGGTGGAGACTCGGTCTGGGATCAATAGTCTAACTACTAAATCTAAATTGCCGAGGAATTTATAATGGCACGTAACCAAGAAAGAATACCACCATTCGAAGAAGGATATCAGGCTGGTGAGTTGAATAGAGCAACCCAGATGCGTAGGGATACCGACACGGTAAAAATCCCAAAGGTAACCTTATACGATATTGACTATGCGATTATGTATCATCTATCAACCAATATGAAACTAAAGGTTAGAGAAGACAATCGGATGATCGACGTCCCAGTACTGTATGCTGACGGTGAGAAGTGGGCACAAATAAGATCGCGTGGATTTCTAAGGGATGAAAAAAATAAAGTGATGGCACCTATGATAGCCATTAGAAGGTCTAGTGTTGAACCAGACTCTAGATTACCATACCCAGATTTAAACAATTATGTACCATTCAGGAAGTTTTACCCATATAAGACTATGAACATGCAGTATGATAAGTTATCTGGGCAAACGCTTAGAAAACCATCGTATGACTTTTACATGGTCGATGTACCTAATTATGTTAGAGTTCAGTACGACCTGATCATATGGACGAACATGGTTGAACAGATGAACGGATTAGTTCAAGCTATTGTGGCGGTTTCTAACCACTTGTGGGGGGACTACCACACATTTAGGGCAGTTGTTAATAACGCATCGATGAACACCACAAATAATGTGGGGGAGGATAGGGTCGTATCAACTACGATATCTATGCAAGTTGATGGGTGGTTGCAGGAAGAATTTGAGTACCATGAGCCTACTATGCGGAAGGCACATACAGTTAAGACGGTAAAGTTCGAAAACGAGAAGGAAGAATTTGATTTTTACACAGAGATGCCGTCTCCGTTTTTTCCAAATAAGCACATAAGCTCAGAACCCAAGCATATCCAGCTCATGAATAAGCGGCGAAATTTGAGATATCGATAGTGTTTGGATTTTTTGAAACATATTTATTACAAAAAGAGGATAGTTTAGAATGGCAAAGAATGTATTTTTATCTCCGGGTGTATTTACCAGAGAATTCGATCTAAGCTTTATGCAAGACCCAATCGCACCAGTGGGTGCTGCAGTTATTGGGCCAGCGGTTCGTGGACCGGCTCTTGTACCTACCCCAATCTCTACATACTCAGAGTATATTCGTTGGTTTGGAGATACATTTACATCGGGGTCTGGACAACTTGAGCAAGAGTATAAATACTTGACATCGTATGCGGTACAGGAATATTTAAGATACGGTGAGGTAATTACTGTAGTTAGAATTTTGGCAGGTGCTTACACCCCAGCATATTCGAATGTAATTAATTCATCATCATACCAATTAGAACTTGCAGGATCAGGCGCGTATGCAGCTAGTAATATGTCGTTCAAGTTGGAAGCACTTACAGATGGTGACATCACAAATAGTGGTCAAAACTTAGCATCTATTTCTGGATCAGGATTTGACGCGGATAATGGAACTGACGGTTTATTAGTTTCTGGATCGAAGTATAATATTCGGTGGGAAATTTCTGGAGTTGATGAGGCTAGAGGTACGTTTGATTTATTGATTAGACGTGGTGATGACTATAATTCTAGAAAGATCGTTCTAGAACAGTATTCTCAGCTTTCGTTAGACCCTAGCACGGCTAATTATGTTACACGTGTTATTGGTGATCAACAATGGACACTAAGATACGATTCTGGTGGAGAACCATATCTTCAGAAATCTGGATCATATCCTAATAGATCGAGATTTATACGTGTTAAGGATGTACAAAATACGTTAAATTATATAGATAACTCTGGACAAGTTAGAGATAGTTCATTGACTGGTTCATTACCATCTATAGTATCTGGAACATTCGGATATGGTAACGAAGGTAATGTGGCGCATCCACGTGCTATGTATCATGCTATATGGAACAACAATACACAAGGATTCAATCCAGCATCTGCTTCTGCGGGTAAAACTGCATACGAAGATGCGATCGACATCCTAGCAAATAAAGATCAATTTGACATCAACTTGTTGATGACTCCGGGTCTAGTCGAAGGTGGAGCAGATCATGCTAAAATAATCACACGTGCAATTAATATGTGTGAAGATCGTGGTGATATTTTCTACATCATCGATCCGACTACATTTGGATCGACAGTAGGTCAAGCACAGTTAGCGGCTGAAGGTCGTAACACTAACTATGCGGGTATGTATTACCCATGGGTACAGATTCCTGATCCAGACTTAGGTCGTTCAGTATGGATACCACCATCTGCTATCGTACCGGGCGTGTTCTCATTCAATGACCTTGTAAGACATCCATGGTTTGCACCAGCGGGTCTTAACAGAGGTGGGTTAGATATCGCAGTACAAACTGAAAGATTGATGACTCAGAATGATCGAGATAATTTGTACATTAAATCTGTGAATCCAATCGCAACTTTCCCACGTACTGGTGTAGTTGTTTGGGGTCAGAAAACATTACAGAAGAAAAGATCAGCACTTGATAGAATCAACGTTAGAAGACTTCTTATCGATGCGAAGAGATTCGTAGCACAAACAGTTAAGTGGTTAGTATTTGAGCAGAATACGGTTGAGACACGTGCTAGATTTATAGAGTTAGTTGAACCTTATTTTAGAAGAGTCAAAAACCAGCAAGGGCTTTATGACTATCGAATTGTGATTGACGAGCGTAACAACACTCCAGATGTGATCGATAGAAATGAAATGCGTGCGAACATTTACTTAAAGCCAGCTAAGACTGCAGAATTCATTATAGTTGATTTCGTAGTTCTTCCAACTGGTGCATTGTTCCCACTTGACTCACAGGAATAAAATTTGATTTAACTGATATTTATTAGAAAAGAGGAATATTAAATGCCAAGAATAGTAGTACCTGATGCGCACCATCCGAGTTTGCAGTTTCGTTACCAAGTAACTACATCGAAGTTACCGAGTGCGCAACTTTATGCAAGATCGGCTCAACAGCCATCATTCGACAACGCTCCAGTGAGTGTAGAGCATATTAATTACTACTTCAAAGTGAAGGGTAAGACTCGGTGGAATGACATCACACTATCTTGCTATCAGTTTGAAGGAATAACAGCAAAAGAACTTTGGGATTATCTTAACGGTAGTCACCAAGAAGTTGAGGGTGCAGTTGACATGTACGCTCCATCATACAAGCATGATATGCAGCTAATGATATTAGCCCCAGACGGATCAACTCCAGTAGGGACATGGAAACTAGTAGGCGCATTCATTGCTAACGCATCGTGGGGTGACATGGATTGGGGAACTGATGACGTTATCCAATGTGATATTACCATATCATATGACTACGCAACTTTCAGCTAATAAGTTAATTAATTAAACGAGGAATTTTAAAAATGAATGAAACTACTAAATCACTAATTAGACACATATTAACCGCAGTTGGTACTGTGTTGGTATTGGTTGGTGTAAACGGGGCAGTCCCAATCGTAGACTTTTTACAAGAAAATCTTGACAGTATGTGGGAAGCAATCGTAGCGATTGTAGGTTTTGTAACTACATTGATTGGATTTTTTACAGATAAAGGTAAGCGGTTCGAGGTTAGAGCTGCCGAGAAATCGTAAACTGAAAAGTTCGGAATGGATATAAAGGCATTTGCTACGGCAGATGCCTTTTTTTGTTGTATGGCTATTTATTATAAATGAAGAGTATCAAATGCCTAGATTAGCACAACCTGATGTATTTCACCCTAGATTGCAATTCCGTTATACGTGGTTTACGTCCCACTTACCGGGCATCTCGATATACGCAAGGTCAGCTCAACAACCATCGTTTGATAATAATCCAGTTACGGTGGATTTTATGAGTAGTTATTACAAACTAAAAGGTAAGACTCGGTGGAATGACATCACACTGACATGTTACCAGTTTGAAGGGATTACTGGTCGGGAGTTATATCAGTATTTGAATAATGATCATTTTAATGTTAGCGATGCCGTAGAAAACTTTGCAGATGAATATAAACATAAGATGCAATTGTTTTTACTTAACCCATTGGGAGTTCCGACTGGGATATGGACGTTGGAGGGAGCATTTATTGCGAATGCGTCATGGGGTAGTATGGATTATGGGTCGGACGAAGTTATGGAATGTGAAATAACTATTTCATACGATTATGCGGAGTTTTTATAAAAGGAAAAATAATGGCAAGATTATCACCATCTAGTTATAAACCAATTTTACAATATCACTTCAGTGTGAATTTTACGAAATACCCACTTCAGTTGCCGTTGCAAAATACTGCAAATTATGCGCGGGGTACCGATTTACCGTCAGCGGATAATAATCCAGTATTGGTTGAGTATGGTAATACCTACATGTATGTGAAGGGTAAGACTCGATGGAATGCTATTACTATGCAATTTTATTCATTATCAGACCCAGATACGAATAAGCAGATGTGGGATTATTTAGGAGTCCATCAAGATTCTGACACGGGAGCTGATAGTTTCAAGGCAGATTATGCTGGTGATGTTGCTATAACCCTATTAAATCCAGACGAAACACCTGTAGGGACATGGACACTAGTCAATGCGTTCATTTCGAATATTAACTGGGGTAATGTTGATTGGGCATCTGAAGATGTAATTCAGCCTGAGATTACATTTGTGTATGATCATGCGGTCTGGTCTTGATATAAATTATTTTACATACTTATACAAAAGAGGTAATTAGTTATGACAAACGTTGTTAATCCAATCCCTAACGGGGATGCAAATGAGCGTGCGACCGCTGAACAGTCGGTAGCAAATGCTCAGGCTGAAATTCAAAAAAGAATGGACGCGTTGAAATCTGGTGAAGCTACTCCAGAAGAATTTAAGGAAATACATAAGCAGGAAATTGTTGAGGGTAACAAAAAATCAAAATACCCGACACTTATCGTAGACTTGCCTAGTAAGGGATTGTTATACCCCGAAAACGATCCACTGTCGGCGGGTACCGTGGAGATGAAATATATGACCGCTAAGGAAGAAGATATTTTGACCACTGAATCTTATATTAAGAAAGGTGTGGTTTTGGATAAATTATTTCAATCATTAATTATTTCAAAAATCAATTACGATAATATGCTGATCGGTGACCGAGACGCTGTCATGATAGCAGCTAGAATCTACGGGTATGGTGAGGAGTATACGACCAAAGTCACAAGTCCGTCTGGAAATACGATGACGGTACCTATCGATCTTAACGAGGTTCCACATAAAGAAATAGACGAATCCATGTATGTGGGGCGGGAGAATAAATTCTTCTATACAACTATGGACGGGACTGAGATTGAATTTAAACTATTGACCAACGGAGACCAGAAAGAAATTCAAGCTAATTTGAAGAAAGTTAGACGGGGTGACTCACGGGATACGCAACTTACTTCTAGATTGTACCAAATGATACAAGCCATTGGTGGGAACAGAGATCGTAAGTTTATTAAGACGTGGGTCGAAAATGACTTTAGAGCAATTGATAGTCGGAAGTTTCGAGAGTATGTGAATGAGATACAACCGGGCATCGACATGTCCATCGAAATTATCGATGAGGACACGGGGGAGCCCTTTCGTACTAACATTGCCATCGGACTCGACTTTTTTTGGACTAACATTTGAGTATAACCAACGAGTCTACGACCAGATATTTGACATAGCATTTTACGGTCAGGGTGGAATGACGTACGATGAGGTATTTAATATGCCAGTTAATTTACGGTCGTATTACTACGCTAAACTTGCGGATATAATGGAGTCTAGGCGTAAAGATGCAGAGCAAGCGAAAAACAATGCGGGACGCAAACGATGATGTTTGTCGTCCCGTTAATATTTATTATAAAGGACATTACAATGGCTGATAAAATTAAAGTATATACCGAGGGTGTTTTCTCGTCAATTCTTAAGATGATTGGTGGTGGGAAGTTTCGAAAGGAAATGAGAAAGATAGAGAAGATGGCTAAAGACGATCCAGAGTTACAGGCATCGATAGAATCCGTTGCCAATCAAAATAAAGAACTACAACGTAGAATAAAGAATTTCTGCAAGCGAAATCCTCACCACGATATCTGTACAGGGAAGGGTGGGAAGTCTAAATTGATAGATGTGGAATATTAAATAGGAGTATAAATTTTGGCACTCGACCCGAAAACTGTAGCAGAACTTAATAGAATTATCAAGATACTTGCCTCAACTGGTAGTGAGGTTGGTAATAAGTCTCGTGAACTAGTCACGTTGATGTACGCAATCCAACAGGGATTTGTTGACGTCGGCGACAAGATGGATCAGGTATTATCTGATGTTGCTAGTGGTAAGTTTGAGAAAAAGAACTTCACGGCGTATGTTAAGACGTTGGGTGTCACGAAAAAACAGTTAGTAGCTATCAGAAACATCCACGCAGAGGTTGGGAAGTTGACTGATGACCAGATTATAAAAGCTCGGGACTATGGTAGAATTCTCGATGATATAAACTCTAGCGATCGTGAGCGATATGATCTAACCACACTTACGTTAAGTGCGTTCGACAACATGAATTCCCAATTGAAGCAACAACGTAAACTGGTCGATTCGATTGGTATCTCGTTCGGGGACAACGCTGGCTTGATTAATAAACAAATAAAGAAACATAAAGAACTGAGTAATGTGTTTCAGAACGAATTCCTACCAACTAAAGAGATTGAAGATCATTTATCAACTATAAATGACGTTGTTGATAATATTACTGGTAATAAATTTACACTAGAGGGGATCGGGACTGTATCACCAGACGAAGCAATTAACGTTTTAGGTACTATATCTGATGAGCAACTTAGATTACTTCAAGTTGAGGCAGATGTTCGTAAGAAAAAATTAAAAGAGTTTGCTGCTTATGCTTCGGGAAAAACTATTGATATTAAAACTGGTGAGATTTTCGGAAAAGATAAATTTAAAGCACTAAGTGGTGCTGCGTTGGCGAGTACTGACAAGATGCTCGAAAAGATGACAGCTAACTATGAGTCGATCGTTGAGCAAGCAATTGAACATGGTAGCCTGACAGAAGAGTTATTGGATGGGTTGACGGATATTGAGAAAGAAGCTGTTAAGCACTTATACGTCATAACCGACGCCAATCAGATATATGAGAAGCAGTTAGAATTAACGAAAGAGAATGCCAAGCATTTACTGAAATTCAGACCAGCACTAAGTGCTGCCGAGGATGCTTCGCGTGGGTTTGCTAACAGTTTAAAGGGTGCACTGGATGTTATTCCAAAGGGATTGCAAAAAATATTAGGTATAGAAAATGCTGTAGCTGACGTGGAAGCGTCTGGTAAAAAGGCTATTGGAGTATTCAAATCGAAGTTGATAGAAACTGGTAGTGCTTCAGAAGCTGTCGGTGCGTCGATTAAAGCTTGGGGTAGAGGTATTAGTAGCTCCGTTGGATTCCTAGGTGGATTCGTAATACTATTAGGTGGATTATTTAAGTTAACTTCATCCATAGAGGGAAAATACAAAGATTTAGCACATCATCTTCACATATCTACAGGACAGGCTAAAGAGCTATATGCGGCTAATTTGAAATTGGTAGCATCACAGAAGAACCAATTCTTGACGCTAAAGGACATATCAGACGTTCAGGCGGCTTATGTGCATGCGACTGGGCAAGTATTCGATTTAACAGAGAAGGGCGGTCAGAAGCTCGCTATGAGCCTCGGTGAAATGGGTAAAGCGTTTGGGTATGGTGCCGAAACTGCCGTGGAAATATATGAAGTGTTCTCACAACTAGGTGCTGATAAGAAATTAGCGAATAAATTGCAGGCAGAATTGGGATTCATGAGTGAGATGGCAGGGCTATCTCCAAATATTATAGCACATGATCTTATAGAGTCTGCCGATATTGTAGCTACCTATTTTGGCGGAATGCCAGAAGCTGCTGGTAGAGCGGCTATCGAGGTACGTCGAATGGGTATGAACCTGAAAACGGCTGGTGAGATATCTAGGAAGATGACACATGGGATGGAAGGGTTCATGACTGATATGTTTGAACTCGCAGCTATGGGTGGCCCAGACCTCTCCGCGGCGTTCGAACTCGGAGTCCGTGGCGATATCGAAGGGATGACAAAAGCTATTATGGAAAGTATCGGATCGTTAAGTGAATTTAACGATATGGACTTTTTACAAAAAGAAAAAATAGCAGCAACATTGGGAATGACTTCAGCCGAACTTGGTAAATCACTCATGTTGCGTGAAAAAATGGCTGGTATGAGTAAGACTGAGCAGGATATTGTAAACTCTAATTTAGCATCGTTCGGTAATATAGCTGATATGGATCAGCAAGCAATTCGAGATAGAATAGCACAAGTTGAATCAACTCAGCGGCTGACAGTTGCGTGGGACAAAATTAAGGCGGTGTTTATTAAAGCTTTACTCCCAGCGGTTGAATCATTCGCTGATATGTTGACTGGAGCAGCACCCGCAATCAATGCTATAATATGGGGGTTAGGTATTGTAGCCAAATTGGTGAAGGGTATATCGTGGTTTGTGGGTGGTATGTTAACTCCATTTAAAACAATATCTGGTATAGTTGACGGAACAACCGAAGGGTTGGAAGGCGTATTAAAAACATTAGGATCGATATTTATAGCATGGAAACTTTTAATAAAGCCTGCCTTCAAGTTCGTTAGACTTCTTAGAAATGGGAAAGGTATAATTAAATCAATGGGTGCATTCACGAAACCACTAGGTAGTATATTTTCTAAGATAATACCTAAAGGTTTCATGAAATCACTGGGCGGTATAAAATCCAAAGTTGGTGAATTATTATCAATGTCGGGTGGTAAGGGTGGCGGTGTGTCTGGGACTGTAACTGAGACATTGGCTGGGACTGTAACTGAGAAAGTCAAGGGTGGTAAGGCGAGTGGTATGGTTCCCGAGGTAGATTTACCCAAAGCTACTAGGGGGGCGGATAAAGTTAAATCTGGAATGGGTGACAACTTACGTAATTTCTTCAGTGGGTTGGGTGATGGATTAAAATCTATGAGTGGCACTAAAGTATTATCTGGCGCACTCAATCTAATCCCAGCATCGATTGGACTTGTGACAATGATACCCGGTGTCGTTGGTGCCAAACTAATATCAATGATAGATGGGGGTAGGTTAGAAAGTGGTCTCGCTGGAATGGCTAAGGGTTTGAGTGTGATGGGTAAAGGTAAAGTATTAGTTGGAAGTTTAGCACTGATAGCTGCCAGTGTCGGGTTTATAGCAATGATTCCTGCATCGATTGGTATGGCATTGTTGGGTGCTACAGCTCCATTAGCTGCCGCTGGGTTGGCTGTATTGGGACCGGCAATTGCAACATTCGGTGGGATTATGATGTCTGGGGCTGGTGCCGTTGGATTGATAGCATTTGTTGCTGCTGCTATAGGATTGGGATATGCATTAAAATTAGCAGCTCCAGCGATCGCAGCATTTATTCCAATAGTGGAGACATTTGGTACCATCATTCGCGCTGCATTTGATGGTCTAGGTACGGTTATAACTTCGATTGCAACTGGATTTGCAACTATGATGAAAGCTGTTACTATGGAACGTGTGGTAGCTATGACTGCGATGGGGCCAGCACTTATGAGTGCTGCCGCTGGTATTTTAGCAATTTCTGCGGCTATGGCTGGTGGATCGATAGCATCATTTTTCGGTGGTCGAGTATTAGATGATTTGGAATCATTGGCATCTATCGCAAATCCATTAGGTATAGCATCTAAAGCAATCGCATTATTAGGTGAATCAATTAGACATTTAACTGAGGCATTAGCTGCAGCAGACTTCACTAAGCTGAGTGAATTCGAAAAACTTAAGGGAATAGCTGAGAATGTTGGTATTGGATTCAAAATGCGTGGTGGGGATGCTGGTGTAATACAACCCCCATCGTCAGAGTCTACAGCACAAAACGTGGCGGTGGCAGAACCACCAGCACCAGAAACTACCGCACAGAATGTAGTTATTAAAGAGGTACCAGTATCGACAACTCAAGAATCGAGCACTACACTCGATCCAATACAACAAGCTGTTTCTGGGTTTGGGAGTGGTGGTAGTACTAAAAAGATTGAGTTGTTACTTGGTCAATTGATAAATGAGATGCGTGGGTTGAATCAACGACCGATTGTTGTTGATTTTGGTGATGGGACGTTGAAGACCTTAAACCAGAAGATGAAAGGAATGAATAATAATAGGTAATTTTTATGCCAAGACCTAGAGGTGGATTAGGATCGGAATTGTTTTACTTTAGACCAGCGTTGCCCGGGAAGGGGCTTCAGCCTAAGATATCATTTGATGCTCATATCACTGGTTTGACGGACTCTAGTAGCCCGGGGTGGGGTGAAAGTTATGACATGGGTCGACCCGATCCAGTCATGACATATGGTAATATGTCTAGAAATATTAATATATCGTTCATAGTAACTTCAGTTTCTAAAGAAGAGCAGACAATAAATTACTTGAAACTTAGAAACTTAGCTAATTTAACTTACCCAATATATGAGCAGGGTAAGGGGTATAACGCTCCACATGTGTATTACGGTGTTGGGTTTCACTTGAAAGGGTATGGTATTCTCACGTCAATTGATTTTACGTGGGACGGTCAACAGCCGTGGACTGGAACTCCGCCTAGACCATTATTTACGGACGTTACATTAAATATTCGTGTACTTGGTGATGATGCTGGGCAGCGACCAGAGTATCTTAATGGTGATTATAATTATTTTGGGGATTAATAATGCAGAGATACGAGAAATATGCAAACATAATAAAAACCGAGACGCAGCGAAAGCGTAGATACAGTACTATGTACTACCCATCTATTGAACGAAAGACTTCGGATATATACATAATTACTAGAAATAACGATCGGCTAGATTTACTTGCTAATAATTATTATGGTGATCCTAGATTGTGGGTTATTTTGGCGAAAGCTAACAAATTACATGCTGGGACGCTTAGGATACCAGCGGGTAGTCGACTGCGAATACCATACCCGTTAGATCGTGGTGATGTATTCAAACAATTTACAGATAAACAATTTTAAAAGTTATGGCAGAATCTTTATACAGACGTAGTCCTAAAGATATTTTCACTAAGACTGTTCAAGGTAGGTCTAAATTACTGAACGAGGCTCAAACTATTGGTGGTAAATCAATTCAGATGGTTAACCCAGCGTGGATACAGATAACTGGTGTTTGTAACATGTGTAGTGGTAAGGTTGAAGCGATGACACTGCCTAAAGAAAAGGGAAATTGGGACGATCTGTATAAGATCAATGGACTCAAACCATCTCCAATACTTGAGAATGTAACGATAACGTATGGTGGTGATTGGGGACTAGCACAAAAACTTACGGCAAATATAAAATGTTTTGATTTGGACACGTTCGATGCTGTTCGAAAAGCATTCTTAATGCCCGGTAACGAGATTTCCGCTGAATTTGGATACTCAACGTCTAATCAGTGGAATTCGCCAGAGCAAGAACATAATACTGTTGTTGGATTTAGAGTAGCGGTATTTTCATTTTCTGCTGGCGACGATGGGACTTGGATTGGGTCATTCACTGCAGTATCTTCGGCGGAGGCTATAAAATCTATAGACTTGATGCAGGGGTTGTCCGACGATGGGTTAAAGTATGACGTTGCTGGGAATATGGAGTCTAAGGAGCGGGTTGAAGTTAAGTCAATTGCGGAATTAGTAGCGTCAGATGCTCAACGTAATGGTTCTGAAAGTTTGAACCGTGTAACTGATAGCAAAAGCGGATACGTTATCAGTGATTTTGCCAAATATGACCCTACCGACAGGGATACCATGCAAGCTTCTATGGTTTTGTATACATCGAAGCATTTATATCAGTGGGGTAAAATTAGTGAAGCAGGGGCTTCTATTAGAAGGTATTGGAAACGGTACTGGAATACGTGGGATGAGGCTGAGCATACAATTCATCAAGTGTATGTTACCTTGGGTTATATAGTCGATAGAGTTATAAACGACAAAATAAAAAAATCAGTCGAGTCGGCGATTCTTGGTGATGATCTTGAAAAATTTAAAAAGTTAAAAATCAGATTTCATAAAGAATTCTCACAGTCTAGGCTTCCACCGCTTGTAGAATCTGGTGATCCACTTTCTGTATTAATATTGGGTGACGGTGTTGGGTATTTTAAGGGAGAGAATGGTCGGGAGATGAGTTTCAATCACCTTAGAGGGCAGGATGAGGGAAAGCAGGAGCATGTTAGAGCACTCACTGGGTTGGATTTAAGGCTAGATAAAATACTTATCCATCGGGATGTGATGATGGGTGCACTTGGGGATGCTACTGATGAGAAGGTAAATGAGTCCGAGACAGTTGATCCGAAGGATACACAAGATACCGTCATCAATTTGAATGATTTCTTTAAAAAAATATTTAGCATAATAAAGGAATGTACGGGTGGTGCCCTAGCACTTAGACTTGTATACGATCCAGATGACGAATCTCGGGAGACGTTATTAGTAGTCGATCAGAACTATGGTGGAGATTCTGAAATTCCTTGCTTTATTTTTAATCCAATCGACGGTGATGGGTCGACAATTTCGTGTAACATATCATCGAATGGTGGGTCGGGAGAATATCGAACTTCGATGTATTTAGCTAACTCTAAGAAGGGTGACGTTGCAGCTCGTATGCGTAATTGTGAACCAGAACTAGATGATGGTCGAAAAGTTAAGCGTGGTAAGGCTGAAGATCGTTATGGGGAAATTGTGTTATCACCGGGTCACATGCTATCGTACAGTTTCAGCGAAAAACAAATAGATGCACTGAAGGGTGTGATGGTAGACTTAACTAGATATTCGGGAAAGGCTCATGAACCGTTCGAGAATGTACACTGGCCGGGTATGACAATTGAATTAAAAATACATGGAGCGTGGGGTATTATACCGGGATGCGCTATAATGACAACACAGGCACCCGTGGAATGGAGAGTCGGTGGGAAGAATATATATTTCATGGTTACTGAAGTTACTCATAATTTTAATCAATCGGTATGGACTACGGATATCCGAGGGATCATGTCATTTTACGATAACCTAACAGAAGTAAAATTATAATGCCACTTAAAAGACCATATTACGCACTACATCAAATTGTATCTGGTAAATATACTGCTGGAAACGAATTCGTATTATCCGATGGTAGCGATTATATAGGGTCGTACCATATTTTACCAAACACTCAGGTATTTACAATGCCTATTCCTAAACTTGATAGTGAGGAATTGTTTGCGAAACGAACTGACATCAGTGAGGTGGTGAAGCGATACAATCTGATAACTCAGCAGGACGCTAGTCGTTACGTTTCCCCTATATCACAGCAACCGATGCCGTCGACTGATGATTATGAATTTGGTGAGATACAACGATTTTTTGTACAGAAACGAAACAATCCTAGAATAACGATTATGGAAATCGATGAGCCGCAGTTCAATAAAATCAATCAGACCAATGATCCGGGAATCAACGGCGTAATATGGAACAGCATACTAATACCGTGGGTTATATCTAAAATTCCACCAGAGGATGCTAGCATTATAAATCAACGATCACTAATTACCGCCGAGCGATCGTTTAGATGGATCAGTCGTTATGTTTCAAATTTCTTGGAATTCTACAAATAATTTTGCATTTTTGCTAGATGGTGAATCTAATAACGTCTAAAAATGCGAATGACGTATTGTCAAACTTATCACGTGAAACTTTCTGGGTACCTATCCAGTCCGACTGGACGCTACATCATACACAGAACAGAATCAGTTCGATGTATATCTACGACATTCAGACTGAAAATGAGTATATCGTAGGGTTCCACTCGGTTGATATGGATAATATTGACTTTGATTGGTTTATGGATCGTCTCCCGAATGGTAGACGTTTCTGTTATAGATTGAGATATCTAAAGACGGATACACCATTCGAGGACGCCGACATGTTAGTATGGTATAATACTGGAAAGCCAATAGAGCTTGATCAGGACGCGACCATGATATTCAGAAATTATCACAGACGTTATAAGGGCATTAAAAATATAAATGATTGTATACCAATCATGAAAATTCTAGAATATTGTCGGAGTGTTAGAAATAAATTCGTATCGTATGGATTAGATTACATTCATGTAAACTCTAAGGGCTATTTATTTTATAATGACGTGTACCTAAAATCGTTACACACAATAGAACTTGCTGGTATTTGTGTAGATAGTGAATTATTCAACGCTAGGTATAACAAAGATACTGATCCAATTGTATACACGGAATACAACCCATACACACTCACTGGTAGACCTAGTTCTAGATTTGGTGGGATTAATTTCAACTCATTGAATAAGAAGGATGGGTCACGGGCGATGATCGTTAGTAGGTTCGAAGGTGGGAGACTGTTTGAGATTGATTATGATAGCTATCACGTTAGACTGATCGGGAATATTATAGGTTTTGAACTACCAGACGGAAACTTACACGAACATTTTGCTAGGATATATTTCGGGAGGGATGATATAACACCCGAGTTGTATGAAAAAAGTAAAACGATAACATTCCAGCAACTATATGGTAAAGTTAAGCCAGAATACAGTCATATAGAATTTTTTAAACGAATACAAGAGTTCATAGATAGTCAGTGGAATGATTACGAAACTGTGGGCTATTTTAGTAGTCCATTGTCTGGTCGTAAATTCAGGGAGGGGTGGTTTGATAGTATGAATAAATCTAAGATGTTCAATTATATCATACAATGTTTCGAGTCTGAGGTTAATGCTGTAGTGCTTAGTGATATTTTACAATATTTATATCAGAGAACCAGTAAAGTTATTATGTATACGTATGATGCGATAGTAATAGATTACGATCCGTTGGATGGTATTGATGTTATTAGGGGTATTATGAAACGGATGACCAAATTTGGATATCCAGTACACATACAAGCTGGACTTAATTATAATGATATGATTGATGTTAAAATCGACTAACTCGGGGCTATGAATGGATTCATTGTTATTGTGCACGTTTGCACACAATTCGGATATAAAGCTAATAACTGACTACATATACCAGAACTACGAACTCGAGCGTGGGTCTATATTTGTTTTCGAGAACGAAGACGATCCCGATGAAATGTTTTGTACTTATAATGTAGTGTCCGTTGACCATTTCATCGAAAATACTATAATGATTCATCGTAAAAAGGAATCTAACACGTTATACACTATAAACGCGTTGAATGAGATTATAAAGTTAGCTAATGGTGGCTACCTAGATAAAAATTTCATCGTAGACTGGACACTATACATCAACTCCATGTTACTCTCAACAGACCAGTCAGTACGGGTAGTTCCACTCGTTCTAAAACACATCCTCAGAAAATAATTGTATTTTTTTTACCTTTTTTCTTGTTAATTCGGAATTATAATTGGATATTGCAGCCAATAACGATATTTTATTTTATTTATTAATTAAAACTTGGAATAATTATGGACATTAGTCTTTTGCAATCAAAGTTAAAAGAGTTGAAATCTCAGAGCGGTGAGCGGAGAATTCTTTGGAAACCGAAGCCGGGCAAGCAGGTAGTTAGAATCGTACCTTATAAGCACAATCCTAACTGGCCCTTTGTCGAACTGTATTTTCACTACAACATCGCTAGTAAGACGATGATTTCTCCATCTTCATTTGGGAAACGTGATCCTATTAAGGAATTTTCTGAAAAATTACAATCGACTGGTGATCGTGACGATTGGAAGCATGGTAAACGAATCGAACCTAAGCGACGTACGTATGTGCCAATATTAGTACGTGGTGAGGAGAGTGAAGGTGTTAAATTTTGGGGATTTGGAACCCAAATTTATGAACAATTGCTCATGAAAATTGACGACCCAGATTGGGGAGATATTACACACCCAATGGAAGGTAGAGATATTACTGTGATGTTTGAAAAGGCGTCCGGTCCGAATTCCTACCCAAAAACTACGATCGACGTGAAGCCTAATCAAACGGTTGTTACTGAAAATCGTGAAGTTTTAGAGTCTATGAAAGATATGCCAGAACTACCTACACTGTGGGATGAACCTTCATATGAAGAGTTAAAGGCTATCTTAGATGAGTATGTTGAGACTGGTGAGACTGTTCAGGGAAATACTGGTGCGAGTACGAATGCTGAAACTGACACTGCAACTACTGAAGCGGTAGCTACTGGAACTAAACCAGTGTCAACTGAAAATTCGACGTCTACCAAATCTGACGTTATGGAAGCGTTTGGTTCTTATTTTGACAAAAAAGGATCGTAATCATGGCTAGAAAAAAGAAAGCAACTGGGGTATCGATGGTAGACGTGACCAAGAATGTATCTGCTAGTTTACAGAAGATGTTCAAAAACACGGGCATTAATATTCAGAGTGGTATCACTGCGGATAGTTCTGCAAATGTAACTACGTGGATACCTACAGGATGTAGACCTTTAGACCTAGCTATTAGTAATTTACCAGACCGCGGGGGTTTTCCTTGCGGTCGGATTACTATCCTATATGGACCGGAGCAATCAGGTAAGTCATTACTAGCTATGCATGCGATCGCCAATACACAAAAGCTCGGTGGTAAAGCAGTTTACATAGACGCCGAGTTTTCAATCCATGAGGAGTTCGCGAAGTCTATAGGAGTAGACCTAACTCAGTTAGATTATCTAGCTGAGAATCAGGCGGAAACGATTATGGTACTGGTTGAAGGGTATTGTTCAGAATTTAGAAAGAACTTCCCAGATACGCCACTGACGATTGTTGTAGATTCCATCGCTAGTATGGTCACTGAAGACAATCTAAAGAATGGTCACAATTCAGTTGGTTATGATACGTCGTTATCTAAACTGTTATCAACTAGCTTGAAAGTGTTGGGTAGAGTTGTATCTGAGCATAATGTTGCACTGATATTTACCAATCAGGCTAGGATGAAAATGAATATACAGAATCCTAGAGAGAATCCGTACAAGCCATTTGGCGGTCAGGCAGCACCACACTACGCATCGCTGATAATCTTCATGGAGAAATCTTCGAAGATTAAGGGTAAGGTGAAGGGTGAGGAACGGTTGATTGGGAGATCGGCTAGAGTTCGGACTATTAAGAATAGGCTAGCACCTCCAGAGGTATCGTTAGTACTCGATATATACTTTGACCGAGGTATCGACGACTTTGAGAGTTGGTACAACATGGTTAAAGCGTTCGGTAACGTTACGTTTAACGGTGCTTGGATATCTTACACGTCGAAAGACGGTCGTGAATTTAAGGAAAATGGTTGGAATAAGTTTTGTAAAAAAGTTTTAGAACCAAATCCAGACATAGCTGAAGAAATTTGGTTACATACAGCTAATGAGTTTATCGTCAAGTATAAAAATAGGGACGAGGATACTGAAGGCATGGAAATTGTTAGGGAGTCTGAATTAGACACACCAGCGAATAAACTGAATAGTGATGGAGGCAAATAGACTCAAGAATCTTTTTTCTAAATTTAAAGAGGAACAAGACGCTATTAAGGACAGAAATAGTCGTGTGTTGATCGTGGATGGTTTGAATATGTTTATTCGATCATTCGCGGCATCACCCGCTATGAATGAGCGTGGTGAGCACATCGGTGGGACAATTGGGTTTATGAAGTCATTCTTCGCTGTTATTAGACGCTTCCGACCAACACGGTGTGTGTTAGTGTTTGATGGGTTAGATGGCGGTGCTAGACGTAGAAAGAAGTTTCCAGAATATAAATCTGGACGTAAAAATCGTGACAGATTGAATAGATTTTTTGAACTTGATGGTCATCTAACCGAAGGTGACTCATTCCAAATTCAGTTCGGTAATCTAGAACAATTACTGAACACGTTACCAATAACCATGATGTCAATCGATTATATAGAAGCGGATGACGTTATCGGGTATATATCGAAAGAATATTATAGTTATACAGATGTTGGGGATATTATAATTGTGTCCGCCGACAAGGATTTCTTGCAGTTGGTCGATGAGCGTGTTACCGTTTACAGCCCAATAAAAAAGAAATTATACGATATTGATCTCGTTAAAAAGGAGTTCAACATATCACCAAACAATTATCTCACTTTTAGGACTTTAACAGGCGATGTGTCTGATAGCATACCCGGTGTCAAGGGTGTTGGGTTAAAAACCCTACTGAAGTATTTTCCAGAGATTATAGAAGGGGACGTCGATCCACGGGGAATAGTTCAGTTAGCTAATCAGAAAATCGAGGAGGGTAGTAAGCGCAAGACCTATCAAAATGTGGTCAATGCGGCAGATCAAATTGATGTGAACTGGGACTTGATGCAATTATCAAATGTGGATATCCCAGACGCTAAACGGACTATAATACGTAGTATTATGGATGCGGAGGTTTATAAGTTAGATAAGCTTAGACTTAAGAAGCTTATTTATAAACATGGTCTCAACGACCACATACCACGATTTGATGAATGGATATACTCATCATTAACACAGTTAGACTTATATGCAGAATCTGAGTAGATACGGACATGGTTTTCAAGTAAAGTTATTGGCTTGTTTATTGACTGATGTTCATTTTAGTAGTAGGATTTTTGATATTCTGAGATCGGAATATTTCGATTCTGAAGCACTTGCATGGTTATGTGACGTGGTACTTAAGTATTATCAAACATATCACTGTATAGCGACTATGGACGTCCTTAAAGTAGAAATTGATAGCATTTCAGATGAAAACTTAAAGGCTGAGGTTGTGAAAGTGCTTCGGGAGTCTTACGGTAGCGTGGAATCTTCCGACTTACAATTTGTGAAGGAGTCTACAATCGAATTTTGTAGAAATCAGGAATTGCAGTTTGCCATTATGGATTCCGTTGATATGATCAAAACTGGAAATTTTGAAGGTATTAAAAAACGCGTTGATGAGGCATTAAAAAAGGGTGAAGACACTAACGTTGGGTTGGATTATTTGACGGAGATTGATCTTCGGTATGAAGATATGGCGCGGTCACCTGTTACTACTGGTTTTCCTTACGTAGATTTTTTAACTCAAGGCGGATTGTCTGGTGGTGAGCTGGGTATTATTGTCGGTCCGGGTGGGTCGGGGAAGTCTTGGGTACTGGCTACGATGTGTGCCAATGCAATGATCGCAGGGCATAAAACATTATACATAACGTTGGAACTTGGTGAGGCATACGTAGGCGTCAGGATCGATTGTATATTAACGAGTATTCCGATGAACGAACTTAAAGAGAATCGGGAGATTATTAAGAATAGACTGAAGCGAGTGACTGGTTCACTTAAAATTCAATGGTACCCCACTAGAAATTTATCTACAGTTGGGTTGAGATCATTATTAGATCGGATGTCTTTGCTTGGAGAAATGCCCGAGGTTATCTATCTAGATTATGCGGATTTGATGCGGCTTAGTAGCTCAAAGTCTAAGCGGAAGGATGAAGAGTTGCAGGAATTGTATGAAGAGATACGTGGTATTGGCGGTGAGTACGACATACCAATATGGTCAGCATCTCAAGCTAATAGATCGAGTCATGCTGATGAGGTTGAGTTTGTGGACGCTGGAATGATATCTGAAAGTATGGGAAAGCACTTCACCGCAGATTTTATGATGTCTATTTTAAGAAAAGAAAAGGATAAAATGTCGGACACTGCCAAATTTCATATTATAAAAAATAGATTTGGGGAGGATGGTGTGACATTACTGTCTAAGATGGATACTCAACATGGCGTACTTGAGATTTATAGACCTAATAGTCAGAAGAGCAGAGACTTAGAGGATAAGATAATTGAGAATGAGACTAAGCCAGATATTAAGCTGAAGGGGCATTATGAAAAATTCTTCGGCGATCAGGAGGCTAAAGCATGATATAACTTAAACCTATTGTTTGTAACGATGAAAAAATATATGATTTTTTTTACTCAAAACGGAGGTGAAAGGTGTTACTCGTGCATATTTATTAACGAAACGGAGCAATTTCGCTCTGGAAATTTTAACCATAGAATATTTGAGGGGGGCTATTAATTGGTGTATTTGTATAGATACGCCCCTAAATACTATTATCTAATTTTAAAGGAGAATTTAATGAACGTTGGTCAAGAAATACTATCCGACATCACGGTACACATGAAATATGCTAGGTACGTACCAGAACTGAATAGACGAGAAAACTGGTCTGAACTTATAGATCGAAATGTTGCTATGCATAAAGAACGATACCCAAAATTGGTGGACGAGATCGATTCCGCTTACAAATTTGTGAGGGATAAGAAAATTTTACCATCAATGCGTAGTCTTCAATTTGCTGGAAAACCCATTGAGATAAGTCCTAATCGTGTTTACAATTGTGCTTATCTACCAATAGACGATTGGCGAGCATTTTCTGAGGTTATGTTTCTATTACTCGGTGGGACTGGTGTTGGGTATAGTGTTCAGCAACATCATGTTGACGAATTGCCAGATATTCTTAGACCTAGGGAGGACAGAACTCGGCGATACCTAATAGGTGATTCTATTGAAGGATGGGCAGATGCTATTAAGGTTTTGATGAAATCGTATTTTTATGGTGGGTCGAGGTTGAAGTTTGACTTTAGTGATATCCGACCGAAGGGTGCTAGATTGGTTACTAGTGGTGGTAAAGCACCCGGACCACAACCTCTACGAGAATGCTTAGTAAAAGTCGAGGGGATTTTAAGTTCAAAACAAACTGGAGACCGATTAACACCCATCGAGGTTCATGACGTGGTTTGTCATATAGCTGATGCAGTTCTAGCTGGTGGTATTCGGAGAGCTGCATTGATATCATTATTTAGTGCGACTGATGAAGAAATGCTTGCAGCTAAGTCTGGGAACTGGTGGGAATTGAATCCACAGCGTGGTAGAGCAAACAACTCCGCAGTACTTCTTCGGTATAAAGTTGATAAGGATTTCTTTTTAGAATTGTGGGAGAAGATACAAGCATCGGGTGCTGGTGAGCCGGGCATTTATTTTTCGAATGATAAAGACTGGGGAACGAATCCATGCTGTGAGATCGCATTACGACCATTTCAATTTTGTAATTTGACTGAAGTTAACGTTAGCGACGTTGAAAGTCAGGAAGAGTTGAATGCTAGAGTTAGTGCCGCGTCACTGATCGGGACATTACAAGCTGGCTATACAGATTTCCACTATCTCCGACCAGTATGGCGACGTGTTACTGAGAAGGACGCGTTGGTAGGTGTTAGTATGACTGGAATTGGGTCAAATAAGTTGGTGGAATTAGACTTGAAAGAAGCTGCTAAGATAGTTAAAGACGAAAATAAACGAGTCGCATCTCTTATTGGAATAAATACTGCAGCTCGATGTACAACTGTAAAGCCTGCGGGTACTACATCGTTGGTGTTGGGATGTTCGTCGGGTATCCATGCTTGGCACGATGAATATTATATAAGAAGAATTCGTGTTGGTAAAAATGAAGCAATCTATACATACTTATTAGAGAACCACCCAGAACTTGTTGAGGATGAATACTTTAGACCTCATGATACTGCGGTAATATCAGTACCTCAGAAATCTCCAATCGGGTCGATACTTAGGAGTGAATCTCCAATCCAATTGTTGGAGAGGGTTAAGCGTGTATACGGCGAGTGGGTTAAACCGGGTCATCGACGTGGGAATAACACACACAATATATCCGCGACTGTTAGTATCCGTGAACATGAATGGGCTGCGGTAGGTGAGTGGATGTGGGAGAATAGACTGTCTTACAACGGACTTTCAGTACTGCCATACAACGGTGGGACTTACACACAAGCACCATTTGAGACGTGTGATCAAGAAACGTATGAAACCATGATGCAAACTTTACAAGAAGTGGATTTAAACAATATCATCGAATACGATGACAATACAGACCTTAAGGGTGAAGTCGCTTGTGCTGGTGGAGCCTGTGAAATTTAATAAAATTAAGAATTATGAATAGTTACAATGTAAAAGTCAATTCAGACACAACGATCAATTTGGAGTACAACTCTGGTTTAATCTCTTTAGGGATGAAGGAACCAGATAGTGCTCCAAATTATCATCGGGTAAATTTTAAAATAGTATTTTCTGGAACTGAATATAATATCGCAGAAGACGTTAAGAGTCTAGATTTAGAATCTTGGATACCTGCCGCATTTGATAATACTCTTATTATAGATTCGACTGATAAGGAATCGATTCTAGGTGTGCGTGTAATTGTCGCTGAACGTAGAACACTCGTTTATGTTGGTAAGCTTTTGATGAGTATGTTGCAGGCTAAGCTGGACGTAGTGGGTAATGCGACTACTATCGACAGTGTGACGTTTGTTGAATTAAATTAAAGGAATTATGGGTAAGTTTAAAAAGTTATCAGATGAAGATATTGAATATATCAAAGCCATCTATTTTACTAATATATCACATCAGGAAAAGTTAGATATACTAACTGCTAAACACGGTGTTGTTGGTCGGACAGTTCGTCAATGGTGGATTAAATTAGAACTGACTGAGGCTGGTCGTATTAGAAAACTGCCAAAGGTTTTACGTGATGCTCGGGAGAAAGAGATTGATGTTGAAACTGAAATCATTATGGTTACTGCAGCTCAAAATAAGACTATCGCTAACAGACCTATGTATGAAAATATGCAGGCTTATGGAAAGTTTATGGAGAGTGAATTTGGGAAGAAATCTCAAATCGTAATAATACCATCTAGGTATAGAAATCCAACATCTCCAGTGGAAGCTGAAAAGAAGAAGGTAGATATGTGGTGGGACTCTTCAGTTGTACCTGATATATACTATAATAAGCTTTTATTTGGTGACGTGATGATATCAGCCACTAGTAGGATCAGACCTACTGCTAACATGCCACTTAGTGGTTATGAAAGTTTAGCTTCAGATAATCATTTAATAATTGGACACCCACGTTTACATTTAAAGGTTATGCCTAGATTTCGGAATGACGATCTACGTATAATGTGTACTAGTGGCTACGTCACTCGAAAAAATTATTCGGATTCTAAGGCTGGTGATAAAGGATTTGTACACCATTCATATGGTTTTGTTGTAATTGAGAAAAAACCTGATGGTACATGTTACCCACCACGTATTGTTAAAGTTAAAGACGACGGATCATTTATAGACTACAAATACAGTGTTAGTGATGGTGATGTGGCTGTTATTGACGAGGCGGCTGCTTATGTTTGGGGTGATATTCACCACCGAGAACTCAATAAGCATAAATACAAGGCTTCCATGAAATTAACTAAGGAGTTAAATCCTGAAAAGACTGTATTTCATGATCTTTTTGATGGGTCGACGGTGAATCCTCACGAAAAGGATGATTTGTTCATTCGGAAGCTCAAAATTACTCAAGGGCTACATATAGTTGATGAAGAGGTGGAGGAAAGTCTTAAATTTCTGAAGAAATTCTCTAAGAAATACAAGGGAGACATATACGTGGTTCAAAGTAACCACGACGACTTCCTAGATAGGTATATTAATAAGCAAAACTGGAAAAATGATCTACATAACTCAGGGGCTTATCTTAAATATGCAGCTATACAACAGTCAACTGATCTTAGGGAATATGGAAACATTTACGGAGCCATTATTTCTGAAAGATTCAAGGGTAAAATAGTATATGTGCGTAATAACGAGTCACTTAAAGTGCAATCGTACCAGTGTGGGTATCACGGTGATCACGGTGTAAATGGTGCGCGGGGAAGTATAACTTCATTTAAGCGACTAAACACTAAAATGATTCATGGTCATGGTCACACACCAATTATGATGGATGGGGTTACTATGGTCGGTGTTTCGTGTAACCTTTGGCAGTATTACAATTCTAAGGGGCTGTCTAGTTGGGCGTATGCTGATTCTATAATTCATAAGAACGGTAAAAACCAATTAATAATATTTGATGATAAAACTTTTGAGTTTACAAATTTGAGGTAATGTTTCAGAACATATATTATGATAGATTTAATGAAGAAATACATCTGTGGGATGACGAGTTGGGATATAACCGATTCCCATATAAAAAGTATGCATATCTAGTCGACCCAGACGGTAAGTATAAAACCATGGACGGGAAGAATGTTCGCAAAGTTACTTCGTGGAGTAAGGATGCTGAAACTCTTGGTATGGTTTATGAGGGGGATGTGAAGCCAGAGATGCGAACGCTTATCGACCTATATGGTGAGAGTGATGAAATATCTACAAATCACTGTGTGTTCTTTTTTGATATTGAGGTTGCCAAGGAGGGGAAGTGGAGCACTCCAGATGAGGCTAAAAATACAATCACGTCAATTTCCTACTACGATTCTATTAGTAAACGATATACTTGTCTAATCTTGGACAGGTTGGATAGAATCAAGGACGGGGTAATTGCTGGTAGTGAAGTGAAGCGATTCAGTACCGAACGGGAAATGTTACTATACTTCATTGAGGTTTGGAATTCGCTACCCATTAGTATCGTGACTGGGTGGAATGTTTTGTGGTACGATTTAGTGTACCTATATAACCGTATTGAGCGTATAATCGGCAAAGGTCAGGGTAAATGGTTGAGTCCAATTAAACGGGTTGACTATTACACTACTAGACGTGGTGATAAAGTATTTAAAATCGGTGGAATTAGTATTCTTGATTATATGCAGTTATATAAAGAGTTTACATACACTGAGCAATCTAGTTATGCGCTAGATGCCATATCTAAATACGAACTTGGAAGGGGTAAAGTAGATTATGAGAAGGATTTAGATCACTTGTTTGAGACTGATCCTGTAAAGTTCATCGAATATAACGTTGAAGACGTTAGACTGATCGTCGACTTAGATGATAAGTTAGATTTTATAGCAATAGCGATGGGTACATGTCATAAAGGACACGTCCCATATGAAGACGTTTTCTTCACATCGAGGTATATGGAAGGTGCGTGTCTTACCGAAACTAAGAAGCGTGGGATCATCGCTACGAGGAGTAATCGGGATAGTGGGGGTAAGGCTAAGGGGGCATTCGTTAAGTCCAGTAGACCCGGACGATATGAGTGGGTATATGACCTTGATTTAACCTCACTATACCCATCAAATATTATGTCATTAAATATTTCACCCGAGACTAAAGTTGCTAAGATAATAGACTGGAGCTCGGAAGACTATTTACAAGATGTTGATCGAGATTTCACGATGGAACATTTCTTGCCTGATGGGGAATCTCAAATGGCTAATATTCCACTTAAAAAAATACGTAAATTTTTAGAAGATACTGGTTACAGTATTGCTGCTAATGGTGTCATATACCAGACCAAAACTCAGGGATTGATTCCAAGTCTTTTAGATATGTGGTTCGGGGAGCGGAAAGCATATAGGAAACTTGCTAGTGAAGCGCATGAGCGGGGGGACATGGAAACGTATGGATATTACAACCGTAAGCAGAAGATTCAAAAAGTATTACTGAACTCACTGTATGGAGTTTTACTACTGCCTGTATTCAGGTTTTACGATAAAGATAATGGTGAAGCGGTTACATTGACTGGTCAGCAGTTGATTCACTTCACAACTAAAATGGCTAATCATTTTTATAATAAGGAGTTAGGGACTGACGGTATCGATTACTGTTTATATACAGATACCGATTCGGTTTTTTACGAATCCATGCCGATAATTAATCATCGTTATGGTAAGGTAGATGAAGCCGACATCCCAGAGCTATCAATTCAAGTAGCAACTGAAGTTCAGAATTTTATCAATAAAGCGTATGATGTGTACGCTGAAAAGTTTCACAACATAACTGAACATCGGTGGGATATTAAGCAGGAGCTAATAGCTAGGAGGGCGTTCTGGGGTGCTGCGAAGAAGCGGTATGCCATGTGGATTGTTCGTGAGGGTAACGAGGTGAAGGATGAGGCTGATATTAAAGGATTTGACTCGGTTAGAAGTAGTTTCCCAAAACTATTTAGATCGTTCATGGAAGAACTTATTATTGACATTTTGCATGATGGAGACCCAGCGTCGTTAAATAGTAAAATAATTCAATTTAAGCGTCAACTATTTGATTATGATGTCATGGATATAATGAATCCAACTTCGGTGAAAGACATTGACAAGTGGCGACCTATGAAGAAGGGTATTGATGGGGGTGACGTTGTGGATAAGGGAGTGCGGTTTATGAAATCTACACCGATACATGTAAAATCTGCAATGAATTATAATCGACTCATGGAGGCGTTGGGAATAAATTCGGCACCTAATGTTGAGAATGGTGATAAGATATTATGGACATATTTAAAAGATAATCCGTACGATTTCAACACAATTTCGCTGATGGGTTATGATGATCCAGAAAAAATTGTTACATTTGTCAACAAGTATATAAATCGGGATAAACTTTTTGATAAGGCACTCGGTGGAAAACTTCAATCTATTTGGGATGATTTGGGATGGGGTAGAATTGTGATGAATCCTAATGTATCTAAATTTTTTATATTCGATTAGTATGGATAAAGTGTTATTGCATCGGGTTATAGGTTCTGGTTTTATACGTGGTATTTGCGATCGTGCGGTTTTATTTTTTGATGGTCGTAATCTATGTTGTGAGTTTATTTCTGAGAATAAAATATTAACTGGACGTGTTGTGTCTGTTAAATTTAACGACGGTAATAACTTTATAGGAGAGCATAAAATAGGTCTACCGAGTATTGATTCGTTTCTGAAAATGCTAAAAACGCTTGGTGATGACGTAACTGCTGAAGTTGAACGTGAGGGTAGGGATGAGCGATATCTGATTTTGGGTGATGGAACATTGCAGATGAAGTACGGACTGATAACAAATAGTCAGATGCCTAAAATACCTAGAATATCCATGGAAGCACTATCTAAAAATCCAGTTAAACTTCCAGTTGATAAAGATTTTATTACTAAGTTTCATAAATTGTCTGGGGCTATTAAAGATTGTAAATATTTATTCGTCAAGACTGATGGATCAAATATTGATTTAATCCTATCCCAGTCCGAAGATTATGAAACTGGTGCAAAGATGACCTACCCAATTGATGGCGGGGAAACTATAGAAACTTTAGTGTTTGACACAAAAACATTTAGAGGTGTTCTATATAATAATCGACATTGTGGTCGTGGTGTTATTGAATTTCATAGTGGTGGGTTGGCTGAAATCAATTTCTTTTCTGAAAATATTAAAACAAACTACCATATATTAGCAGAATAATTTAACTTTAAACTTATTACAAGATAGATATGATTTATGAAACTGGGACAGTATTGATGGAGAAGCAAGTAACTGATGAATTTTTGATCATGCTTGGTTATTCTAAAATGATAGGCGGTGAACCGTCTACGTGTTCATGTTTAGTCGTTACACCTAACGCTGATAATACTCGGGCGAGAGTCAGGGGTATAAAATTTGTCAGTGAAGATGACTTAGTTATGGTGGATCGACCAGTGTGGGCAGATTATATTAATGTTTCTTGGTAATTAAAATAGATTATTTATGAGTGTAATTAAAAAAACAGTGGTGCAGTTCACTGATGGTAAGTGCCATAGTTTAAATCTTGAAGTTATGGTAGATGACTCGGATTTATCGTTAGTGAATATACTAACTGATTTGAAGGTAGCGTTACCAATGGGTGATGTAGCAACGCAGCGGATGATTCCTGAATGTGTGGACGGTGATGGTTTAGTATTCCTAACTGAAGTTGCCGATGGTATTTACCGACCGAGTGTAGATGATATTGAGGCGTGTTACTATGATGATGTCGGTCTCCCACCACACGTTAAGAATTATTATGAGGGCGTCGTGGTCTTCGATAAAGAAAATTTCACTGAAGCCCTGTCGGGTGGGTATGAAAGTATTATATCAATATCAATTATTTCAAATTAAATTTTAACAAATGAGTTATTACAACGTGAAAGTGAATGTCACTACTGAAAGTGACAAGGGTCAAATTAAGCAGAAGTCAGAATTGTACTTGGTTGAGGCTGAGAGTGTAACGGAAGCTGAGGCTAAGATGTACAAAGATTTTGAGGGATATAATGACGATTGGGAAGTCGTTTCGACTGTTAAGACCAAAATTATTAAGGTAGTAGAATGATTCATATCATTGATTATATAAACACTGACGCTCGTCATATGGATCATTGGAGGACTGTAGTTCCCCAAGCATTGATAGATGCTGGGCACGAGGTGAATGTAATCAGTGGTACTGATGAGCATCTAGCTGCGTCGGAATGGAATCTCCTCGGGGAAATGTTTTATAAAACAACTCAGTTTGCTACATTGCATGATGAAATTGTGACTGGGGGAATTTCTCGAGGAGATATCTTAATAATCGGTGATGCTTGGAATCCTACGATTATATCGCTAAAATACATCCAATTGATAATGAATCTTGATGTCGTAGTGATTGGTATGTGGCGGGATGGGTTATTCGATCTTAATAGTAAAATCAGAACTGGACTATTGAGAAAGCCTAAGCATTGGGCTAGATCGTTCGAACGAGCCTTATATAAAGCATATGATTATAACTGCTTTATTACCGACAGTCAACATAAACGATTCATGAATCGGTATCGATATAACGAAACCAGTGAATCGTTAGTTACTGGTCTACCATATCAGAAGTTAATAGAGTTAAGATCACAATATAGCGTGGTTGACAAGGAAAATATAATAGTTCTACCACATGACTCTGCAGATTCTGATCAACGGAAAATATTTGGGGCTTTAAAAAATTACTTAACGGACTTCACGTTTATCGACTGTTATGAATTGCAATTGTCTAGTAGTGAGTACTATTCAATACTGAATCGGGCTAAAGCTGTAATGGCTATTAATTTATCAGAGACCGATCCGACTAATATATACGAAGCTATGTTGTTCGGTTGTGTCCCAATCATACCCGACGCGCTGATTTATTCGGATATATTCCCCGAACAATATTGGTATCCAACACACTACACTCAACCACCGTTTATGAACTTTGTTAGGGGTCGAGAATATATGCATAGACATATTAAGGATGTGATGGAGAATTACGATCAACTAAAACCAGAAAAATCCGTAGTTGACGCTATTGGGAATACATATTTTAACAATGACGGATTATTACAATTAGTTAATAAAATAAAGAAAGATTATGCTACAAAACCAAGGAAACGGGTTAGACCTCAACGTAAATTTAAGCGAAGCCGAAACAATTAAATGTGAAAATTGTGACGGTAGACTATTCAGCCAACACTTTATATTGAAAAAGCTACCAAAGATAATGGTTGGTGCTCCAACGGACATCCCAGTACCAGTACCGATATGGACATGCGCTGGATGTGGTACTGTTAATTTAGACTTTATTCCTAGAGGGGTTGGTACCGCTGAAGAATTATTTGACCTTAAAAGCGATGACGACAATGAGTAATGAATTAAGTAATTTCAATTTGATACGTCAGAACGAGAAAAATCGAGCATTGCGTGCAGTGTCTGGAAAGTTTAATAATGTAGATAACTCAGAACCTGAGCACGGCGGTGATGAAGACGTGTATGATATACTGTCCGATCTAACAACGCTAAATTTATCATCTAGAACGTTGCGTCAACTTGTCGGTAGTCGTACAGATATTGAATCTTCGGACGTAATTAAACATCTCCGTGATATACAAGATCAATGCCGTGTAATTATCGGTAAGTTGGAGGGGATTTGAGAATATTGGGCGTTGACATACCAGAACGGAAGCGTGAAGACTTAGTAGTTTCTTACACGCAATTTTCTGCTTATCAAAAGTGTCCTAAGAGTTGGGAACTTAAATACGCTAAACGTCTGGGTAAGTACGAGCCCAATATTTATCTATTATTTGGAACTGTTATACACGATACCATTCAACTTTGGATTAAAAGTATGTTTGATGGTGACGAATCTTACGATTATGTTGATTGTTTTCGAAAAAACATGATGAGTGAATTCGATAAGTTGGTAACTCGGTGGGGAACTACTTTCACTGACTTGGATACACTCATGGAATTTCATGACGATGGTATAGAAATATTACATTACCTGAAACATACACTTAGGCGGTATTTTAATCCACGTAAATATAATTTTTTAGGATTTGAGATACCCATCGTATATCAATGTGATGAGAGTAAGCCTAAACTTAAATTTCGTGGTCACTTGGATTTAGTATTTCAAGAGATCGGGAGTGGTAGATACATGATCATGGATATTAAGACTAGTACTAATGGGTGGGGTTTTTACCAACAGACAGACATGAGTAAACAGTCCCAACTTGTTCTATATAAATACTTTTTTTCCAAGATGTTTAACGTTCCAATCGACAACATCGACACGTTATATTTTATAGTTAAGCGCAAGCTCAAGGACGACACCCCGTGGGGAAATAGTAGAGTTCAGGAATATTCACCAATCCAAAGTACACAGGCGTGTGAGAGTATAGCCAACGAGTTTGAAACATTTGTTCGGGAGTCGTTTGATCATGATGGAACTCCCAGAACTGATATAGAATACCCAGCGATTTCTGGTGACGATGGTAAGAACTGTAAATTTTGTGAATTTTCAGATTTCGAGGAGCACTGTCCTAAAAAAAATAGAAAATAGTGCATATATACCTAGCGTGTATAAATTATTAAAAAGAATTTATATACTTATTGTAAACTAGTTATTATATGCACAAAGTAAACTTACCTAAGTTAAAGCGAGTCGATCAAGACCGTCCTAAAAAGAAAAAAATCTTATTATTATCTGACGATTTACGAATGCATTCAGGGATTGCTACAATGTCCCGAGAATTCGTTATCGGTACCTCTGACACATTTGATTGGGTACAATTAGGTGCCGCGTTGAAACACCCCGATCATGGTAAAGCTTTCGACGTTTCTGATGATGTTAATTTTAATAAAGGAATAGATCATTCGTCGGTTAAGATATATGCACATACTGGATATGGGAGTCCTGATGTTTTGCGAGAACTTGTGGAAACTGAAAAACCAGACGCTATATTACATTTCACTGATCCTAGATTTTGGGGGTGGTTGTATGCGATGGAGCATGAGATTCGTACAAAAATGCAAATACCGATCATGTACTACAATATATGGGATGCTCCACCAGCACCATTCTGGAATAAACCATTCTATCAGTCATGCGATCTTATAATGAACATAAGTAAGCAAACAAACAATCTAGTTAAGTTAGTTTTAGGTGAGGATGGATATAAGGACATTAGTCAAGGCGATGGTGATGGTGATATTATGGTTTGCCATGTTCCACATGGTATAAACAAAACACAATATTTTAAAATCACGGAGGAGCATGCTGAGTGGGAAGAATATAAAGCCTTAGAGAAGAAATTTAAGGAGAGTCACGACGTAGATTTCATATTCTTTTGGAATAATAGAAACATTCGCCGTAAGATGATGGGGGACTTGATTCTAGCATATAAACAGTTCTGTGACTCATTACCACCAGAACAGGCTAAGCGTGTAGCATTATTCATGCATACTCAAATGCGCGATCCGAATGGTACAGATATACCAGAAGTGGTTAGAGTTGTCTGTCCAGATCATAAAGTTATATTTAACGAAGAGAAGCTTCCAGTCAAAGCATTGAACATGTTTTACAACTTATCTGATGTGACCATTAATATAGCGTCGAATGAAGGATTTGGATTGTCTTCTGCTGAATCAATTATGACTGAAACTCCTGTATTAAATAATACGACAGGTGGGCTCCAAGATCAGGTTAGATTCGAGGATGAAAATGGTGATTGGCTTACATTTAATAAGCAATTTACTAGTAACCACGCTGGTACATATACGAAACATGGTGCATGGGCTAAGGTAGTATTCCCGTCCAATCGATCATTGCAAGGATCGGTTGTAACTCCTTACATATTTGATGATCGATGTAATTTTTCTGACGTAGCTGAGCAGATGGCTGCTTGGTATGCTACTAGTAAATCTGAGCGAGATGAAGCTGGTAGAGCTGGGCGTGAATGGTTACTATCTGAGGAATCTGGAATGTCGGCGGATGAAATGTCGAACCGTATGCGGGATGCGATATTAACGTGTCTGGATGGATGGGTTCGTAGAGAACGATTTGAATTGATTAAAGTAACTGATAAAGAAAAGATAACAGAGGCGGGTATCGTCTGGTAAAACGAGTATAAATGAGTAAAAAAACAGTAGTAATAGCAGGAAGTGTAACGACTCGGTCGGGTTATGGTGCGCATGCACGTGATATCGCCAGAGCACTGATACTGTCCGATAAGTATGATGTTAGTATAATTCCCATTAAGTGGGGAAGCACTCCACAGGATGCGCTTGATCCTGATGATGCGGATGATAAATTGATACTTGATAGGTTGGTAGCACCACAGCTACAAGCTCAACCTGATGTATTCATACATCTATCCATTCCGAATGAATTCCAAAGGGCTGGAAAATTTAATATAGGCATCACGGCTGGTATAGAAACGACTGCGTGTCGAGCTGAATGGATTGAAGGGTGTAACCGGATGGATTTAGTATTAGCAACGTCTGAACATTCCAAAAAAGTATTTGAGATAACTAGATTTGAGAAGCGAGACACGGCGACTCAACAAATAGTTGATGTTATCCAATTGACTAGACCAGTTGAAGTGTTATTTGAGGGGATTAGACCAGAAATATACAATAAGAAGATAAACCCAAAATCTCCTATAGTAAAATCCTTGAATGAAATACCAGAAGATTTTTGTTTTCTATTTGTAGGTCACTGGCTGCAAGGTGATTTGGGTCAGGATCGGAAAGATGTCGGTGGACTTGTTAGGACATTTCTAGAATCATTCAAGCGAAAGAATAGTCGGAATATGCCAGCACTGGTCATGAAAACTAGTCAAGCTGGATTTTCTGTAACTGAGCGTAAAGTTATTTTGGATAAGTTATCCGATTTAAGAGCCATGGTTCGGGGTGCTGGTTGGGAGCGCGAGCTTCCACCGATATATGTATTGCATGGTAACCTTACTGACTCTGAAATGAACGATCTGTATAATCATAAAAAGATTAAGGCGATGGTTTCATTCACAAAGGGGGAAGGTTTTGGTAGACCACTTCTAGAATTCACAACAACTGGTAAGCCAGTTATAGCGTCTGGGTGGTCAGGTCAACTAGACTTCTTACATCCAGATTATAGCGTTGTCCTACGTGGACAACTGACGCCTGTACACGAATCGGCTACTAACGAATGGATTGTTGAAGGTTCGCAATGGTTTACTGTTAATTATCAATTAGCTAGTCAGGTTATGCTAGACCTTCATAAGCGGTATGATGAATACTTGAAGAAATCTAGAAAGCATAGAAAGTACACCATGGATAATTTTTCATTTGACAAGATGATTAATAAATTATGTGATTATATTGATCGTGTTGAGGACTATTCTAAACTTGAACGTAAGATACCGAAGGCACCACAGCAGACTCAATTGAATCTTCCAAAGTTATCTAAGACTGGCAACATTCAGAAGCCTGTTACTAAGAAAATTAATTTACCGAAATTAAAAAAGGTATAAACATGAGAATTACATATGATGAGGTTTCCCCGTTTACTGGGAATCGGCGAGTGATGATTGAACCAGACCCAGAGAAGCAAGATAACATGAAAGTGTGTATGGATACTGGTTATCACACATACGCTGAGAGTTGGAAAAAGGAATCGGATGTGATCGATATCATCGAGAACACATTCCCATCTATATTATTAGACACTAAACGTGTGATGGATGATGGCAACATCTGGTATAAATTAATGTTAGTTACGCCATTTGTTATGTTGATACCTGAAAGGTTTGGTGATAATGAAAGTGTGTGGGCTATATATGCGCTCAAAAATGGCAACCCAGAAACTGACGAGATCGTAATGGAAATTGCTGCAGTAGATGGGACACCACTTTATAGGTCGATTGATGTTGATACTCGAAAAGAATTCCCAGACGAAAAATTTGAACTTGCCATGGACGCATTTCAAAGCGTCGGGGCTGCAGTGTATGGTAAAATATTTGAAATGGCAAAATCTGAAACGGAAGCTGAATGAATCCAACAATAACTTACGCAATAACTGTGTGTAATGAGGACTGGGAACTGAAGGAGTTACTTAATACATTACATCCATACCTGCAGCGAGGGGATCAAATTTTAATACAATCTGATTCGGATAGCGTCACTGATGGTGTTCTGGAGACTATAGATCGACGTATCTCACAATATCGAGGTTCGGACTTTAAGATAGAACACCAGAGCATTCGTCTGAATAAAGATTTTGGTAGCTTTAAGAATAAATTAAAGGATGGTGCTACTGGTGATTGGATATTTCAGATAGATGCTGATGAATATCCAACAGAATCATTGTTAACATCGTTATTATATATTCTCAAGGAGAACGATCACGCTGAAGTGATTCTAGTGCCCAGAATAAACACCGTAGCTGGGATCACACAAGAACACATCAATAAGTGGGGTTGGAGACACCAGAAGATAGAACATCCACTGTTGAAGGGTGTTATGGATATTGATGATAGTACTACGATGGCTGTAGAATTTCTTAAAAACGCAGACGCGGTGTATGAAGATAATGGTTCACGTGTTTATTATCATAAGCCCGTAATAAATTTCCCAGATTACCAATGGAGATTGTATAAGAACAAGAAATCGATACACTGGGTTAATAAGGTGCATGAACGATTGGTCGGGTATGATTATTATGCGACACTACCACCCGATATCTCATGGTGCCTAATGCATAGCAAGGAAATTGTTAGACAAGAATCTCAAAACGAGTTTTACGACGAAATAATTGATAGAAAATGATGGTGTGAAGGTAGAAATTAATTTATTTTATGTAACTTTGATACTAATAATATCGAAGCTACTCGGACTGTTAAGTTGGTCTTGGTGGATTGTCTTCCTACCTGTACTTATACCACTAATGATTTACCTTGGGTTGATTATAACAATCGTTGGGCTATTTTTAATTGAAAAGATATTTAGTGATACAGGTTAAAATATTTGAGTTAGATAAGCATAGGAATGAAACTACATTCCGACCGTACCTTGCAGCTAGGCATGTACTTGAAGATATTGGTATACAATTTACTGAAGGCGATTCTTACGATTTCGCATGGATCGGTCAGGCTAGTATAGCTGATAAAAAACTCCCACTTGAACAAAGCGTCGAGATGGGAATTCGTTTTTGTGAGGGTCTGGGTGATTTTATGATATTCGATGGGCAGGATTCACATTCATTGATTGGAACCGTCGACGTGTTGAGGGAAACTGATTGTTTACTTTTACTTAAGAACACGTTGTTGCGGGAGTGGGATATGTACAATGTACCGACACCTAACGGTCGATGGTACTGGCGAGGTTTGGGGGAAGGTAATTACTCAGTACCAGATATACACGAGTTGAAGGATCGGATAACCCTTAGTGGTACGAATTGGATGAGTACAACTAACGTAAAATTTTTCGGTACAGAATATTTTGATAAAGTACATGACGTGTGTGGGTTATTTGGATATCCAGCATCACCAAATAGTGAACATGGGCTGGAGCATTATAAATTGTATAACGCTCATAGGAAGCCCTGTGTAGACATCCTTAAAAAATTACCTAGAACTAACACGTTACAAGATGGCGTCAAGATACCTATCCAACGATATTATAAGATAATGTCTGAAAGTAAAATTGTGGTATCACCCACTGGATATGGTGAGATGACTCCACGTGATATTGAAGCTATTGGTATGGGTTGTATTGTCATTAAGCCGACGGTGGATCATTTAGTGAGTGAGCCGTGGATTTTCGATGAGGGTCGAGTGTACATTGGATGTCGACATGATTATGCTGATCTGGAGGAGAAGATAGATTTTGTATTGTCGGATTTCAAAAACTTACAGGCTGAGATGTACGAGTATTCATTTAAAAAGTATATGTATATGTACGGTGATCCAACACGATTAGCTATACATTTACACAACATATTTGGAGAAAAATTAAACGGAGTTATAACACATGAAAATTAGAGATAAAATGTTGCCAGCCCTCCAACCGCAGGGTGGGGATGAAGAGATCGCAGCACTGTCGGAAGTCATTCGTTCTGGCTGGTGGGGCAAAGGTGCTAAGGTTAAAGAGTTTGAAGAAAAGTTTGCGAAGATGGTCGGTGCTAAATACGCTATTGCCGTGACTAGTAACTCACACGGAATTGATTTGGTATTAAAAGCTAACGGAATTGATAGTGGGGATATAATAAATCCAGCAATCTCGTTCGTAGCTACTGCAATGATTCCCGTTTGGAATGGCTGCAAAACAAATATAGTAGACGTTGATCCCGAGACATTGAATATTGACCCAGAGGATGTAGCGATTCGAATTACGGATGATACGAAAGCAATTATAGCTGTTAACATGGCAGGCGTACCAGCACCAATATCAGAACTGAGGAAGGTGTTTGATGGGCTGATCATAGAGGATTGCGCACATAGTTGTTATGTCGACGGGGCTGGGCAGGCAGGTGATGTTGCGGTGTGGTCTTTCCAAGCAGTAAAAACTATGCCATGTGGTGACGGTGGTATGATTACTACCAATGATAAAGAGATGTATGAGAAGATGAGCTCTATGACTTGGTTTGGAGTGTCGAGTACATTCTCTAGAGTTTCAAAACAGGAGGGGGATGGCGTGTCTGGTAAACCGGGCTACTCATGGGACTACGAGATCGATACGATAGGTCAAAAATGTTACATGATTGACATCGCTGCTGCTATTTGTTTGGAGCAAATGAAGAAACTACCAGCTAACCTCGAGCGGCGACGATATATACGTGATAGGTATGACGCGGAATTGCATGACATGGTACGACGTCCAGCTAAAAGTGAGACGGTGCAGTATTATTGTATGCGAGTACCACCAGAAGATCGTGACTCGTTGATAGATTATTTAGCTGATAAGAAGATACATACATCTGTTCACTTTAAACCTCTTTATAAGTATAAGGCATTGCATGAACATTTGGTATTCCCAAAGAGACCATATAGTGTATCAGATCGGGAGTGGCTTGGATTGGTATCTATCCCATTACATACTGGGATGACTGACGAAGATATTGATTATGTAATTTATTGGGTTAATAAATATTTTGATGAAAAGTAAGATAGGAATACTGGGGGACGGGCTACTTGCTAAGGAGTTGAATAGGCAGACTGGCTGGGATATGATCAGTAGACGCATGCACGGTTTTGATATAACTGACCCATCGACATGGAATAGTACACCGTTGTGGAGGTCTGAGCACGGCGTCGCATTCTATACGCAATATACCACACTCATAAATTGTATAGCGCATACCGATACGTATTCTGAAGATCGGGATACCCACTGGGATGTTAACTATGTGGGTGTTGCTAATTTAGTAGAGTTTTGTAATCATCATAACATAAAATTAGTACACATTTCGACGGATTATATCTACAGTAACTCGACATCTAACGCATCTGAAGAAAAAACAGTACCAGTTCACTGTGAGAACTGGTATGGCTATACTAAATTATTGGGTGATGGGCATGTGCAATTATCTAGTGACGATTATCTACTGATCCGTGCTACACATAAGGCTAAACCATTTTCACATCAATCAGCGTGGATAAACCAGATCGGAAATTTTGATTATGTCGACGTGATTAGTGAGAAAATAATCAAACTAGTTGAGGCGGGTGCTGATGGTGTGTATAATGTTGGTACACAGTTGAAAAGTATGTATAATCTAGCCAAACAGACTAATATGGTAGTCACTCCTGAACATGGGTCGTATCGACCGAGTACACCAACCGACACAAGTATGAATATAACTAAAATGAAGAACAAATTAACATGATTACAGCCGTAATAACAACACATCAAAGTCATATTAGACCTACAGGTCATGCAGAAGCTCTCAAATGTATTGAAACGTTATTAAACGTACTACCAGATGTTAATATAATTGTGGTTAATAATGGTTCCGACTCGTTGTTTTGGTATCCACAAGGTATACAGATAGTCGAGCGGAAGGATCAAATCGATGGCTTGACTGGTGCGTGGAATGAGGGTGTTAACTTGGCTTACAAAAACGGAGCCGAACTAATAATCCAGATGTCTGATGATATATCATTTAATGATACATTTAAACAATTTGGAGAAATAGTTATGAATCATCCAGATAAAGATATTGGTGTGTTTGGTACATTGACGGATTCTATGACGTCATACCCACCGCAGCGTTCCCGAGTAGCTAAATCAGGAGTCAGAGAAATCACTGGGAGTAAATACGCCGTACATGGTTGGATGTTCGCATTTACGAAAAATTTTTACGAACAGTTTTTATTGCCTAATGGAAATTTATTTGATACGAAGTATCCATTTGGGTATAATGAAGAACATTTCCAGAGAAGAATCTGGAAGGATGGTGGGAAGAGTTTCATCGTCGATGATTGTTTAGTTCACCATGAGCATTTGAATGCTTGGAAAAAGGTAGACCAATTATGATCAATCTTCACTTAAGACCAGAGTTTACGTATGAATTAGTTCAGGCTATACCATATGCTAAGTGGCTCCATGACCGTGGAGAATTAGGGACGGTGTATGTGTGTAATGGAATGGCACCGTATTATTTCTTCGCGGACAATGTTGTGGAGAAGTATGATCAACGAACGATTGATAATAAGACATCTGGAGTACTCCAGTTACCAAATACTTGGCTACATCACAACGCTGAGGCGGTCATGGGTAAGGATTATTCATTATTAACTGAAGAAGAAAAAGTAGAAGCTAATGGCGTGTTAGATTACACCAAGTGGACACCACCCGATTATAGGGCGGAGTATCAGGAAGACGCCAAGAATCATATTGCGTTTGATAAGCCACTTATAATCATAAACAATCAGTATAATATCGAGAAGGGTATGATGCCCACCCGATATTTTAGTATCGAATGTTTATATGACATGTTTAGTACTTTAGAAGAAGCTGGTTATCAGGTTGTGTATAATCGTCCAAGAAATACTGAGTTTACTATAGACGAAAACGAACATAACACTATTAGAAACGGGTTGAAACTGCAGGCTGACGTTGCTGGCGTGGGTATAATGACTGATTATGATCTGTGTAAACACTTTGATAACGTAGTGACGTTTGAATCGTTACACGCCACATATGAACAGTACACATACAACGAATTTCAGTTGAGGTTGTTTTGTTTAGCTGAGGGGTTTGTAGGATTAGTTGGTGGGGCTGGGACACTATCTTGCTATTACCATAAACCAACAATTATGTACGGCACAGTCAGTCGAGCGATTGCTGATGGGTATTGGAAACCAACTAGTTACTATCAAAAGTTGAGTGATCGAAATGCATACCCAGTTATAGATAAACGAACAGAACAGATCGCTAGAGGTGGTCATGACTATTCAGAATTGCATTATTTAATAAATGACTTATTTGTACAATGAGAATAACAAATGTAGATACACTATCGTCACTGATCGATCGGTTGATTACCGAGAATATTAAACTATTCTTTTTTGCGAAGGGTGGGGAATTGGTGAAGGTAGCTCACCAGAAAGAAGTGATAGCTAAGATAAAGGATCGGATGAGTAAATTGTTCCTAGAAGCTACAGAACGTGGGTATGAATATACTGGTGAGCGGAGAACTTTTAATAGCGAGTTTAGTGAGCATGTTCAAGAACTTATACTCAACGACATACGTATTGGTGAGGCTGATAGAGCTAGACTGGAGGAGGTAACGTCGGAAGAACCAGACTTTTACCGGATGGCGTTTAACGAGATTCGTTTAAGGATCGCTAACGAGGGAAGGGCTAAAAATAAAAATAACATTGATGAATCATTTAAGGGGATGACTAGTGAAGAATAAAATTGTAGTGTTATCACAATGTAAGAATGGGACGACCACGATTTGTTCGTCAATTCAAATGGTTTCTAAGATGAAGCTCCATGGGTGGTTAGGTAATAAATTTTATAGAAAAAAGCATAAGGAGGTGTGGCTACCTGAATTGTTTAAAGAGATAGATAAGTATGATATTCTCCACGACGATCCCATGCCATTCATTTATCAGGAACTACACGAGCACTATCAAGCTATGGGTATTAGACCTAAATATATTCTGAGTTATCGGAATCCAGAAGACTGGTATAATTCGTTTCATTACGGGTTTTCTAGAGATTGGTCTGGTAAGTATAGGGGAAAGCGAAAATTATACCCATACGATTTGCGGGATATAACTAAAAAAGAACTATTTATCAATGCCTATATACGGCTAAATGAAAAAATTATCAAGTATTTTAATGATACATGTCCAGAAGATTTTTTACATTTTGATATCGGTGACTGGAGTGGTCGTAGTGATTATGAAAACTGGAAATTTTTACTAGATTTTTGTCAGGTGGAATATGATGATGCGTATATTCGTGAAAAACCTTTTCCTAAATTAAGGGCTAGAAAAAAATAATGAAGAAAATATTAGTTACAGGTGCTGCAGGCTTAGTTGGGTCTAATTTCGTAGAATTTTTATCTAAAAAGGATATAAAGGTATGTGCCGTCGACAATCTAACTGGTGGCAATCACGTAGTACGTAGTCCACATGTGGAATTCCATAAATGTGATGTTGAATCTGACAGATTCGAGCAGATATTCAGTGAATTCAAACCAGACGTAGTATATCATATGGCAGCGTACGCCGCGGAAGGTCTTAGCCCATTCATACGAAAGTTTAATTACACAAACAATTTAATATCGACCGCTAACGTAGTCAATTGTTGTATACAATATGGTGTTAAGAGATTAGTGTTTCTATCGTCGATGGCAGTGTACGGTAATCAGTATGAGCCACCATTTCATGAGGACTTGATACCTAATCCGATTGATCCATATGGGATTGCTAAATACGCGTGTGAAATGGATATCCGAGTTGCTGGTGAGCAGCATGGGTTAGACTGGTGTATTATAAGACCCCATAATGTTTATGGTGAGAAGCAAAATATATGGGACAGGTACAGAAATGTACTTGGAATTTGGATGTGGAAGCATATACAGGGGGAACCCATAACAATTTTCGGAGATGGTCAGCAAGAGCGAGCATTCTCATATATAGCTGATTGTATGCGACCTTTGTTTTTAGCAGGTATATCTCCATCCGCGAGTAAAGAGATCATAAATCTGGGCGGGAAAACATCCATCAGTATTGAGGGAGCTGCAGATACACTTATCGATGTGATGGGCGGTGGTGAAAAAGTATTCCTTGAGGGGCGTCACGAAACTAAATATGCATATTCTACTTGGGATAAGTCGGTGGATATTCTAGAGTACTCAACGAGAACTCCTGAGACTTCATTTAAAGATGGGTTGACGAATATGTGGGCGTGGGCTAAAGAAGCTAGTCAGGGCGTCGCCAGACAGTGGCATGAGTATGAAATCGATAAAGGATTATATAATTTTTGGAAAAACGAAAACGATGCTGATTAAAGAAGCGATGCTTGAAATGTATTCAGATATGGAATGGGTGACTGCCGACGGGTTTGACGACGCGATTATTGGGGTATGTGAAAATCGGGTAGTGTACTCAGTCCACAAGTGCATTAAAATTCTTATGAATGATATGTCATTTGATGATGCGGTTGAGTATTTTAATTTTAATGTCAGCGGTTCATACATCGGGGAGCAAACTCCGATATGGGTCGATGATTTATTTTATCAAGAAGTTTAATATGAGTAAACGAATAGTTATAATGCCAACATTTGCGGAGGCACCGATGATACGATGTCAGATTCCTAACATTGTAGAAACACTTAAACCAGATATCGTCATCTATAACGAGGGGGTTTTTCCACTCGGGCCAGAAAATGGTAGTATAATAAATGATGATTTCATTTCTAATTATTGTTCTGATGATGGGTACACTGGATTTGATTTTGATGAAACTAAAGCAATATTAGCAGAAGCTCAGGAAACATACCCAGATATCGAATGGCACTTGGGTGCGATCAAATACCCAGCGGGTATGCGGGCTGAAGATGCATATACATTTGCCGTTTCTAATTTTGAAGATTACGGTATCGAACTTGAGGTTGGTGATATTATATTTCCATCTGAAGCTGATGTATTTCATCTTGAAAGTGCGGCGGATGAGATTGATGAACTTGTAAATAGCTTGAAACCCGATGAAGGAATTTCAAGTAACTGGTGGGATTTTGGGGCGACCCAAAATTATATCGAACAACGACTTCATCCAGACGTGAACACAGTAACTCGAAGTAGGCGATTCGCCGTATGTTACGGTACGATGGGATATTACCAATCCGTAGCTCAGAATTTTGTATCACAAAAATATACGAATACCAGACTCGTCGAGTTGAGAACATATCATTACCCATGGTTCAGAATCGGTAAATATTTAGACCTACGATGTATTATGTTGCGAAGGCAACGGAACTATTGGAACGATTATATGATAGGACATTGGGAGCAGATCGAGGAGACTCGGAATGGAACATTTAAAGAATCTGTAATGATCAGACCAACATTGACTGGAAATTATAGATATGTAAAATATATCGACACCGAACATCCAAAGTCGATACAAAAACATACTTGTTATATATGAGATATGTAGCTAGGTGGGATGACGATTTTAATCACATAAATGACGATGAAATGAGCACGAAAAATGTAGTATTTTGGATCGGTGTAACACCAGACGATCCGAGAGTTGCAGATAAATTTAGATATGGTGATTTTTCATGGATGGAATACTCCAAGAAGACGTGGGAATTCTGGTGTGCTAAAAATGGTGTAGAATTTATACACTATGATGCACCAACTAGGGATGATCTGATAAAATATAAAGTAAACTGGCAGCGATGGGTTGATGTATTTGACTTCGTACCTGAGGATTATGATTCCATTCTGACTGTTGACGCGTCGATCATGGTGAAATGGGATGCACCTAACTTTTTCGATATAGGTGTTGGGAAAATGTGTGCGATGCGTGCGAATGAGAACTGGAAGTGGACATATGCGAGTGCTAATGGGTATGCTGACCTATTTCCAGATGTAGACTTTGTGCATAAGGATTATTTTTGTTCTGGTATGGTTATGCTTAGAAAGGAACACGAAGAATTTATCAAGGAATTCGGTCGATTTTATTTAGATAACGTCGACGTGATTGTTGAGCGGGAAGATGTACTGATCAAGCGTGGTAGAGATCAACCTGTACTTAACTACTTTGTACAACGTGATGAGATACCATTTCATCATTGGGATATCAATGTCGCGGTCAATCACTTATATAGACGACAGATTTTGAATGGTAACTGGCAACTTAAAGAGGACACCACACCATTCTTCATTAAATATTTTAATGCTTGGCAATTCTCAGGATTTCCAGACCGCGGAGATACTAGGACTAAATTGATGAGCCAGACATGGGATTTAATAAAACACAATTATGAGTAAGCACGTAGTATTTATGGTGAATATGTCCGAGGTAAAGAAGCCGGGACGAAACATGCCCTACGAATATTCAGTTCGTAGTTGGAAGCATTACTGTAAGCGACATGGATTTGAATTCTTCGTCCTAGATCAGCGAATATATGATGAGGGTTATGCGAATGCGAATTGGCATAAGTTATTTGTATTCGAATTATTAGAATCGAATGGTATCGATTATGATAAAGTGTTGATTGTTGACGCTGACACGATCGTCCACCCAGATGCGCCTAGTATCTTCGATGAGTGTGGTGATGGTTTTTGTGCGGCGCATAACGATGGGAGTTACGACTGGTTACTGCGGAGTATTGAGAACTATTCTAAGTACTTATTCGATGGGTTTACATTCCCATTTTGGCAGTATTTTAACTCGGGGGTTATGGTAGTGAACAAAAACCACGCACAACTCTTCAGGGATATATTAGAATTTTACAACGAGAATCATGAAGCTGTAAAGCAATTGCAAAATACGTTTCATGTAGGCACCGATCAGCCAGTGATTAATTTCTTTGTACATAAGACTCGGGATGACTTGGAGTTGTTACCATACGAGTGGAATATGCAAGACCTAACTAGACGAGAAATTCTTGATACTGAATTGACGTTTGTTAACTATGGATGGGTATACCATTTCAATGCGATACCATCTAACTATAAATTATCACCTAACCAATTAACAACTCCAGTTTATCAGTGGATGAAATATACTTACGAAAAATTATACGAGGAATTAATATGAAAAATATTTTAGTTACAGGAGGATTTGGATTTATAGGAACTACGTTGGTGGAACTTTTACTCCAACAAGATAGTGAATGTAGAGTTCATATAGTAGATGATTTGTCAACGTCACCAGTTTCCGTACATGATTACCTAGATCAGTTGAAACATTCAACTCGGTGTACATTTGACATAATGACTGTGGATGAATACTTTAATGGATTGGCAACTGAGAGAGTGTTCGATGAGATATATCACTTGGCTAGTCCAGTTGGACCAGCCTCTGTAATAAAACAGGGCGGTAAGATGGTTGGGGATGTGGTTAAAGACATATACCTTATTATCGATTATTGTTTAGAACACGGTACTAAACTTCTAGACGTATCAACGAGTGAGGTATATGGTGGTGGTGATCGAGACGGTTACTGTTCGGAACTGACCCCTAAAATATTCCCACACAACACGAACATGCGGATGGAATATGCCATTGCAAAGTTAGCTGCAGAAACTGCGATAGTGAATACATGTAAAGTGGCTAATTTATTTGCAGTTATAATTAGACCATTCAATGTTGCTGGTAAGCGTCAATCCATTGCTGGGGGGTTTGTAGTCCCGAGGTTTGTGCAGCAAGCGATTAACAGTTTACCATATACAGTTTTCAATGATGGTGAAGACATTCGAGCATTTACACATGTAGAGGATATTGCAACTGGTATGATTTTAGCCATGAATAAGGGAACTTCTGGCACGGTTTATAATTTAGGAAACCCTGATAATAAAATTAAAATTAAGGAACTACCAGATAGAATCAATTTCACATTGGATGTGTCGAACCCAACGGCGTTCGTCAATCCGAAAATTTTATACGGTGCTTATTATGAGAATGCGAACGACAAATATCCAGACTCGACACGAGCTTTTGATGAGTTGGGATGGAAACCATCGTTGTCGATCGGGACGATCGTATATGATTACTACACCGAGTACCAGCGTCAAGTTAGCGCAGGTACATTAGTTCATAACATATTAGAAGACTATAAATAATGAAGTTACATAAAAAATACGTAATTGGAGCATTAATAATGTTCTACGAGATTGAAATGCTTGGTGAGTACTTCCAATCTATAATTAATATGGTTGACGGGGTTGAAAATCCCGAAAATGTCACTGTACATCTATGCTGGAATACTCAGGAGTACTTGGAATCTGTCGATTTGGAAAAAACTTCAAAAGTAGCACTACTCAAAAAATTTGATCGGCTAGTAAAAAATCTCATAGAGGCCGGGTTATCGGTAATTATCGATTATAAGGACAATGACGACACTTTCTACAACATTGCACAGTACCGACGGGATTTAAACTATAATTACTGTGAGAAGGCTGATTTCATCTTCTGGGGGGAAACTGACAGTATGTTCCCAGCGCAAGGATTAGAGATCGTGGAGAACGTATCACAATATGCACAGTCGCAGGATATTCATCGATATACCCTTACATTTGGGTACCGTAAGAACTGGGATTCTTCGTGGGACGTATTGACGCATAGTATGTACGAAAGTACTGAATATGTGGATAACCCAGAGTGGACGATGAATAATGAGGCTAGTTCCAAGTCATACATGACCATGGAACGAATGAACGAGATCAACAATCTTGCTACGGAGCCAGACGTTCGTATCATAAAGCAGCCTAAATTTGACGGATCGTGTTTGGTCATATCTACTGATTTGATTAAGTCTGGGGTTTTGATTCCACACGCTTTGACCCATTGTGCCGAGGATACGAGTTTTGGTGAGATGGCTAAGATCGTATTAGGTGACGAATACGTACAGTTTGTTGTAAAAAACATACTCAGAGTTCATAATAGGAGGCATCCACGGAAGCGAAATTATATTCTGGGTGAGAATAATCCGATGGGCTTGGCTGGAGCGTCTAAAGGCGCGTGGTGGGACATATTAGAAAAAACATCCAAATATAATTTGGCAATTCTTAGAAATAGTCAGAAAAAATTCATTTCTTTGGGTGAAGTGATAAACAAAATAAAGGAAGTTAGATGAGGTTGTTAGATAAATTACCGTTACCATTACCTAGAAAATTATATTTCTCAGAGCAAGTAGACCAAAAATCTATTGTTAATTTGACTCGGGAAATTATTAAGATTAATGATAACGACGAATATTTGAAGGGGTTATATGCCTTACATAATTTAGATTACAATGTACTGCCTATCGAGATATACATAGATTCGTATGGTGGGCAAGTGTACCAGATATTAGGTCTTATAAGTGTTATCGAGAATTCAGTAACACCAGTTAATACTATTGTGACTGGATGTGCTATGAGTTGTGGGTTCATGTTACTGATAAGTGGTCATGAACGATTTGCTCATAAACATTCAACTCCATTATACCATCAAGTGTCTAGTGGTTCGTCTGGAAAGATTAAAGATATCCAAGAGCGATATAGAGAGACTAGAAGACTCCAGAAGAAGTTGGAAAAGTTGACGATGGAGAAGACTAATATTCCAAAATCTAAATTGAAGAAAATTTATAGAAGAAAGCAAGATTGGTATATGACCCCAAAGGAAGCTGTGAAGTATGGGGTTGTAGATCATATTTTATAACATAAAATAGTATAATATGTTTGGTGGACATTCAATAACAAAGGAATCGTTTGACCTTATCTGCGAATTAATGCCAGAAGGCGGGACTTTATTAGAACTCGGTAGCGGTCGTGTTACTGAATTATTTGCTGAAAAGTATACATTGTATTCGGTTGAGAACGATCCCATGTGGGTTGATAACTATGATTGTGAATACATTTATGCTCCACTGGTTGACGATTTGTGGTATGATGTAGAAATACTTAAGGCAAATCTTCCAGTGGACTATGACATGCTGTTAGTGGATGGCCCGAGAACTCAAGAGCGGCGAGCTCATATACTCAATAATTTAGAATTATTTAGAGACGATCGGGTGTGGTTGTTTGACGATGTGAATCAGCCCGGCAACCTCGAAACATTCAAAAAAGTAGCTGAAGTTACTGGTCGGGATAGTAAGATAGTTGTAGTAGGAACAAAACATAACGGGATTTTATATCCAAAAAATGAGGAAAAATAATGTCATGTAGAAAACCATTTGTACCAGAGATACATAAACACTTCGACGGTGAGTATGGGACTGTCGGGATGGAAATCGGATGCGATCGTGGTGGGATGTCGAATGCCATCGTGGAAATAATGAAACCATCAATATTTTATATGGTCGATCCTTGGGATGAAGTTGACAACCGTCGAAATGGATTGCGAAATTCCAAGGCGATGCGGGAACGGTATGAAGAAGCTATGGAGCAACCAAACATTAAAGACAACCCAGTCGTGAAAGTTCTAAAAATGAAAAGCGTGGAAGCGTTTGAACACATCCCCGATGAATCGTTGGACTGGGTGTTTATTGATGGTGATCATACTTACTTTGGAACTCGGGATGATTTGGAAGGGGTACTTCCGAAAATGAAACCTGATGGTATTATATTTGGGGATGACTACGTCTGGATGAACACGTACGGTGATGAGGAAGAAGGAAATACTGGGAAGGTTAAACGTGCTGCTGACGAGTTTTTAGTAAAGTATAGAGATATTATAAAAAAGGATGATTATAAATCTAATTGTTTTATATTTGAATTGAATAAATGAATGTAGCATTTTTTACTGAAGGTGGATGGTCAGGCAAGGTGCCTAGAAATCACCCAAATATGAGAACTGATTTGGCGTGGGAATGTGCACTAGAAGCAGACCACCATAATATACCAACATTCTACGTGGCGGAGTGGAAGGGTAAGTATGATTTGGGAATAATAATAGTTCCGAAGAAAAATCCAGAGAATGCATTTGAATGTGTGCAGTTTCTGAGGCATTATTGTAAGAAAATAGCAGTCATGCAGGAGGGGCCAAACTGGTACTGGCAAGACTGGGATTTACCGACACAGATAGGTTATTATAATTTACTTATCAGTGTAGATCGTATTTATGCCCACAATGAATTAGATAGAAAATACTACGCTGGCTTACTTGACCATCCTGATGTTAGGGTATTACCAACACTGATGATTGAAGACGCCATTGGTGATGTTGTACAGTCTCACGATCGGGATGGTGTAATGATTGGTGGTAACTTCGTTTCGTGGTATGGTGGATTTGATAGCTATGCAATCGCTGTGGAATTTAATACACCAATATTTGCACCGTCGATGGGTAGAAAGCAAGATGGGGAAGATCAATTAGACGACATATCATATTTGCCATACCTAACGTGGAGGGATTGGATAACTGAACTGTCTAAGCGAAAGTATGCAGTTCATTTAATGCGAACACACGCCGCGGGAACATTCGCATTAAATTGTGCGTATTTAGGTATACCGTGTATTGGATGGAAGGGGTTGGATACTCAAGAGATTTGCTTCCCCAAACTATCATTTGATGTGGGTGACATGGATAGTGCGAGGTCGATGGCGAGGCACTTAGCTACCGATGATGAGTTTTATAAGCATGTAGCCGCAGTCGCTAAGGATGCTTATGACAAACATTTTAAGGAAGATATATTTTTAATGAAATTTCATGATTGATAGGTACGGTAAGTATAGGGATCAGAATGATGTTTGCTGGCAATATAAGGTGAAAGAATCTCAGCGGTCGTATGACGCAGATACTTTTGGGTTAGATCGCGGCGAAATTTCAAATATTCGAACGGATGATCTAGAATTTCGATACATAGATCGTGATGATAAAGATGGGTGCCACGCTATAAGAGATTTTATAGAGAGGTACGAGTGGTTAGGTAAGATGCCAGTGTGGGTGACACAACGTTTTGGTGCTTATTATAATGATATTTTGGTTGGATGTGTGGTGATGGCTACACCATATACTATGAGTAAATATCTGGGTGATGATAAGTATAAAAAGCTAGAGAAGCTAATAGCTAGGGGAGCTAGTAGTTCCATAGCACCTAAGAATATGGCATCGTGGCTCATTATGAAATCGATTGGGTGGATGGTTGATAACACTGAGTATCGACTGTTCAGCGCGTATGCAGACCCTGAAGCACTTGAACTTGGTACTGTGTATCAGGCGTGTAATTTTTACTACATGGGTCAAACATTTGGTGGTGGGTATGTGTATATCGATCCCGAGAACGAAGAGAATGGCTGGTTTGGAGATTCATATTTCAATCAGCGGTCAGTGATCAAGCGAGTAGCTATAGCATCTGGCGTAAAGTGGGAGGACGAGTATATCAAATTGAATAAGACTGGTAGGAAGCGTGTAATCGACTGGGATGCTATCGGTGTTGATTTGAAGGCTGAAATCAAAGCACATGTCCGATCCTACAGGGATAAATTTATAAAATACAAAACTGCTAGGAAGCATAAATACCTATACATTCAGGGGAAGGATAGACGAGAGACTAGAACACTTCGAAAGCTGTTTGAGGCAAATACTAAATTTTATCCATATCCCGTAGAGCGGGGCGAATAACCAATTTAAAAAATGATATTTATAAACACAAAGGGAACAAGTTATGAAAATATCGATTATACAACCATCTAGGAACAATTTAAAATATCTAAAATGGAGTTATGCAGCGATTAGAAAGAATCAGGGAGATCATGAAGTCCAAATTTGTATCGCTGACGACGCTTCCACGGACGGAACGCGTGAGTGGTTGGAAGAGATTAGTGTGGATGATCCTAATCTATCTTTTATTGTCAATGATAGCGGGAATCGTGTCGGTCATACAATTTTGTATGACAGGTTAGTCAACGAAGTAGCTGAACATGACGTGTGTATGATATTCCATGCTGATATGTATCTGGCGGAGGGGGCATTGGATTCCATTGAGTATGCGTTATATGACTTGGAAACTACGAAAGAAGATACGCATAAACATCTAAAGGTAGTTGAGCGATATAAAACTATCGTGTCGTTGACTAGGATTGAGCCGCCGTTACATCCACCCGGACCCGAAAAGATTGTAAAGAATTTTGGTACTGAACCTGAACAGTTTCTGCCGACTGAATTCGATTCATGGGTTCAATGGTATTTACAAAATAACGATAAGTCTAAAACTACAGAGGGAATCTTTGCACCTTGGGCTTTTTTCAAACGAGATTTTCAGGAGATTGGTGGACATGATCCACTATACGCACCACAGAGTAAAGAGGACAGTGATATATTTAATAGGTTTCATTTAAACGGATGTAAATTCATTCAGGTGTGGGACGGGTTCGTGTATCATATGACATGTCGTGGGAGTAGATTTAATCCAACATTGACATCTATCGGTAAAAATAGTGATGAGTGGAACGCTCAGAACATGAGAAGTTCTAGAAATTTCATTAGGAAGTGGGGACACTTCGTGAAGCATGATCGATTCATGAAGCCAATTGTTCCACCAAAGTATGACGTGGGGTTGGTTGTACATAATTGTAATTCGAAATTATTGGCAGCGTTGGAGCCGTGGTGTTCAGATATATACGTTGATATGGATGATGATATGGTGTATGTGTATACTAACAGGGAGCAAAAAAACACCACAATTGATCTAGAATCTAAAATTCATTATATGAAAGACCCAATCACAAACGATGTAGTTGTTGTGATCGATGGTAACCTCATTAGTGAAGCCGATGCCAACTATATACAAATGTTATCTGAAATACTTGCCGATAGTGGAGAAGCTGGGCAACAAATGGGTATTGGTAATCTTAGAATTACTATAAATAAATTAGATACATACGAAAACGATTTGATCGTGTGTGAGGAAAATAAAATAAAGGAATTAGTATGAAAGTAGGAGTAATTGGTAATGGGTTTGTTGGGAATTCAATATACCACACATTCGCACAGTCGGTCGATGTTTATGTCAACGACATCAATCCAGAAAAATCTACGAACACGTTGTCTGATGTATTAGAAAACTGCGATGTAGTATTTGTATGCTTACCTACACCCATGCGTTCGGATGGTCGGCAAGATATAAGTTATATCAACTCGGCGTTCCAGAAAATTAACGAGACGCTAGCGACGATCAAGCGTGCAGGTGATGATATTGTGTTTGTGGTTAAATCTACGGTTGTACCCGGTACAACTGACCGTTTAATCGAAGAGCACGGACTTAATATTTCATTCTCACCAGAATTCTTGACAGAGCGGACTGCTGTGTCGGATTCGATATGCAGTAATCATGTTATCATTGGTGGTAGTCAACAATCAACTGAAATACTGACTAAATTATTCCGAACACGTTTCGGAAGGGCTTATAATATTTTCGTTACTACGAATAAGACTGCAGAGTTTATCAAATACATGCGAAATACATACTTCGCTACTAAGGTAACGTACATGAATGAAATGTTTAGAGTTGCGGCGAACTGTGAGGTGGATTGGGAAGACGCTGTGAGCGGATTCGCTATGGATGGAAGGATTGGTCACTCACATATGAGTGTACCCGGACACGATGGTATGTATGGCTACGGTGGTACATGCTTCCCTAAAGATGTTGGGGCAATAATTACACATTCTGAAGACCTAGGATTTACACCACCAGTATTACGAGCAGTGCGTGATGCTAATTTAAAGTACCGTGGTGTGGAGGATTGGAAATCAAGTGTTGGGCGTGCAGTATCTGAGGACGAGTAGATGAACATTACTCTAAACCAAAAAAATACATATTTATAATAAAGTTGGGACATAATTATGTATTATTTTGACAATGATTTTTTAAGTCAATATTTCGATCAGGGGATTGCTGTTAAGGTATTCGTAGATGGTGAGTACTATGATATAGCAGGTAAATCTGATATAGAAGATACCGAATTTGGGATCGGTTACACCCTTCAGGGTAGACCGCATACATTTGATTATAGATCAATTGAGCAAATAAAGGCTGGAAACAACATTATAACTAAAGATCACTTACAGTCTAAGATTGATGGAGTAGAAGAGCCCGAGGGTGGTGAGGAAGACATGGATGGTGAAGATGGTGGTATGGACGATCTCGGCGGTGCTGACGGTGGGGGTGAACCTGCACCAGAGGGTGGGGGTGAAGAAGCACCTCCTGAAGAGGATGAAGAACCACCGATGGAAGGTTATACGCCTAGGGAATTGATGGGTATGATGTTGTCAGAAGCTAAAGCTAAAAAAAATACAGCAAAGACTGGGTTCGTGAAAGGTAACATGGTAGAAAACATAGATATGCTATGTGAGTTTCATGGATCGCGTGGATCAGTTACAAATGTCGATATGCCAGACAGTGATGATGGTTTGGTTATGGTCGAATATAGAATTTTTAACTATGGGTATAATTTTAAACCGGGTCAAAAAGTTATAAAGTCATCAAAACAGTTACAGAAGATCGATAGCGATGAGTGAATTTATGAAAAATCTTCCAACTGTATTGAAGGGTAACAGTGATGGAACTAAATTATCTTCAAAGCGAGTAATTACGTTCATGTTGGCGTTTACTTTAGTTAGTGTAGTTATAGCTAATACGTTTTTTAACTTTGAGGTAGATGAGGCAATTTATACTGGTTTAGTTGACGTTCTTATATGGTCGTTGGGATTTATTGGTTCGGAACAATTTGCTGGGGCGTTAAAAAAGCGGTATGGTGGTAAACCAAATACGGAGGCGCAATTACCTCCGAGACCGGGAGGAGAAGAACATGAGCGATTCTGATATGATGAGTAATGAAGACGGGGATGCGGTTGATTACACTGGATTAGTGGTCAAGGATATGTATGAAATATTAACAACTCAGAGGAACCCGTGGCCGGGTCAATACACAAAACTCAAAAAGCTTGAGTTTCTAGATAAAATGCTTGTGTATTTAAGAGATAAACAGATGTATGAAATGTGTGATGGAATACATAAGATGAAGGAAGAAATTAAAAATGAACGTATTATTAAAGGTGATAACACTTAAAGTTGGGGTTGTAGCTTATATCGGACTCGATCATGGTGATCGATTTCAGATAATTGATGCACACGTCGGTGATACATACGAACTGATTAGATCAGTAGTTGACGCGTCACTGAAACGATTGGCTAATAATTTACACGAGTTTTAAGTTATGACGGGATGTTGTAAGGGTACTCCGTATATGGATCGCGTGTCGGTGTATTTACCGAACGTCGGAGAATCTAACCGTGGAAATATATCTAACGCGTTGGTTAATGTGTTGGGATACACCCAGAGACAGGCATCCACGGCAATTAATTTTGCAAACAGTCGTGGTGAGTGTTTAGTTTTTGAGGGGAGTCAAACGGAAGCGGTTGATAATATGAAAAAGTTGAGCATGATGGGTGTTCATTGTAGTGCAAGGTCAAGGAAAAATATCAAATGATTAGCGTATTTGTAGTTAAGTTTTTTGTGTGGATTTTAGCAGTCTATGGTATGACCCAAATCATAGTCGATAGTTATTTATTTGAACGCTGGCGGCTTAAAATATCAAGAGCTAGTCGGTGGGGTGGTGAGCTAGTTAATTGCATGTTATGTACATCCGTTTGGATTTCTCTATTATTTTCCGTATTATTGTGGTCACCTACACTTGAGATGTTTGTGTATAACTTAGTTGATGCACGACGGCTAGCACATATGCAGGGCGAGATTTCTCAAGGGGTTGATAATATTTCTGCATTAATGATCTACATAATGTATAAAGCTTATATTTTATGGGCATACGTTAGATTTATTTTTGTGGATATGATGTTGGGTAGTTGTGTTGTATGGTTTTTGTATGTGCTGGAAAATCGATTAACTAGCTCTAATAAGAATGATACTATTTATAAACAAGAATGAGTATTGATATATGCCGTTATGGAAAAATAGAGCTTATAATTTAACGATGGACGATATCAGGTATGCGATGCGTAATAGTAAATCGAATCGTGGTGCTGCTAGATTTTTAAATATATCACATTTAACGTATAAAAAATACGCAGAATTATACATTGACGACGAGACAGGTAAATCTCTTTATGAGATTCACAAAAATAAATCTGGTGTTGGAATACCTAGACGTGGATACACTAAATTCCACGGTAAGAAGGGGTTACGTGCTATTCTAGAGGGCAAACACCCTGAATATCGAGGTTCACTTCTTAAGAAACGGTTGATAAAGGAGGGGTTTAAGGAAGAATGCTGTGAGGAGTGTGGATTTGAAGAGCGTAGAATAACTGATTATACAGTTCCCCTGATACTAGTTTGGAAAGATGGTGACAAGACAAATCATTTAGCAGAGAATTTGTCACTTATTTGCTATAACTGTTTTTACCTAACCCAGAGTGATTTATTCAATCGGCGAGCGGACAGGACAGATTTTAAAGGATATAGGGATGACAATAAGTGAAATTTACAACTGGCTGTTAAAAACCGACCCAACTGAAGAAAGTGTTGATGTCCGACATGTGTGGGCAGATATGGCATCGTACTGTTATTTTGTAAACACAATGGATTTCGATCGGATATATCAGTCAAGACTTAAACAAGTTTTAAAACGGGGTATGGAATTTGGTATAAACTTACCGACGGATGACCATTCAAAAGTTTTAGAAATAGCCAAGGAAATGGATCAGACAAATTTGAAAACCTATATAAATACGTGTACGTATGACGAGCCACAAACAGCAAACTGACTTCGAACGGTTTGGAGAGTTAATAACATATCTAGGTCAACTAGAATATAATATCATAAACAGTAGAGAAGCGTTAAATAGTATGGAACGCGAAAAGCATACTACTCTAGAGGAGCTAAGAAACTTAGAGACAAAGATCGGTGCGACCGAAACAGAACCTGATACTGAAAAATAAATAATCATTTCCTATGTATTACACACGATTGGTGATAGTTATACTATCCATCATCGTCCACTTTGATATAATGTTCATCGTGGATGACAATAGGGTATATGCTGGTGGTGAACTGGCAGAGATAAGTGTATGTGCAACGCTGATACTACCAGACTCACTCAAACCAGCTCAGAAGCTCATGGCGAAGCTTATTTACGCTGAGGCAGGTAACGAGTCACTACTGGGTAAACGTGCTGTAGCGGACGTTATAATGAATCGTGCGCATCATCACGACCTGACCGTAGCACAAATAGTCTATCAGGATGGTGAATTCGATGGTATACATTCCGATGGGTTTAATATAAATCCTTACAAACAATATGATGATCCATCAATTAATAAGTCAATTGCCGATTGTATGCTCTCAGCTAAGTATGCATTAATGGGTAAGCATGTAATACCGCGTGGTGTATTGTTTTATCACAACCCACGGACATCAACGGATCGGGGTTGGATATCTTATATAGAACAGTTTATGTATAGAGACATCGATAATCATCGATTTTGCTACCATCCTAAATTTTTTTCTTAGAAATATATAAAAAAGTTTTGTAGTCTATCATATAGATGTTATCTTGCAGTATATTTAATAACACAAATACTATAAGATGATCCAGACAACAACATTTAATGAAGAATTGGTTGCAGCATTTTGGAACCAAACGAGCGTAGTTTCTAACGGTCAAACAATGACATTACCATCTCGCCAGACTGGTGGGAAGTGGAGCCAGAATAATGCATATGATGTACTTGTTGCTCGTAGTATAAGAACTGGCAACTATACCACTACACACCGACCAGACGGGACGTTGGGAGTTATTGTAACTAAATTTTAATCACTACCAGAGTAATATAAAATATTCTCATTTTTTGGGGGATGTCATGAAAATGGCATCCCCTTATTGTTTATCATATTTTTTACATATTTATATATGATATCAATTAGGAGAGTTTAGTGTACACACTTATAGTCGACAAGCCTGACATATTCGAGGCTAAAATTAACATTGAGGGAGCGGAAGCCGATGATGCACAGTGCAGGTTAGTTATAGAATCTGGTGCGATGTCATTACTATTTGAGGGTAGTTTAAAGGATGAGAAATGTAGCATCCCTATTAAAAAATTGAAAAAATATATCAAGGCTGGTGACACTGGCACGATGAAGTTAGAAGTTATTGCAGATGATACGTTTTTTTCACCTTGGGAGTCTGATTTTAAAGCTAAAGCTTCTAGGAAGGTAACTGCTGAGGTAGTCGAACCTGTAGCAGAAAAAGTACATAAGCCAACTGTTGTGGTGAGTGAAATAACACAAAATGTTGATGGTGTTGATGGTGGAATCCAAAATAAAGATATACTTATTAAGGAAATGGCTACAGAGTTTTTAATGTTTGGATTGAAACTTGAGGATGTTGGTAAACGAAAGAAAACAATAAATCACGTAGTTAGTAAAATGATTAAGCGGGGAATTATCACTACTGATATGAAAGATAGTCCCGAATTGATTGACGTTGTGTTAGAATCAATAATATTAAGCGAAAAGTCGAGGAAATAATAAATGGCAAAAATTACTGATCCAGATAATCTGAATCAAAGTGTAGAAGTAGAATTTATCACGGGTAGTAAATTGATAAAATTGAATCCTGCGGGTAATCTAGAACCATATGATGGTGTAACGATGCAGGCGTTATATTCATTTACTAAAGAAGAATGGTTAAATGACGATAACTTGATTAAGTTTCCATTCCCATTTATTTCAATTACCGCCGAACAGTTTGAGTTGTTCAATGGGTGGGACTTGTCTGGATCATTTGAATCTTTACTTGATCCTAGTTCATCTAAGAATATGATTCGGGATGCTGGGTGGGCTGTTAAGGATGCTGCTGGTAACTCCCGAGAAGAGTATATGAACATTACATCGTTGGGTGCATTCAACGATTCAACCGCGGATCAGGCATATTACCTACAATCTGGGTCTCTTGGATATCCACCAACATCTTCAGTATACACAGGTGAGGTGAATATACCAGTTAGAATTTACGCATCAGGTGCTGCTTACGGTGCAGCCGATGTAATTGATTTCCGAAACTTCTTTAACATTTATCTTCGTGAGCAGGGTAAAGTGTTTGGGTCGTATGATTTGATTACCGAGCAGAATATTACAACACTTACGTATAAGAAGTTCGCACTACCACTGGTAAACAGTGAAGACCTTAAAGTGACATCTTCGGATACTGGTTTTACTGGATTACCTTATTCTGGTATGAGTATTAATTATTACACATCATCACAGAATCAAGATATTGGTGGGACTAATTATCCATATAAAATATTGATCGATGGTAATAGTGGTACTGCGGAGCAGATTTACGAGTGGACACAATTCCAGTTGAGACAGACTAGTAGTATCGATTCGAATGATAACTATACAATTATTAGAGGTGATACTGCGGGTGATCTTCTAGCATTTATTGGAGACACTTTAAGAACTCAATTAGTAACTATTGGCGGTGCTCCTCACGGGGTATATATCCAAAACTTCTTAGCGGCAGATACCAACCGTCTAGAATTTACTGATGACTCTGGATCAGTTAGAACGTTCCCGTTCGTTGCTGCAGGTACTATCTTATTTAATGAGAACTTACAGAACGATCCTTCAGCTAGATATTTCATGTTCTTTACGAACGATGATTCTGGTGATAACACTGGGAGGGACTTTGGGACTAAGGACGCGATTATTATCAATGATAATGCCGGCCCATTACCGATCACGGGTTCCGTGGCAACATCAGCCTCAGTCGCATTTGACTACGATTATGATGGTAACATCCAACGTGGTTCTGATTCATCAGGTTCAGATGCACCATTTACTGCAGTTGCTCTTGGACTTTCAACGGCACAGTACGTGGTAACAACTGGTACGATTACGAGATCAACCGTGAACTCGGTAAACTTCGTTGCGGCACTAGAAAGAAATTACGCGACTTAATAGTTGACTAATAAAATTCAAAGGGGATCATCTTTTAGGTGATCCCCTTTTTTATTGTTATTTTTTTTGATATTTATAAATAAATAACGGGTAAATATTAATGGCGGCACCGAATTATAACACTGATTTAACGACGATCGATACTGCGGAGACTACTACTGGCTATAATCAGATAAATCATGCTGGTGGTGGTGGTGGTTCGTTGGGTGTTGGGGCTGACTTTTCAATGCAAGGAACATTTTGCGTAGATAGGCAGGTGACTAGTAATAACAGGGGTATTGCGTTTGATAATGGTACCCCGTTCATTGCTGACGCGACAGTTGGTGACGACCATATATTTGTTTGGATGTATGTGGCGACTTCTGGTCTTGCCGATACTCTTCAAAATGAGGGTGGTGCCATTATGGTTGGAAATGCCACGAATCAGCTAGTTAGATATCACGTGGAGGGTAGTGATACGTATGGTGCGGGTGGGCGTGTGGCTAGGTGTTATCCAGTTAGACACAATCCAACAACTAATGCTTCCCCACCGTATAGAACATTGACTGGTACACCATCCAATGCTGCGCAGGTTGTGGGATGTTCAATTAATATGACAGGTACTGTAAAGGGTGCGAATCTTGGACTAGATGCTCAGCGATATGGTACGGGTTTATTTGTATCTGGTGGTGAGGCTGGCAACGCTGGAACATTTTCAGGATCAGCCGCTGTGAATGACAGTATTTCAAATCGTTGGGGTATACTTACACGAATTGGTGGTACATTTGAGCTGCAGGGACACTACGGTATCGGTGTAGACATCAACGGAAATCCATCCCCAGCATATTTCGATGACTCGAATGTACTCGTGCAAATCGTTGACACGCCACATACCGACCCTGACTTTACCAGAATATTGATAGATCATGAGAGTACTACATGTAATTTGACTAACGTTAGTTTTCTATCACTGGGAGTCAACAATCGAGGTTATTTGGATGTTCGGAACGCGTCTACAACTGCATCGTTTGTTGGTTGTGTATTTACTGATTTTGGTAATACTTTCCTGAATGCGAATGTTACGGCTAGTGCCTGTACGTGGAGAAATTCCGAGGTTATATACGGGAGTGGATCACACGTTGAGTCGTGTACTATCTCACACAACCTATCTGCTGGGTCGTCATCATTGGTTATATCATCTTTAGATAAGATCATTGGGTGTGAATTCAGTACAGGATCAGGTGTAGTTAACGGTGGACACGCTATAGAAATAACTCAGGGTGGCGTGACTGCATCATTTTCTGGGAATACCTTCACAAACTTTGATGCGAACGATACGTCAGGGTCAGCGATTTTCAACAATAGTGGTGCTAATATTGTGATTAATATTAGTAATCAGGGAGATACACCAACCGTCCGTAATGGTGCTGGTTCGACAACACAGATTAACAATCCAACAGCATTCACGATAACTGGTATCATTTCTGGGTCGGAAGTTAGGATACATGCCGATGATGGTGAGCCTAGAACTGAATTGGCTGGGCAAGAATCCGTCGAAGGGACTTTTATTTATAGTTATAACTACGGTGGTAGTGATGTAGATGCGTTCCTCACCGTGGGTAATGTTGGTTATGAATGGTTCGAACTTCCAATCACATTAGGTAATGCAGATCAGACTCAAGCAGTACAACAGCGGATAGATAGAAATTATAGTAATCCATAAAAATAAGTTGATATGAAAATAGACGAAGCGATGATCAAACTGCGCACACTACAAGCAGCTATATTTGATCCAGAGAAAAATAAAAATGATTTGTTTGCAATGACAAATCAGATTATGAATGATCTTGAGCAAGTCTCAAGGGATATTAAAAATAAAGAAGGTGTAGACGATGGGAAATAATATTGATATAGTAAGTCTTAAACTTAAGCAACTAAAGCAAGCACTTCGTGATCCTACTAAGTCAGTTAAGGATTTGGAAAAAATGATAGATGACATGGGGGAGAATGTTAAACTCGCGTCAAATGAAATCCAGATAAACTACGAACAGATATCTAAACGTCTAACGGACGAGATGAATGGTAAATCTTCAAAGAGAGAATAATATATGGCACAAGTGTTTTTATTTGATGGAGAATCTAGCAGGATTAAGTGTCAAAATACATCGTCATTTACTATGACCGAGGTATACAGTCGTTGGAAGGACTGGGTACTCACATCGGATAATGCGAAGTTTTTGCGTGCGTTTAGATTTGTGGGGGGTGACCCTACGGTTTCTGGGAGATCGCTAGGGATAACATACTTTTTAATGAACAATTGGAGAATTGTGCCATTTACAGGATCATTAGATTATGATCTAGATGTTGAGGGTAATTTGTTCTTAGATGAGGCAACTAATTCAGTGAGTGCGTCGAACCCTTACGAGTTCCCGGGCGTACTGGTACGACAATCCGTATCCAACCTTACCGACGCGCAAGTACTTGAATCAGATATTAATAAGCGACTAGATTATACAAATGACACGGTGTTCTTAGACCCAATCGGTGGGGTTAGTGGATCGCTACACCCTGTTGGTACGTCGGCATCCCCAGTTAATAATGAAGCACAAGCACTTCAATTAATGGGTACGTATGGGCTACAGCACGTGGTGGTTCAAGGTCACTATACACTATCTAAAAATTGGGATGGTAAGGAGATAATCGGTGAAACTCAGATGGTTAATTTGACAATCGACTCGGCATCACTTAATAATACTAAGATTTCTAATATCTCACTGACTGGGTATATCGATTCTACTAGATTTATGGTAGAGAGATCACTCGTGTATGATTTGACATATCAGAATGGGTGGTTTGATACGTGTGGGTTGTCGGGATCGTTATGTATGATCAATACACAACCTAATGCTACATTCTTTTCGTGCTTCTCGATGGTGCCCGGTACAGGATCACCATTACTAGATTTCGCGGGATCGTCTAATTCACTCGTCAATATTCGAATGTATTCTGGGGGTATACGATTCAAAAATTATGCATCGTCGACAAATATTAGTACCGTTGAATTTACTGCTGGTCGGATGAATATCGATCCAACATGTTCAGATGGTTTACTATCAGTACGTGGTACTGCATACTTGAACGGTACTGGTAGTGGTGTTAATTTGGAGACTGGATCATTATTTAACCCAGTATTCTTCAGTCGAAAGATTGATGACATGGCTACTAAAACTAAGGACATACACCTAGTTCACGGACTCGATCCAACAGCACCTATGTATGTGACTAAGACGCAGCGAACGGCTGGTGATGTGTCGCAAACATTCGTGACAGGTAGTGGTGATGTGACAGTAACGAGGTTGTAGTGGAAGCGAACGGTCTTGATCCATTAACTATAGCCAACCAAGGGCTACTTTCTAACGATCCATGTCAGGTCGCAGCTCAGGGATTGTTACATGTACGTATAGACATTGTCGATCCCGAGGATGAAATTATCATACCAGATACTGGTGGTGGGATCGTTGATAATGACATATGGAAGCGTAAGACTAAGGAAGAGAAGAAGAAATTACGTGCTAAAATCACAGTTTCGGCAACTGTTGATGGAATTACATACGAAGAAATTAAGTATTCAAATGATTGCAGTATAACTGTACAAGACGTTGACATTCAAGTAGTTGAGTCTACTACTAAGCCTAAAATTACCATTGAAGTTAAAAAAAAATAGTAGAAACTTTGTAAAAAATTTGGTTATGTCTTGATGTTTTATATATATTTGCACATACTTATGAACGAAGAGATACGAAAAATGAAAACATTATTATATACATATAGTCTTTTATCGATGACACTGACAAGTGGCTGGTCGTTTTGCGACGGGACGGATTGTCTTTGTAATCTCCGCTGTGTGGAATAAAGTATTCATGTAATATGTAAGGGATACATTTTAAACATATAGAAGCTCGGAGACATAAAAAATCTTCGGGCTTTTTTAATTTATAGTAATATGGAAAATAGAGAAGACATAGAATATTATTATAGCATTACCAATGGGTGTGCTATCGTTGTGGTGTAAACAAGGCGGTCTGTAAAACCGTCGCCGTTGGCTAAGATGGGTTCGAATCCCTCCACACCCACAAAATTTTTAAACTATGAAATGTCCAAAGTGTACGGGAGAACTAAAAAAAGAATTGTTAAAGGACAATTCACAACAGGCTCAAGGATCGTGGACTTGTAAGGATTGTAGAACCATTTGGTTCATAATTGAATGTGGGAACCGCGAACGGGGCAAGTATGGAAAGAAGGTGACGTAGCTGAGTTTTGGTTTAGCGCAGGTTTGAAGCATCTGAGACGTAGGTTCGATCCCTACCGTCACCACCAAAATTTCCATACTTATTAGTATGGAAAGATTAAAACTTAAAAAGTTATTAGACTCTGGTAAAAGTACTAGAGAGATTGCAGAGTTAATTGGAAGGGGGCAGACGACTGTTAGATATTGGATTAAGAAGCATGGGTTGCGATGTAAGTATCATGAGATTAATCGTCAACAGCGGATAAGTGATATTTGTGAAGCTGTTGCCAAGTCCACCTCATACTCAGAGGTATGTAGGAAGTTGAAAATTCCTCGTTCTGGAAATTCATATCAGAATATGAGATCGGTGATTGAGAGATTGAGTTTAGATGTCTCCCATTTTACAGGGCAGCGAAAATATCTAGAGTCTATAAAATTAACTCCATATGATGTATTAATATATGATCGGTTGGATGGTAGGCGGGAACGTACTATAGTGTTGCGTAACGCGTTAACTGAACTTGGTGTTGATGTGTGTAGATGTAGCCTGTGTGGGTTAGATTCTTGGTTGGGAAAACCACTTGGAATGCATATTGATCATATAGATGGTGATAGATTAAATAATATTCGTGATAATTTGAGAATTTTATGTCCAAATTGTCACAATCAAATAACGTATAACAAATGAAATACAAAATAAAAAACAGCAAAGTCATGTAAGTATTTTAACTTACAAAATAGGACTTTGATATGAGTAGATCAAGAAAGAAACACGGTGTTGTTAAAGACCGTGGACTCACCCGTAGAGAATGGAACAGAAAATTCAGAAGGGTGAACAGACAACGAGTACGTATGGGTAAAGACCCATACCAAATGAAGGAACTGATAAATCCTTACGATGTGTATGATTGGATATACATATGGGATGAATCGGATATGCAGCGACGGTGGGCTGAAGATGGACGCCATGATTATTATAAAAGGGTATATAAAACCCTTGATAATATGCGTCGCTGGTACTTTAGAAAGTGACATGGGGATAAGCGTAGGTTGTGTCAGGTGGTCTCCAAAACCGCTCTGTTAGAGTTCGAATCTCTATATCCTTGCTATTCGAGTACGTATAAGCACCGCGTTAAGGGCTTGCTATAGTGCTAAAGCGAATGGAAAGCGATCGCCCTGTCACGGCGACATCAGTCGAAAGATTGTATGCGGGTTCGAGTCCCGTTAGCACTGCCAATAAGAAGCCGTGTGTAAATCCCTGATGATCCAGAATACTCGAGGTCTGGGGAGGGGGTGGAGCATGTAAAGAAAGCAGTTAACCTAACGTACATGGGGATGACTCGGTTTAAATCCGACGTGAGTAGCGGGACGATATACGCTACAACTCGCGGCACACGCATAAGAGGTGGTGCACCTGCCTTCCAAGCAGGAATTAGATTCGGTTCGATCCCGAAGTGCCGCACAAATTGATCATCGCTAGGAGATGCATCGGTTGAGAATCAGTTAGGCTGCTCGATTTGACTGGCGATGAACTTGCGACCAACGCATAAGAGGTGGTGCACCACGTTGCCAACGTGGAATAGAGCGAGTTCGATCCTCGCTGGTCGCCAAAATCTAGGTCGCAACTAGATGATGTGAGTTATGAGTTCAGGAATCTCACGAAGAATGACAAAATGTCCTGTCTATGTCTCTAAAGCATTTATGGATGATGTCCACCTTTGTACCGTGGGGAACGGGATTCGATTTCTCGTAGAGACTCAACAATTCGATTCCAGTGTTTGATTCGTTTTTTGTATACTTATATATGTATGAAATGGACAGAAACTGAATTGAACGAAGTGATTAATCTTATCAAAAGTGGTAAGACTTATGGTGAAATATCTAACATTGTGGGTAGAAGTAAATCTTCTATCAAAAATAAACTAGGGCGTAGCAACGAAAATTATAAAAAGTATGTTAAGTGCGACGTGCTTTTATGTATTCAGTGTGATAATGTTATTAAAAATTTTGGTATTAAATTTTGCTCTAGATCATGTGCTACTACTTATAACAATTTACTACGAGGAAAAAATCCACGTAAGTGTAAGTGTTGTGGTGGTGAATATTTCGGAAGAGCTAAAAAATACTGCAGTATTTATTGCTTTCATAAAAGTCAGTGGATGGCAATCGTGAATTTAATTGAATCTGGTGATACTAGCCTTTCTAATCGACGTTATAAAAAATATTTAATTTATAAATATGGTGAACAATGTATGGAATGCGGTTGGGATAAAATCAATCCATATAGTGGAAATATACCAATTGAATTAGAACATATCGATGGTAATTCTAATAATAACTCTTTGGATAACTTAAAATTATTATGTCCTAATTGTCATTCACTCACACCAACATACAAAGCATTAAATATTGGTAATGGTCGACATAACCGCATGGTGAGATATAAATCTGGTAAGAGTTTTTAAAAAGAGCCGTTTAGACTGTGAGGCGTACCATAGGGATGGTGAATATCCTTACATTTATGTGTTGCGTATATGAAAAAGTTTTTTTATATTTGATGTATGAGAAAATTAGAAGGCACAACAGCATGTAAAATGAGAGATGAACTTTGGTCTAAGCGGAGTAAAACGTTTACACCTACTGTGATTACCAACAGGTTGACTAAGATTGGAATACCAGCGTGGTTACGGTCACAGATCATTCAAATGGTACGGTACAACGAAATGGATCGATGTACAGATGCAATTGAGCAGGCGATGTACCAGTCTGTATGTAATTTGATCGTCAAGGAATTGATGGATGCTGAGAAAAAGGTATTTGATTAAAACAATATAGCACAAGTGCGCGGGACACAGGACGGACTCATATTCTGTCTTCGCTCGGATCGTTACCGAGTTGTGCTACTGATTAGAATAAAAATGAAAGAAAGAACTGAAATATCGAGTAGTAGTTCCAGATACTGGAAGGTGAACCTAGCAGGGTCTAGGACTGGATTGCTAATCCATGGGGTCGGGTAAAACTGACTGGGCTTCGATTGCTCCTCCTTCCGCTTAATTGGTAAGTTAAGCAGTCCCATGGAGGGGCGACTAGTCTTGAAAACTAGGTAGCAGGTCATGCTGCTCGGGGGTCGGTTCCTCAACTTACCGCAATTTATGGTCAAGTGGCTGAGTGGATGTAGGCATCTGATTGCAAGTCAGGTTTACGGGGGTTCGAATCCCTCCTTGACCTCAACGAAAAAATTATGAAAGTAATAAATACATACAATCGATTACGACTGCTACTCTTACCTGAGTAGCCTCACCACTTCAAAATTCAGTGGGGGGCAAATCTATGCCCCCATGGTGGAACTGGAATACACGTTTGATTAAGGATCAAAAGCTTGCGAGTTCGAATCTCGCTGGGGGTACAAAAAGAAACCGATCGGGTACACGGTATACCCGATTGGGTACACGGTATACCCGATTGGGTATATCCGATGACTCTGTGATGAAATGGAAGACATGCCCGGCTCAAAATCGGGTGCCTAGCTAGGCGTGTGGGTTCGAATCCCACTAGGGTCACAAATACCTCCGTGGGCAAATGGTAAAGTCCGCAGTCTTAGACACTGTAATCGTAGTTGCTGGTTCGACTCCAGTCGGAGGTACAATTAATAGTCCCGTAGCCCAACCGGAAGAGGCATCAGGTTTAAACTCTGTTCAGTGTGGGTTCGACTCCCATCGGGACTACTATTTTTTATATACTTATTAGTATGTGTACATGTATTGATATAAACGAGCTCCAATTGATTGAGGATGGATCACAACCAGACTTCAATCTGGATAATGAATTTGCCGAAGCTAATAGAAAATACTTCAAGGGCATGCTTAAGAAGATTCCTATGGAATATAAACACCTGACTGGTAAACTAGGGTTAGTTAAAGCTAAAGTGCGTAGAGATAGCTCTAAACGGATCGTGAAAGCATTCCCAGTAGTACTGCAGATGACTGATCAATTCAATTACACCAGAGAACAATTCTTGAGTACATTCTTACATGAACTTTGCCACTTATTCATGCTGCAGGATGCTGGTAAGTATTCGTGGAGTGGTGGGTATCATGGTAGAGAATGGCAGAAACTAGCTGATACCGTATCTAAGAAATCTGGTGTACCTATAACTAAGGACGAACATACTGGTAAATATGACACTAAAGACCTACCATCACCAGTAGTAGCGTTTGCCAAATTTAGTGGTGGGCATATTAGTATCGCATATACAACCAAAAGTATATGGAGTCGGCGAGATGATGAGTATATAGATTGGTTAACCGCCACCGCTAAAGGGAAGCAGTGGGTGGTCTTCACAACCAGAGATGGTCGAATAACAAACTTCGCTGCAAAATCTATAAAGAGACCCACGTTCTATAAAATCGATCAGGACATTGTTACTGACATGATGAAGAACAAATCCGAAGAAGTTATATTAACCAATAATCATGTATAGGACAAAAATGCATCGATTGGGTTTTGTTATATGAAAAACTTTTAGTATCTTAGTGTTGCAAACAAATACAGATACTATGAAATCTAAGAAAATCACCAAAGCAGCTCGTAAGGAATTCGTAAGGGCTATGCTTAAAAACAACAAGACATGGGCACTACGTGCGCTCGTAGTAATCTACGCCCATCAGACAGTTGACGAGCAGTCGACTGGAATCACAAGTCACGAAAATGGTGTTGGATTCTCAGGATCAGATTCTGAGATATTATCATCATTCGCAGTACAATATCAACGACGTGGATGGCTGACATATAAACAGATGACAATCGTATTCAGGTTGATACCTAAGTACTGGAGACAGGTTATCGATAACGCTGACCTAGATAAAATCGATTCACTAATCATTAAACACGCTGCATAATGACAAAGGTTAAAGATTTAATAACTAAGGAGCAGGTTAGTGAAGGTGGATGGGCGGGTGCCATGTACGAATACAAAATGTACGATGGTACTGAAACGGATTTTTATGACCATCTTGCACTTAAAGAATTTCTAGAGAAACATCCGAGATTTAAGGACGCCGTGATTATGGAGAGGGGGGCAGTATTCGGTCGATACCCATTCCGTCACCGTTATCGTTCGGTCAATAACAATGAAATGTGGAAGGTAAGGATCGGTGATAAATTCACGTATGCGTTAGGTATCAGCCGACCGTGGAGGGGATACGATACAATGCCCAAGATCATTCAGCGTAGATTTTATGAGGATGGTGAGAAGCCAATCAAGAGAAAGGTACGTAAGGTAGATGTCGAATATGTAGATCACGGGAAGGGTCAATCGACGTATGGACGTGATTGTCAATTGAGGACGTTGGCAACCGTGATGGGTCAGGATTATTTTGACGTCCACCGAGAAATGTCAGATCGAGGTTGGAAACCTAATCATGTTGGAAACGTACACTACACCACAGGGCATAAAAAGAATAGATGGGATGAAGTGATGGAAGTGTTTGGTTATGAGAAGGAGCGAGTCTGGACTAAGAAGAATTTACTCACATATGGCTGTGAGGTCAAGTCTAAGCTACTCAAACACAAAACTGGTATGACTGTGGCAACTGCCGCGTGTGAGCTTCCTAGGGGGACTTATATAGTTAGTATGCGATCACACGTATGTGCGGTCATTGACAACAAAATTTTTGACTCGTGGAACTGTCAGAATAAACATGTTCACAGAATTTGGAAAGTTAATTCAATTAAGTAGTTGTGTATATGAAAAACTTTCTGTATCTTTATATTGTAATCAAAAGAAAGACAGTTATGACAGCGAATGAAATTAAAAATACACTTGACGGGTGCGAAGTTAACTCACTAACATACGAGGGAGTTGTTTACGTCAGTAATGGAAAAGCTTATATGGATGGTGATGTAATCCGTGTGAGTTGGAAGACACTTTGGAATGAATATATTGGTAACGAATTTTAATTTATACCCATGGCAAACAAGAAGCAAACAATATCAGAAATAGCTGCAGTGATCAGGGAGGACTGGAAGAAAGTCAACTACGGTGCAGAACCTTACTTACGTGCAATGTCCTCAATGGAAACTATCGATGACAGCTACGGAATGGAAAGTGGTCGATTTATCGTGGCATACTTCTTAAGTAACGCAAGTGCGTGGAGAGGTGATGTTGCTAGGGAGACTAAAAAAGAATTGAACAAACGTATAAAATACTAGAGATGGAATCAAGAGATGTACTAGAATGTGCAGCATGTGGGTGTGATATCGAGTATGGTAACTCATACATAGATGAGGATGGTGCTGATGTTTGTGAATCGTGTGAAGCAAACGCGTGGAACTACGCTAATACGGTGGTCGTAATTTCGGATGGTGAGGTTACGAAATTCTTACACTCGTCTATGGGATGGCGCGAGGCTGAATATTTCGAACAGGAATCACCAGATGCGGTTGAAAAGTTCGAGTACAAGAGTACTGATGGGTGGCGAGGGTATCACCAACCTGTATTGGCGGATGGTTACGTTACCTTAGCGGATGGTTGGTCTACTGGCAACTATTCAGACGTTCCGTGGAAGCATAAATTCAACAACTTTGTTAGTGAACTAGCAAGTGGTGAGAAGGTATGTCCAGTGGACGTTACATTGGCGTATGGGTTGACTTCAAATGTATTTTCAGTATCAACTGATATTATAGTTGCGTCTGGGGATGTTGATGAGTTTACGGCGTGGGTGGCTAACGAGATGGGGTATAGTGTTGACGACTTACAGGCAGCTCTGGTGTAAATGAATACTTAAGCAAAATTTCCTATACTTATATATAAAGGAAATGTTATGGCAAAGGAATTCAAATGTATAAAGGGATGGGCTCGTAATCGTGTTGGTGATGTAGTAGAAAATTATATGTTTTCTAGGTACCCAAAAGAAATTCAACAAAATCATTTTGTGGAAATTAAGCCGAAGAAAGTTACACCGAAATCTTCTCCGAAATCTTCTCCGAAAGTAGTATCGACCTCGTCGAGTAAATCATCGACTAAGGGATCATCAACTACAACTAACAAATCGTAGGGGGATTTGATATGAAATCATTATTGATTATACTGGGATTGTTATTCGTTATGCCTATAGCAACTCAACAAACACAAGAACCGTCGGCAAACGTCGCCGCGGTAGTTTATATAGTGGACGTCACAGATTTTTCATCTGATGGATACCAGTTCACTCATACACTGGACGTTAGGCTAGATGATTCGAAGATTTCACCAGAACAAATTGTGGCAATCCTAGACAATTACACAGCATGGTATAAGACAAAATATCTGGGATACAAAAAAATATAAATATTTTTTAGCAAAATAGTTGTTTTTATCCAAAATATTTATATATATTTGTGTCGATGGAAATGTTGAAGCATTTCTTAAAATAAAAAAATAGAGTAACGATGAAAGATTTGATGAACATAGAACGTGTGGACGAACCAGCCGAGGAGACATGGCGCGGTCGTCTAAATGGACTAGGACACCAGACTTTCAATCTGGACGATGCGGGTTCGATCCCCGTCCGCGCTACCAAGTAGTCGTTTTATGTACTTTTTACATACTAATTAAAATGACAACTAAAGAATTATTAAAGCCAGTATACGATTCGGCACGTATTGTTACACTTAAAAAACTATATGTTCCGAAATCATTGAGAAAATATCTTAAGACTAAAAAAGTAAATGGCTTGACGGTTATGGATACCAATTAACAAAAAACAAAATAACGTAATGAACACATACACAATCATACAACATCAACCGCAGCCCGTAGGGGCTATTCATCAACATAGATTGGTGTAGGGAATTGATATGTCGTTCCCTTACATCGTAAGATAACGGGGAGCGATCCATTGGTGTGGTTGCGCGGTTTGGAGCCGTGGTTATTTGAAGGTTCGAATCCTTTCTCCCCGACTAGTAATACACATGGTGTGCGAGTCGGATATGGTTTTTTGCCGAGGCAGGTTGTGACCCTGTTGTAGAAATTTCTACATGCGAGTTCGAATCTCGTCGTACACCCCATTAGTAGTTTTTTTATAAAGACCTATGGTATAACGGCTCATTACATCGGCTTTTGGCGTCGAGGATTCCAGTTCGATTCTGGATAGGTCTTCAAGAATAAAATAATAATAGCATATGGGGGAGATTTATCTCACTCTTTTAGGTGATCTCCTTATGGTAGTAGTAAATAGAGTTACTTCGGTTAACATTTGTACTTGAAATTCAAATTACTTGGTTCGATTCCAAGCTCCCCCACATTTTTTAATCTTAAAAAGGATAGTTATGTTTAAAAGTATTTTTACACGAATGTTTGTTCGTACATACACAGTTCACGCACCTGCAGTGCCATACCACAAAAGATAATATCGCGGGGATGAAGGCTGTTGGTATGCCTCCTAAGTCTCATAAGCTCTGAACGTTTAACGTGTGTAGGTTCGATTCCTACCCCCGCTACTATCAAGGAGATGAAGAAATTCATCTCCTTTTTTGTTTATACCAAAAGTTTTTTATATTATTGCATTATTAATTAACTTAAAATACTTAGCAATATGGAGAAAGATTTAATGACAGGTAAGTTTGGAACGTTATTGAAGCGGTCTAATAAACAACTCCGCGAGGATCGGGGTAGGAAGATCGTCAGTACTACTGAAAAACTTTATCGTAGGAAGGTTGAAGACCTTCAGGACGAGTTAGAAACTCTACAGATCGATCGGGATAATTTATTGGATATTAACCCAAGTAACACACAATCAATCATCAACCCATCAGATTTCCAATCTCAACAATTCGTTGAAAGGGATATGAAACTCGGTTTAGCTATCCGTGAGACTTCGATCAAGTTAGAAGTAGCACGGGAAGCATACACCGCGCTGTTCAGTGTTGATGTTACTAAAACTGACGCATAATGGGAGGTGGAACGTATAATTTTAATGCTAGAGCTACGTCTTCGGTTACTAAAGGTTTTAACAAGGCAACTGTTGATTCGTTGGATACTGTATTTAAGCAGCAACGACAACGCCGAGTGCATGATAGTCTCGACCCACGCGGTGTGGTTATTCGGGAATCTAGGGATGGTGAGGATCACCCAGAATCATTAGCTATTTTAGTTGGTATAGATGTCACAACATCAATGGGTAACGTCCCAGTATTGTTAATACGTGACGGACTACCCAATATGATACAGCGTATATTCGAGGAGGGTATCGCTGATCCACAGGTGGCGTTCATTGCCATCGGTGATCATGAGTGTGATAACTATCCATTACAGATCGGGCAGTTCGAATCTTCGGATCAGCTACTAGATGAGTCGTTGACCAACACCTATATTGAAGGTGGTGGTGGTGGCAATGGTGGTGAGAGTTATTTGTTAGCTTGGTACCACGCCGCGATGCACACGTCAATTGATTGTTTTGAAAAGCGCGGACAGAAAGGGGTTCTTATAACAATTGGTGATGAGCCATGTCTTAATAAGGTTTCTGGATCAGTATTAGCTAGGTTGTATAATTTACAATCTGAACTAGATTATTCAGCAGCAGAATTGTTAAAACTTGCTTCGGAGAAGTATGATGTGTATCATATCAATGTCGGATCGACGTATTCTGGGTATAGATCGAGTACTAAGAATTATTGGAAAGAGTTGCTTAGTGATCATTTCATCGACGCTAAAAGTCATGAAGATATTCCTAGAATTGTTGCGGAGCTGACGTCTAAGAGTTATAGTGGTACTCGGCAGAAAGTTGAGACTGACTATGCTGAGGCTTATAATGGATCACCTACAGACGTGGATGATATTAAAGAACCTAAAATCACATTATAATGAATGTAAGTATTGTCACTGGAGTTGGATATGGCGACGAAGGTAAAGGCGTAACCACTAAGTGGCTATGCGAGCAATTGTTATCTGGGAATGATGATGTACATGTGATGGTAGTCCGATTTGGTGGTGGAAATCAAGTCGGACATACCACCATGGTTGATGATTTCATTCACACACATCATCACACTGGTGCTGGAACCTTAGTAAATGTACCAACGTTCTATTCTAGATTCTGTACTGTAGACCCAATTAACACGGTATCTGAGATTGAGTTCTTAACCCAGAAGGGATTTACACCACGTAATATGTATGACCCACGGTGTATGATTGTAACTCCACTCGATGTGATTTACAATCGAATGCGTCATGCTAAAACACAACACGGAAGTGTTGGGGTGGGGTTTGGTGCAACTATTGCTAGAAATGAATCACACTACCGACTATATGTTGCCGACATTGCAACTCGGGAGATATTCATCCAGAAGTGTAAGGGTATCCAGCAATATTATAACAGCCTAGGTGTGGATTTTGATCTAGATTGTGAGGCGTTTTACATCGACTGTATTAACTTTTTAGATATTGTGGAGGTAAGCAATCTAAATCTGGAGATAACACGTTACATTGGCTCAAAATCGTCCCATATAGTATTTGAGGGGCATCAAGGGGTATTGCTAGATCAGGAATATGGTGTATTTCCCCATGTTACTAGATCAAAGACTACATGTAAGAATGCATTCACGATACTTGAAGAAGAGAACCTTAACGGGATATGTGAGCATATAAATCAATTCATGGTAACGCGAGCATATCATACACGTCATGGTAATGGGTATTTTGAAGAGGAGGATATTTTACTGACAAATACTGAGTTTGAAACTAATAAATTCAGTGAGCATCAGGGAGCATTTAAAACAGCTCCACTTAACAAAGCATTATTGACTAGGGGAGTACTTTGTAATCTTATGGATGAGTCTGACTTAGGAAATATTAAAAGACATCTAGTAGTTACGTGTTGTGATCAAGTAGAGTCTTATGAGGACGTCATTGAATATATTTCTGAAACCACCCAACTACTGGACACTCTGTGTATTAATGACCATCCATCAGGAAACATTAGACTATATGCCAAGGAAGAAAAAGATAACTAAATCCCGATGGAGTCAGCAGCCAGAATTGAAAACTGTTGATTTTAAAAATAGGGATGGTACTGTTGATGAGTGGGTTTATGATACTTCATATAAGCCGATCCGACCCATCCAAGTTACAACAAATATCCGTCGAAGGGCTAAAAAAAATAAATGATTAGTTTTATCTACATAAATTACATATTTATAGTTGATGAAGATGACTAATATAGTAAACGAAATTGTCTCCGAGAAGATGACAGTTAACAAGGTCAGTGCCAAGGACTACGCTAAACTCGTGGCAGCGGCTTACGATGCTGCACCTGAGCACGACCCAAATGCACTCCCACATTGGAAGGCACTCAATGAATCAAATTACAAACTCTGGAGGAGACTACTATCTAAGGTGAATGTCGTATTCACTTCAGAAAATCCTCCACGGAAAGATACTATTCGTATAGCTGGTAAGGATCATCCACTCATTCATAATGGTGATCCGTATGAAAATCAACCAGAAATGCGTCAGGATGTTAAGGAGAATAATCGAATTATGATTATGATTGATCATTCCGAACATCCAGTGTTTACTGTCGAGGATAATATTGTATTTAGAACTGTACACGATTACATTGTACATATATTAGGGAATAAACCATTCGGTTTATTTGGAGAACTTCAATCATATAACTTGCATGCGAAGATGGTGCCAGTTGCGGCACGACCAGCCATATTTACCGAAGTTGTCGGGCAAGTATGCTATCATTCTATCCATGGCAAGTTTCCAGTGCAAAAAGTAGCTACACTGGATGGGTTTGATTATTTAAGAGTTGGGGATGTAAGCCCCGAGGCAATAAAGAGGTACGGGAATGAAGTTAATTGATATATTGAGTGAATCGTTAGACTTTGGCTTAATCAATGAGGCTGGACTAGCCAGAGTTTTATCTAGGGTCGGTGGTAAGGATTTTATTATAGCATCGGCGTATCGGTACGGGAATTCTAATAAGGAAAATCGAAGACGTAATGGTGAACTTTTAAATTATCTAAACACTAAGAGGATGGGCGGTTACGTTTTAATTGGACACTGGCAAGAAGCACCCGACGGGATAGAGTGGAAGGACGCTGATCAGGATCAGTTGACGGATTCTATAGAAGAAGCTATTCTATTTATCAAGCCTGATGATATGAGTCGTGATGAATTTACACAAATTGGGGTAGACATAACCAATCAATATAATCAAGATGCGGTATTATTAGGTTTAAACAGTTCTGAACTAGACGCTGAACCTGAAGCTGGAGCTCCGTCGTTAGATAATATGGATGTGTATCTACTCTTTAAGGATGGCGGTCGTGAGAAAATAGGCACCAGACTGACATTGAATAAAATATCTCAGGCTTATTCTCAATTAAAATCTAAACCAAACATTCCGTTTGTATTTGAAGGTGTGCTACATCCTACGAATAATCTGGGTAAGCAGCTCTTTAAGATAAAAAATATATTGTATGAAATTAATTGATATGTTAATAGAAACGTTGGTGACTGAAGGCGTGTATGATCCAGCGATATTTAAAGCAATTTTCATAGTAGGCGGTGCAGGCTCTGGGAAGACATTCGTTAGGAATAAATCGACTAGAGGATTGGGTTATAAAGTGGTGACGTCGGATGATATGCTTGTTTCGCTAATGAACAAGAATAATCTATCACTAAAAATGCCCCCAGAGGAGGATGATGAGCGTGATGCACTAAGAACTATCGCTAAGGATAAAACAGACGATCGATTAGACATGTATCTAGAAAATCGCCTAGGTGTTATTATTGAAGGTACAGGGCATAATTATGAAAATATCAAAAATACTCAGCGGAGATTAGCTGAACTTGGGTACGACACGTTTATGATCTTTGTGAACGTTCCAATGGATGTAGCATTAGATAGAAATGCTAAACGAGATAGATCAGTTCCACCAGATATTGTTAAAGAGAAATGGCTCAACGCTCAGCAAAACTTGGGTAGGTATCAGTCACTATTTGGTCGGAATAATGTTTCTATCATAGATAATGATGACCCATCCGAGAATGTATTTGAACGAATGTGGAAAAACGTTATGATTTTTACCAAGATGAAGGTCAAAAATCACCGAGCAGTGGAGTGGATAAAGCAGCAATTGAAAAAAAAAGACAGAAATAATTAAAATAATTTGGTTTATTCGAAATGTTTTATATATATTTACACTAATTATAAAAAATCATGTTAAGAAATATCAACATATCAGCCATTAAAGTGAATCGCATTAAAGCGAAAGGGTCGAAGTATGTCGTGTTGATATAAACTAAATTAGAAGTAATTAAGGATATAAAGCCAGTACGACAAGATCGCACTGGCTTTTTTTATTGGCGAGTACCAGCCCATCCTGATAAGATGGAGAACTGTAATTGGTTGTTGAAAATGTGGGTTCAAATCCCATCTCGCCAACTTAACTGTTAAAATACGCATGTAGGCAAGTAGGTGAAGCCGTGAAGCTTATATCTTCATGACACGTTGGTTCGAACCCAACCATGCGTACAATAATTACAAATAAAAATATTTGTATTTTTTTTTCAAAAAAGTTTGGAAATACGTGAAAGTTGTTTATCTTAGTGTTGTAATCGGAGGGGATTATTATTAACCTAAACCTTATATCATGACAACCACCGCAGTATTAAGTCGACCAATTGGCGAGCACAGAATTGAAGAATTGAAAAAAACAATTGAACACACTCGAGAATTGATGCGAGATCGATCTAGACGAATCGGGGAAGGTCTGACGGATATGGATGATTGCTTCATTTCAGAACGATCCAACCAGCAGACTATAACTGGGTGTGAAATGAAGATTAATATTCTTGAAAACAAAGGACTTAGTCAATTTGAAGTACTCGTTGATATTGATACTGATGAGATAGTATCAGATGGTGATCGGAGATATGGTGAGTATGGTGGATACTGGGTCATGAACGATGAGTATTATAAGCGAACTGGAAAACGTTACGTCGGAGATGCCAAACGAGAATCGACTTTCACCAAGAAGGGTGTACGAAAGGAATATCGAGAATTTCCAGCATGGGTGTATTTTTCGGCAGGAGGTGGTAGTGGTTTGATGGGTGCGTATACTGGATCATATCGTGTATTCCGTTCAGATAAAAATTACTACACCGAAAAATAATTGTGTGGATATTTGATTTATATGAAAAAGTTTTTTATATTAGCGTAACAATACTTAACCAAAAATACTAATACAATGGATATCAATTTTGAAGAAATTATACTTAGACAGCAACTTTCGAGTCGTGGTGGGGGGATTGAGGTAGATTTAACAAGTCTTGGATTTCCAGAAGCTAAAATGACAGTGTACCAAAACTATTTGGGTGGTGGAATGCTTGGGAGAGTTTGCAACGATTGTACGATTAGTGACTGGCGAGACGACGCGAAACTATCTAAGATTGCTGCAGAGCTTCGACAGTTCATGCATAAAGTTACAAATCCATCAGATGATGCGTGGGAATCTGTGAGTTATGAGCAGAATCAAAAAATGCCAGTAAGTGCATACTAGTAATCCAAAGGGATTACATTAAATTTGACAGAAGAGCATAAACCGCCTCGGGGTGACTAGTTTGGATTGGCGTCTTAATTAGGTGAACTTAGAGGAAACGATATGTCAAAGCGTGTGGATACTATGAGCTGTAACCTTATCAGGTTAGACGTAAGAACTTTGGGTAAGACGTACTATGAGGGTGAAGTTATCAGGTTAGATGAAGCGCGTGAGTTGGTTGCCTGTTTGGAAGGGCAGCGAAGTATTGAGCGAGTTCGACATATCTGGGGATTCTGTATGTGGTAGGTCATTGCGATCCGCCAAGATCATATGACTGAGTTATTACTGAGTCCTCATTACCGCTCACGTATAATGATAAAAACCTCGTGCGGTGAAATTCCCTCACTTGAATGAATCATATAGGCGTGATACCTATTTTGGAAAAACGTGAGGCGAGGTTTTAAAATAATAGTGCTTTACGTGGAGACCATTGCACTCGAAATATGTGGGTCTATCCTATCCCTTAAGCTGAGGGCATAGCAGAGAAGCTAGATGTTTAAAAACTCTGTGCTGAGCAAGCACGCTAAAAGGCTCATATTTTTAAAACTAAATATTTAGTATGGATATGATAAATATGATGAATGCGTTTTTGAAGTTGGGTGAAATATCATCTCCAGACGCTTCATTAGAAGATAAGGTGAAGTATAAGGAGCGCATTGTTTTCGCTACTATGCGAGCATCTATACCTGATTGGAAAGTTCCAGCACATTACAATGAATTAGACACTCAGGGGAAATACGATTTGTTGGTTAAACTTGAAAAAATAACAACTGAGGATACTCAGTGAAAATAGTTGAATAATGGCAAACCATGCACGGATTGTAAAAAATAAATTACCGATAACTGTAGCTGGTGTTGATATGATTGTTGATCGAATTATATCTGACCGATTTGGAGATGTTTTATCGGTGACTAAGAATTCTGAAACTGAGTGGTTGATTAGTGTGTATGGGGATAACACATATGAAGGTATTTTATTTTGGATCAATGAGGTAGGTGAATTAGAATTTAGACACGGTCACGGATTTATACATTTTTGGTATTTAGAGGGAGTATTTAGAGAGAATTTGGCAGTGTTTTTTGGAGGAGATGTGAATGACGACGGGGTAGGAGAAGATGAAATTCCCAGACCAGAAAAATATGAAAATTTTGATGCTTACTTTAGTAAATTACCAAAAAAATATTTGAAATCTATATACAAAGATTATTTACAACTTTACTCTAAGGAAATTTATGAAAAGTTAGAAGTTCCAGAATGGTTAAGGTGACGTAGCTCAGATATCGTTTGAAACGGAAGCTGCCAATTACTAACGAGTAATGTAGTCCTGAGTAGCACACGCGGAGTGTACATTAAACGTGTGAGATTTGGTTAGAGCATTATTCTGATAGAATAAGGGTCGGTGGTTCGAATCCACCCGTCGCAACGAATTGGGGGTGTAGCTCAACTGGATGAGCACTTGCTTTGCAAGTAGGGAGATGTGGGTTCGAGTCCCATCACTTCCACTAATAATTGAAATATCGTTCGGTGAACGTCCGAAACACCGAGTAGTAACTGTTCAGAGCGGTCAAACACTTGGGAATGACGTCCCTGACGATAATTCTTTTTAAAATGTAAATAAAATGAAACAAGTAATAAGTAGTCAGAAGAAGCCAATTAAGATGTGGCTAGATAATCTGGAGCATGGAGCGATCCAGCAAGCTAAGAACTTGGCGAACTTGCCATTCTTATTTAAGCATGTTGCGATTATGCCAGACTCACATCAGGGTTATGGTATGCCGATCGGTGGTGTACTAGCTACTGAAGGTGTGGTTATACCGAATGCTGTCGGTGTTGACATTGGATGTGGGATGTGTAGTGTTAAGACTAGCATCAAAACGGAAGAGATTGATAAAATTGACTTCTCAAAGTTAATGAACTTGATCCGTAAGAAGGTTCCAGTGGGATTTAACCATCACCAGCGAAATCAGAATTCCAAGTGGATGCCTGATGGGATGGATGATGTACCAAAGACTGGTAACATTCGGAAGGAGTTGAGTAGTGCGCTGAAGCAAGTAGGCACACTCGGTGGTGGTAATCACTTTATAGAGATACAAGCTGGTGATGATGGCTATGTGTGGATAATGATTCACTCAGGGTCACGTAACTTAGGTTATAAGACAGCTAGACACCATAACACGTTGGCTAAAGAGATCAATAAGAAATATTGGTCTGAGGTTCCACCATCGTGGGATTTAGCATTCTTACTGATCGACTCGCAGGAGGGACAGGATTATATAAGTGAGCTTAATTATGCGACGAAGTTTGCGCTAGCAAACCGTGCACATATGATGGAAGCTGTTAAAGAATGTTTAATTGATGTAGCGGGATGGGGTGTTACGTTTGATCCGATGATCAACAAGCCACATAACTTTGCGGAGATGGAACATCACTTTGGTAAGAATGTTATGGTACACCGTAAGGGTGCTTGTCGGGCTAGGAATGGTGAAGTGGGTATGATACCCGGCTCTCAAGGAACGCACTCGTATATCGTGAAGGGTAAGGGTGAGGAAAACTCATTCCAGTCTTGCTCACACGGTGCTGGTAGAGTGATGGGACGTAAAGCCGCTCAGAGAAGTTTAGATTTTGACACTGAGGTTAAGCGGTTGAATGACATGGGAGTGTACCACACATTAGAAACGGTAAAGCAATTAGATGAAGCTGCAGGGGCATATAAAGATATTGACCTCGTGATGGAAAACCAATCTGATCTAGTAGAAATATTAGTGAAGCTGAAGCCATTAGCAGTAGTAAAAGCATAAAGATATCCTGACGTCAGGTTCGATTCCTGAATTCCACCACGGTACCATTGGGTGGATGTTCTTTGCGCAAAGAATTCCTTGGTGGCAGTTGGGACATTTTATAACATATTCAATATATGAAATTTATTGTAACCTCAGTAATATATTTGGATGATGTACTCGTCGATAGTCGAGTGTCATTCTGTGAGAATGAATCATTGATGAAAGCAGTTGACGCTGAATGTCGTAGACGTATGGATTTCTCCGAGGAGAATAATGTACTGACGCCATCACTATCATTTCATATTAGAGAGAATTGTATCATAGTACAAGATACAAGAGCTCAAGCGGTGCACGTTGTGGCACCATTTATAAATTGCCTCGGGAGCTGACAAGGCGTAGCGACTGGCTGTTAACCAGAGGGCGGTGGGTTCGATTCCCACCCGAGGCGCAAAACATACAGGTAGATTGTGAGGTATAAGCAATCTTTTAATCTTGATACTTGCTTTAAATAGCACAGAACGCTTAGTCTAGTATCATCCTATGTGTTAATTTAGCCTCATGGCGCAATTGGATAGCGCACTTGACTACGAATCAAGAGGTTGAAGGTTCGAATCCTTCTGGGGCTACAAAATATAAATACAATGGATCGTGTTTTTAAAACAATGGATGGTGAAGTAGTTGACGTGATACCATACACGTTCGATTTCATCCGAGACAACAAAGGGACTAAAATCTTTGTTGGAGCAGACTCACAAGTTCGTAGGTATACTATCAAGTACGCCGTATGTATTGTGTATCGATATGGTACGCTCTTCTCATACACCGAGGGTGGTGTGAAGCGTGAGATCGGGAAGGGATGTCACGTACTTAAATCGGTCTGGGAGGTACCCAAGCGTGGTGCTGGTACTGGTGAAGCGTTGTTGATTAAGAGGTTGATGGATGAAATAACGACATCTATAGTAACTGCAGAGACATTGCGAGAAAACGCGATACACGTTGAACAAATTGATTTTGACTTGAATGATGATGATCAGTGCGCGTCACATAAAATGGTGAGTACTGCGAGAGGTTGGGCAACTGGTCTTGGATATAAAGTGAGTATAAAACCAGATATGCAGTTCGCTACTAAGGCAGCTAACCATATTGTAAACCATTAATAATATGAAGTATAAACGAAAATATAAACAGTAATTAACTTCACCAGCGAGTCTGGGGGAGTTAAATACCCCCAATGCTCGTATGGTAGAGCACCTGACTTTTAATCAGGGTATAGTGAGTTCGAATCTCACTGGGGGTACATATGATATCCGCTCGAAGCATTGCTGGCGATGTTCTTGGCTCTTAACCTTGAGAATTGGGTTCGATTCCCGACGGGCGGACAATTTTAAACCCCCATAGCTGAATTGGAAGCAGTACTGTAAGGGAACAAGCAACGCACTTTTAATGCGTGGGATGTGAGTTCGAGTCTCACTGGGGGTACTAAAATATATTACGTAATTTGTATAATGTTGAGAATTTTTTATATTTGCTTTATATGAATAAGAAAGATAAAGAAACGTATAAAAAGATTGTGGAAGGTGAATGGAAAGACATGCCTGAATTCCACCAAGACGATTTAACGTCTAAGCGAAAGATTGTTGTTCATTTTAGGAACGATGATGATGTAAAAAAGTTTGAGGAGTTGATGGATCAAAAGATAACGCCAAAGCAAAAATCGCTATGGTATCCATACATGCCTCCTAGACGGTATGCTCATAAACGATATATAGACGAAGATGAATCCTAGATATCCTATATACATACCATCTAAGGGTCGATACGAGACGCGTAAGACCGTTAAAGCACTCGATGCTATATCGGTGCCATATCGGATCGTTGTAGAGCCACAGGAGTACGATAAATACGCTGCAGTCATTGACGAGCATAATATATTAGTACTCCCAGAGGATAACGTGAAGTTAATCGGTGCTCGGAATTGGATAAAGCAACATTCAATATCGGAGGGGTATGAGCGACATTGGCAACTTGATGATAATATAGAACAGTTCAATAGGCTTAATAGAAATTACCAAGTCAAGGTATCGTCTGGGACTATATTTAGGTGTGCTGAAGATTTCACGGATAGGTATGACAACATAGCTTATTCAGGATTTCAATACGATCACTTCGCAAAGGCGAAGACTAAGATGTTACCATTTATATTGAATACACGGGTGTATTCGTGTACGTTAGTCAATAACCTTGCACCATACGCTTGGCGATCGATTTATAATGATGATACTGATGTGTGTCTTCAAGCTTTGAAAGATGGGTGGTGTACTGTGTTGTTCAACGCATTCCTCCAGTGTAAAGCTACGACAATGACAGTTAAGGGTGGAAACACTGAAGAGTTATATTTGATCGAGGATGGTCGTAAGAAGATGGCACAGGCGTTAGTAGACTTACATCCAGACGTTGCTAAGGTAGCGTGGAGATTTAATCGATGGCAACATGTAGTGGACTATAGCTCATTCAAGTTGAATAATCGATTGCAGAAGAAAGATGGTATAACGATCCCAGAAGGGATCAATAATTATGGTATGAAATTAGTCACCGTAGATTCTGATGAATACACACGGTGGGAAGCAAATAAGCTCCTTTAGCTCAGTTGGTTTAGAGCACTTGTTTTACATGCATGGGGTCGTAGGTTCGAATCCTACAGGGAGCACAAATTAAATATATGACAAATTCAGAGATAATAAGTTTAGGTATTAACATTGGCGTTTTTGACGAAACAGTAACAGATTTTGAATTACAATATATACTATTCACTCATTATATGGAGAGGATGGCTGTTATGGGCTTATTATCTAGTTCTGGTGGGGAATATGAAATATCAGATACTGGTAAGGCGGTGATTGAATTTCTAGTTAGTAATGAGTATACACTAAATGCTGATGATTTGAAAATGTTTATGATGAACGACGTTGAACAATATGTACAATTAATACCTGTTATTGACGCGTTCGTGGAGTCTATTATACTCCTACACACTGACGGTGAAGATGTCTTAATTAATCGTCTTATAGACTTAGGTGCTAGGCGTGATCCTGATGAGATAGATGCATTGATTGAGATGCATAGCGAGATGGTGGAGCAGGTAAAGACCAAGTATAATATTACTGAATAACATGCTCCCTTGGCTCAACGGATAGAGTATCCGACTTCGAATCGGAGGATTATAGGTTCGAATCCTATAGGGAGTACAAATAGGTTCTACCACATCCAGACGTGGACGGTAGATTATAAAAATAATTCCATAAAAGTTTGTTAATACCAATATTTTTTATATATTAGTGTTCTAAAAATTTATTGCATTTTTTATTTCATTTAAAACAACAATATGAAAGGTTCAATTTTTACGATTATGTTCATGCTATTGATTAGCACATTCATCACCGCACAGACTGAAGCTCCAGTGGATGATGATCGTGGGTGGTATCAGGGTGATATACTGGCAGGTGCCAATACGACACTGGACAACACATCACTTTTAAATGTTCAGTTCTCACCAGTAGTTGGTTACGCCGTAACGGATTATGATATGGTAACGACATCGATCATTTACGCTGACAGTGATGGCTCGGCAAGTTACAGTGTTCAAGTTGGTTATCAACGAGCTGTATGGCTTGACGGCTTATATGTAGGTGCTGGATTGGGATTAGTTAATTTTACAGGGGAATCCAATACAATTATTAATGCTAATGTCGGATATTTTGCAAAATTAGGAAACTACTGGTATGTATCGCCAAGGCTTGGATTTGAGACCTCGGATGGGGATTCTAATTTGATGACTCAGCTAACCTTTGGATTTGTTTTGTAATAGTAAATAATAGTTAAACATATACGAGGGAAGTTGATACATGTCAACTTCCCTTTTTAATATAAGCTCCTATGGTGTAATGGATAGCACAAGAGTTTTCTAAACTTTTAGTTGGGGTTCGAATCCCTGTAGGAGTACAATCGTTAAGAAATGCCCGCTGATGATCTCGGTGGGTATTCTTATTAGTGTGGTTGTAATTTTATATCCATTTAATTTTATTTATTGATAAATTACATTTATATTAGCGTAAAATTACGATCACCAACCAAATACATGTATATGACGCCAATTGTTTTTAAAGATTTACATATTTTCGACTTGACTAGTGATAAGACTTGGGTAATATCTGGGGAGTTTTCATTCGATGATGACGAAGCGTATCGAGATTTTATCACACAGATCGAGGACTCGTTCTCGCACACATTCGGATACACGGTAGTTGCACGGGCATTACCATCCAAAGAAGTCGAGGATGCAGAAAAAGCTATTGACGACGTAATAAATGGTACATTTTATGATCAAAAATGATAGAAATACGCCGACTGCTAGGTTGTCTACTATCGAGTTGGGTGGTAATACTTATCAAATTAGTGTGCAAGATGACGGCTCACTACACATCCCAGAAATTTGTGTAGTAATAACTAAACGTAATTTACGAGACCTTGTGGACTTGATTTCTGACGGTGGATATAATTATGACATATTGTCTGAATTATAGCGGATAATATTATGAAATGATAGAATTTTTTTATATATTGCGGCATAATCAAAAATACAAATAGTATGAAAACTGAAGATTTTACAGACAAGTCGTTAGAATTGATCGGTGAGGCACTTGGACTTGCCAAGAATTTCAATAACAAAGACATAACTGAGTTCCATTTCATCAGTAAAATATGGTCTAAGCTAGAAAATGAGATTAGATCGTCTCAAATTGTGACTCATCGTGAATTCGATGCATTGACTAATTACTGGTTTGACAATTTACGTATCAATTCTGACGAGGTGGATAAGTCTATTTTAAGTGGGACGAGTCATCGCATATTATCAGAAGCTAAAAGTATTTCTAAATTTTTAGAAGCTATTAAGACTAACCCACTCCATATATTACTAGCCATCTTGAAAGTGGACACTAAGGTTAGTGTGATGCTTCGAGATTATGGCTTCACGCCGAGTAACATTCTCCAGATTGACTATGAGGAGGATGTGTAATTATGTCACATTAAATTTTACAGGATGAAAACTCATAAAACTAACGACAATTCCATTTGTCTACAATGTCTAAAAGTTCTAGACGCCGCCACAGGTGTCGATCACGACGACGTTCCAAAGGTTGGCGATATAACCATCTGTGCATACTGCGCCACTGTTGGTAAATTTGACGAAAATATGTCACTGCGTGAAATATCGGTCGAAGAACTTGAGGAGATTAACCAGACCAATCCATTAGTTTACGACGAGATTGCTAGGGTTGTTGTTTTAATTAAACAAACAAATGGATTATTATGAAAAAGTTTACATGTTTTCTATTCCACCGATTTTACTGGAATCGTAATGCTGGATTGAATGGAACTGATAAGGTTTGTAAAAAATGTGGAATACGATGGAAGTAACCAACTATAAAACTAGAACACTAATCAATATACTATTTGGATTTCTCGGAACATTATTCATTATATGTTTACTTGCTATGGACTGTAGTGGATCACATTCAGATGTTGATGAGACCGTGGAGACCAGTGTGCTGTCTATACATGTGCTGGAAAACTTTACAGTTCGTGGGTACGATAGTAAGTTTAGAACTCAAGTTTCTAGGATAACGTCTCAGGGACATGAATATTTAATCACGTCGAGTGGTGGTATCGTTCACATGGAGCATTGCTTACATCGAGACATAAACTTTGGGACTGATGGGGATTGATGATGTACGCTCAACGTTAACGATCCAGTTTCGTAGTAGGAGAAAATGTTTAAAATTTCTACGCCAAATTGACAGTGGGGTTCTAAAAGAATATATAGCAGACAGTTTTGATAATGTTATTTGGTTGAAATTTCCAGATCAATATACCCGAGACGTCATGCTAGATACCATGAAGCGGACAGTACCTAAGTATAAGATTAAAATAAATAACGGACAAGAACAAATATTGATATGAGTAGTAATAATGGTAATGACTTGGTTAAGGAAGTTAAGGTGATGTTAATTAGATTGCGAGCATTTTATAAGAAAACCATCGAGGTGGAAACTTTGGCGAGGACGTTAGGACATGAAGACTTTGACATAGAAAGTTTCGTTAAGGAAAATCCAGAGCTTAGTGCTATATATGATGAAATAGACGTTTTAACCAATACGTTAGCTGATATCGAACATAGCTAGTGACAAACTGTTGAATATGGTACATAACTTACTAGAAATTAATAACCTCATCAACATTCACCATGTCGTCGAAATTGATGTGAAACGTCAGGAAGAGCATAGGGATATTAAGTGGGTTGAACATGTAGGTAATCTATTTACACCTGTTAAGCGTGGTTGGTATTATTCTATACTTGGGGAAGGTAGTTGGATTGATGAAGAGGAAGTTTCCAATATATCAAAACACGTTTATCTAGATCATGATCTTAGGAAGGCTTTTTACTACCCACATATCGAGTTTGGTATGGTTGATCGCTCGCGATGTTATCGATGGTTCGAAACTGTAGATGAGCTAAACGCGTACCTGAAGGATATGGAATTAAGTATGTTCGTTTAGTAAAATATAATTATGTCGGAAGAAATAAATAAAGAATATTGGGAAGCTCGTGACAAGTATATGAACGATCTAGTAGAGTTAGCAGAGTATGCAAATCATACTGGGGATGAGTTGGGGGAGTATAGTGCTAAATTGGTAAACCTAGCTCGGTCTAGTGCCATAGGGAAAACGTTTGAGGATGCTCTAAAGCTTGAAGTGTATGCTGTGCTTAAGATGTTCAGAAGCGAATTTATATGGGGAGAGCAAGTCATGACTGTGACTACCGAAATTGATGGTGAGGTGACTGTCAAAAAAAGCACTAATAAAGTATTAAAACATCAATCAGAATGCAAATAACTGAAATTCCAGACTGGTGGGTAATTGTACAGATACCATATGGGTATAAAGTATTTGCATCGTGGAATGCGAGTGGGTTGAGTGGTGATCGATGGCGACTGAACAGTGGCATTAAACACGTAACGAGTGATCCAGAGTTTTATTATTTTCATGGATATTCAGGATCAGTTTATCAATGTAACCGACTTGGGTATGGCGTATCATCTGTCTGGACGGGATCAGTTCTAGATGGAATGGTTGATGCTAGTGGTGGTATGATGGAAGTTCTCGGTGACGATCGTGATTGGACTGAATTAAACGTAAGATAATTTTTTAACATATAAACATAATATTATGGAAGATACCAATAACTCAACTTTCAAAAAATACCTCCAAATGGCAGATGCGATGTACGTGACTAAGAAAGTAGATACATTGCCTAAGATTCGTAAAGATTTTCGTGTTGATATGGCATTTGTTAATGTCTTAAGAGATTTTAACTACCTAATAGCTACGGAAGATGATCCAAAAATGTATCGATGGAATCCTGAGTTAGTACCCAACGAACTTTTAATTACATTAGCTAGGGATGAAGTTAGAAAAATTCGTAAAGCAAGTGTAGATCGAGTTGCCGCGCGTAAAGCCAAGAAGCAAGAGTTAGTCGAACTTGAACGTAAATCTGACGCGAATAAGTCTAGTGCCACTGAAGTTAATTCTGCTAGTGTTACGTTGGGTGGTGACGTTGCTGATGATGTTGATGATACTAGTGATCAAGTAACTTCTCCCGAAATTACTGTAGATCAGGCACTCGCTACCTTGAAAGCTAATGGCGGGTATGTTGTATACAAAACTGTTACAACACAAACTCAAGTTGTCTAAGAATGGCGATTGATTACACGACATATCAGAGGGTACATAAACCAAAACTCGGTATTAAATACCACGTGTCATGGGCACCGATGGGAGTCGTCGGTGTCTGTGTCAAAATTCTGGATGGTAAGGTATGGTTGATGAGACCAAAGCAAAAAACGCTATTTAAAAATCCTATACCATTTGGTGATCTCGTACATTTAAGGAACACGTCTATAAAGATTTTAAAGCTTGGCTACGAAGTCGTCGAGCGTAGTTCGATACCCGATAAAAAGTGGCTCAAGTATGTACTGAGATATAACGATGTTAAAATCTAATAATCGACTCCTGAAGGGGTATAAAAATATAATACGATGCATGTAAGACACGATGATCGAAACGACGACGTAACTCAGTTGGATATAGCACTTCGCATGGTTGGTTTGAATGTGGACTATACGACGTCTGATTTAATATACATGATGCTCAAGGCGTTAGCTGAACGTGGGGATGATTTCTCACTACAGGATGCTGCAGCGATACAAACAGAACACGCCAATAAATGGGAACGGTATGCGGATGTGTTAGCAACTGAAGAGAATAGTTCGGCGGAATCAGAAATAAATCCAGACGAAGCTCCAGACCTTAACCTATCGGACATTGAAGAGATCGCAATTAAATCTGCACTAGCTAAATATAATGGTCACCGTGGCAAGGCTGCTAAATCGTTGGGAATGTCTGAGCGGACGTTACATCGTCGATTGAACAAACTGAATATGTAGTCAACTTGGTAACATAATTTTTCAAAAACTAAATATAGATACGATGGATGGTGGTACTGATGTACTTGAAGAGAGTCTGAATGACGTACTAGTAGATACGGTGAATCTTCAGGCGGAACTGATAACTATGCATGCTACGAAGTTAACGACGGATGGGTTACATACGTACTGTGAGATGCTTAGTAAATTCATAGAAGAAAATTGCGAATAATGATCAGTTGTAATATTGATATAATAACATTTGCCCTTGTTGTCTGGATGACTTACAGGGGCATTACTTATAAAATAGACAATGGTAGTAAATAGTCGAGGTAGTGGAGATGGGTATGGATATGGTAGTGGAATTGGAGCTGGGAATGGGAGTGGTGATGGGTATGGTAGTGGAATTGGAGCTGGAAATGGGTGTGGGCGTGGCGATGTTCGTAGTATATGGTGTGACGAGGTAGATGGTTGTGGTAGTGGTCATTGGTATGAGGTTGGACGTGGAAGTGGAGATGGTTGGGGTTATGGAGGTGGCTTTGGTGGTGGGTGTGGATACGGGCGTGGAAATGGCTCTGGGTATAAATATGGAAAGGGAAAGGGCTAAAATCAGTAAATTATGAGAGTATATAGTTACGGAGATGGTGATGGGCATGGACTTATAACTGCACGTGGCGATGGGGGTGGATGTGGAAGTGGAGTTGGAACTGTATATGGGTATGGATATGGATATGGATGTGGGGATGGACGTGGAAATGAATATGGTCGTGGAAATGGATATGAACTTGGAAATGGTCGTGGAAAAGGTCGTAGTCATGGAGATGGCGATGGGTATGGATATGGTTGTGGGGGTGGAGAGGGCTAAAATCAAAAAATATGAGAGTATATAGTTACGGTAGCAGTGATGGGCATGGATTTGAAAGTGGAGAGGGCTGGGGAGCTGGGGATGGAGACGGACGTGGAAATACATACGGTGGTGGGGGTTCGCTTGGTGGGCGTGGAGATGGGTGTGGGCGTGGAAATGAATATGGGAGTGGTGATGGGAGTGGTGATGGGCGTGGAAATCGCGGCGGAACTGGAAATGGAAGTGGCGGATGGTGATGGTCGTGGATATGAAAATGGTTAAATCAGAAAATTATGAGAGTAGATAGTTACGGGATTGGAACTGGTCGTGGAAATAGTCGTGGTCATGGGGATGGTCGTGGATATGGAACTGGACGTGGGAATGGTTATGGACACGGACGTGGGTGTGGTCGTAGTCATGGTCGTGGATATGGAAGTGGACATGGAACTGGAAATGGCTCGGGTATTGGAACTGGAAATGGTCGTGGAACTGGGAATGGCTCGGGTACTGGAACTGGAACTGGAAAGGGTTAAATCAGAAAATTATGAGAGTAGATAGTCAAGGTGGTAGTGTTCGTGGGGATGGTCATGGATATGGAACTGGAAGTGGGAATGGTTATGGACGTGGATGTGGGGAAGGTTATGGTTTTTCGTATGGAGATGGAAGTGGTCGTGGGGATGGTTATGGTTTTAATGGAAAAGGGAGTGGACGTGGTCATGGCGATGGATGTGGAGATGGAAATGGAAATGGTTAAATCAAAAAATTATGAGAATAGATAGTCAAGGTGGTGGTGATGGTCGTTGGTATGGTCATGGGCATGATCGAGGACGTGGGCAAGGACGTGGGAGTGGGTGTGGGGCTAGATTTGGAACTGGAGGTGGGCGTGGAATAGATCATGGACATGGGATTGGGTATGTTTATGGGGATGGTCGTGGATATGGAACTGGACGTGGGAATGGTTATGGACACGGACGTGGGTGTGGGTATGGTCGTGGGGATGGGAGTGGTCGTGGAGATCGTGATGGAACTGGAAAGGGCTAAAATTAAAAATTATGAGAGTAAATAGTTACGGAGCTGGAGATGGGTATGTGTATAGAGACGGGAGTGGCGATGGCAGTGGAACGTCGAGTGGTTGTAAATATGGAATTGGAAGTGGATATGGTGATGGAGATGGACGTGGAGATGGGTATGGAAGGGGGTTTGGGCGTGGAGCTGGAACTGTTCATGGGTATGGACATGGCGATGGCAGTGGGTGTGGAATTGGGTATGGACGTGGAAGTTGGTATGGAACTGGACTTGGTTAAATCAAAAAATTATGAGAGTATATAGCAGTGGATATGAAGATGGGTATGGACGTGGAGATGGTTGGGGAAGTGGAAGTGGAAGTGGAGCTGTCTGGGGAAGTGGAAATGGAAGTGGGCATGGAACTGGAAATCGCGATAGATATGAACTTAAACGTGGGTATGGACGTGGATATGGACGTGGAGATGGAGATGGGTGTGGAAGTGGAGCTGGATATGGACATGGCGATGGCGATGGAGCTGGAACTGGAAAGGGCTAAAATCAGAAAATTATGAGAGTATATAGTTACGGGGTTGGACATGGAAGTGGACGTGGAGATGGAAGTGGATATGGATATGGACGTGGAAATGGAAGTGGATATGGACATGGCGATGGCGATGGAGCTGGACGTGGAGATGGATATGGAACTGGACGTGGGAATGGTTATGGACACGGACGTGGGTGTGGGTATGGTCGTGGGGATGGGAGTGGTCGTGGAGATCGTGATGGAACTGGAAAGGGCTAAATCAGCAATTATGAGAGTGTATAGTTATGGAGATGGGAATGGATATGGAAGTGGAAATGGATATGGAAGTGGACGTGGATATGGATATGGAAGTGGACGTGGATATGGAATTGGATATGGACGCGGAGATGGATATGGAAGTAGACATGGAAATGGACGTGGACATGGAAGTGGATCGGGAAGTGGACGTGGATAATCAAAATCAGCAATTATGAGAGTGTATAGTTATGGATCGGGAAGTGGATATGGA